ATGGCTAAAACAATTAAACTTATCATCTAATTGCCTACGGTATTTACATCCCGTATTATTTAATAGTTTATATAATTCTTTCCATGACTTACAGTCTTTAACCAGTTGAACATCTGGGAAAGATGACTTAAATCTTTCAACCACAGTGTCAATAATTGTATCTGTTATTTCAGGGAATAAACTATTATTTTTTTCATATTTTACCATTCCTCGTCTACATATTTCAATAGACGCGTTAACTGCGTCAAAATCATCATATAAAATATTTCCAATAAAACTAGAATATACTGGATTTACTTCAATAAGTTTGACACCATAATTTGTACAATGTTTTTTGATTATATTCAATTGTAAATTAAGATTCCATACATTCTTAACTTTACGATTAAATTCATTAAAATTATCATTAATATTTTTGTCTTTAAAGTTCAAATCTTCAATCACAAAATGTGAAACTTTATAATGTTTTACTAAATTAAAAATACTTTTATAAACTTCACTAATTTCAAATTTTCTTTTATTCGTTAAATAAATGGATTTTTCATGATCACTAGATTCATTTGATTTCTTCATTAATTGACTTAAATCAAATGTTTGTTTATGTATGATATTAAAGTTGTTTTTATCTATTACCGATAAACCAATATATTCAGGATTTAAATCAATAGCACAATACCTATCTTTATTTTTACCTTCAAACATCCGTTCTTCTTGATCCTTCAAATATTTTTTAGCAATTTCAGTTCTTAATGTTTTATCGTCTTTTGGAATAGTGTTTAATTCTTCATAAAATTCCTTTTTATTAAAATTATAATTAGTTAATAATTCATTTTCAAATGTAATACAAATATAATTAGATGCTAATCTAACACTAATTGGTAACAATTTAGAATCTTTTATTAATTCTAGTTCAGCTAGAATTTTTCTATAATTACTTGTAGTTTTATAACTTATATTAATTTTTTTACCTGAATTAGGTTTATATATTATATTAGAATTAGTGAAATCGAATATGAAATAACGATTACTGTTTTTATCATTTAAACTACCTACATAATTTATTGGTAAAACCCTTTTTTCTTTATATAGTTTAAGTTTTTCAGTTATTTTTTCTTCATTATTTTCTTTATCGTTGGATAGATAAGATATTTCTTTTAATAGATCAACACCACCAAATGTTATATCTTTTGGTAAAGTTTTATTTTTGTATTGTAGTTTGTTATCTAACTTAAATAAAGTTCTAATTTCCTTTTTACTTTTATTTTCTTTTTGACTTAACGATTCAATTTCTTTTCGTATCGATACGATATCGACCTCAAGATTTTCTTTATTAGTTTTTATTTGTTCAAATTTAGTTTTAACATCTATCTTCAGACAATTCAATTCATATGATGATAAATTATAATTAAGTTTTAATTTATCAATAAATGATTTATCATTGATTAAATTAATATGTTTATATAATTTTCTAAATGCATATGAATATTGTTTTTGTTTTTCATAAACAAAATCAACGTCATCAATACTGGTTATATCTAATTTAATCGTTATCAATTAATTCTTTTTTAAACTTGTTTAATTTTCTTCTATTTGAATATGATTTCATCGAGAAATAATGGATAATTGAAATTAAATCATCCGTTAATTCTTGTTCATAAGTCTTATTAGATATTTCATCATTTGCAATTATGATTTTAGTACCATATAACTTAAATAATTGTTCTAATAAATCAAAACCAAATCTTGCTAATCGATCTTTATTTTCTATAATGACACATTCAACTTTACCTTTAATAATCGAATTCAACATTTCATTAAAATCTTTTCTGTCAAAAGACATTCCAGATTTTATATCCTCGTATTGTTTTTCAATTGTAATACCTTTTGAAATTGCGAAGTTATATAATCTATTAGATTGTTCCTTTAGATCATTATTTCTAGGTCTATTCGATACTCTAGAATAAGTGATATTAATCCTATTATGTTTTTCTTTTTTAACACCTATTAATTTATAAACATCTTCATCATTGTATATATAATGATTATTGTTTATTTTGGTATATCTTATCTTACCTTGTTTTATATAGGTATTTAGTGTGACGTATGTTATACCTAATAATTTTCTAACTTCTTTCGCTTTCATCTATATATAAATATAACGAAAAACTAAAAAGTTATCAAATTAGTTGTTTTTTTTATAAAAAATTTATATCTTTAATTAAAAATAATGATTACAACTCCAGCATTAGCGATGCCGGATCAATATAAAACATCTTGTCCGGTTGAATCATATCGAAATTATTATATCAACGAAAAAAATCATATTGCGGAATGGAAAAATCGTGATATTCCTTATTGGTTTGAAGAAGAATTGGTTTTAACAATGGACTAATACAATTAATTTATTATATTTGCTATATGAAGAATTTGCGAGTTATAACACTATTTTCTGGTTATGGAACCCAGGAGTTGGCATTGAAGTATGCGGATATCAATTATGAAAATGTTGCCAATTGTGATATATTATCATCCGCCAATAAGGTATATGATGCTTTACATACAACCCAGGTTGGAAATTTGGGGGATATCACAAAAATTGATGAAAAAACATTTCCATCTTGTGATTTATTAACATATTCATTTCCTTGTTTTACAAAAGACACATTGGTATTAACGAGGGATGGTTTTAAGACCATTGACAAGGTTGAAGTTGATGATATGGTATTGACACATACCAACACCTACAAAAAGGTAAATAAGACCTTTAATCAAGGAAAAAAGAATATCTGGAGGGTTATTACTCCAACTGTTGATGAAATTAGGACAACGGAGAATCATAAGTTTTATGTTAGAAATAAATTTGGGGTTATTCATTGGAAGGAATGTAAAGACATTATTGAAACCGATTATATTGGAATGGTAACGGATAATGTTTTAAGTGATGAACAAAAACTTGAATTATATAAATACACAATAGATGTTGCGGATGTTGTTCGTGAAAATAAGATTTATTTTAAGTCTTCCGATAAAGATTTCATTTATTCCGTCGCACAATTAATTATGGGAACGTTTAAGTATGGTTTTTCAATCTATAAACGTAAAGGTGAATATCATTTAATTATCAATAAGAAAAAGACGTTAACAATCATTGACAACTACATCTGGACTCCTTTAACCAGGATTGAACAGACGGAAGAAATTGAAGAGGTTTTTGATATTGAAGTGGATGTTGATCATTCATTTACTGCGAATGGTTGTATTGTCCATAACTGTCAAGATATTTCAATTTCTGGGGTTCAGAAGGGTATTAAAAAAGGGACAAGATCCGGATTATTGTTTGAGGTTGAACGTATATTAAAACACAATAGACCCAAATTTTTAATGATGGAGAATGTTAAAAATTTAATTTCCAAAAATCATATGGATGCCTTCAAAACATATATGGAAACATTGGAAGGTTTTGGATATGGGAATGCTTGGAGGGTTTTCAATGGGGTTGATTTCGGTTGTCCCCAAAATAGGGAACGAGTATTTATGTTATCGGTATTGGGTGAAACTTCGGAACATGTTAAACAAAAGTTGGATAGTATTCAATTTATACCTAGAGTTAACGGTCATACCAATCCAATGCGTCCATATATTGAGGATAATGTTGAAGATGAATTATTTGTTAACGCACCCTACACATTAAACGAGAAGAAGGAAAAACGTAGTGTATGTAACCTAATTGCCAGAAGGGATGATATTTCATATGATCAAACCAGAAGGATATATTCATTGGATGGGGCATCACCATGTTTAACAACATCTGGTTCACCGCAAATTATGTTGGACAACGGAAAATTCAGGACCATTACCGCAAGGGAGGGTTATAGATTCATGGGGGTTAAGGATGAAGATATTGATACGATTTTATCAAATACAAATTTATCGCACCGAGCACATGTGGCGTTGGCGGGGAATTCAATATGTATACCAGTGATGGAAGCGATATATAATGAATTCTTCAATGAATATAAAAATATCGATAAAACTGTTTTGGTTAATTCAGATAATTAAAATTCGATATATTTATTGTTATGGAACTAACTGAACAACAATTAAAAAATTTTATTTATCGTGTTTTGAATGAACAAGATGATGAATATATTCATATTGAACCAGGGAAATTAAATTATATTATTGACCAAGTTCATGGTACGCAAGTGTTTAATCGTTTATTGCAAAATAGACCGATTTGGGTTGATGGTGACCTAACAATTAAAAATAAAAATTTAATAAGTTTAGGGAATATTACTGGTGTTGATGGTGGTTTAAATTTATCTGGTTGTGAAAACTTAAACGATTTAGGTAACCTTAAATATGTTCAGGGTCAATTAGATATATCTAATACTAACGTTGAATCTATTGACCGGGTTGAATATGGTAGTGTTAAAGTATGGGGATCTAAATATGAAACCAAACAGTTACAAGCTGAGTATCAAAAAGAATTGGATGAAGCTAATGAACGTAGACAAGAAGGTACTTGGGACGATCCAGATAGTAGTGAAGAAGCGTCTGAGGCTTGGTCGGTATTGAAATATGTTGTGGATCAAGGTGATGTTTATGAATTAGAACCAGATGAACGTGAAGAAAAAATTCGTTTTGAGAATCGTCTTGAGGAGTTGGATAGTCTTACTGAAATGACCGATGAACAACAAGAAGAATATGATGAAATTGAGGGTCGTCTTGAAGAACTGAAATCGTACATTGATGTTTATGATGTATTACCAACATATAGTTCGCATTACGATTTTAATGTTTATCGTGTTAAAGGTATGGGTGATTTACGTAATCCAAAACAATATGCTACTAAACGATCCGATGACGCTCACGAATCATTGGTTGATTATTATCGCAATTTAATTGATGATGTTGGTCTTGATTCATTTTCTGACTATATTGAAGGTAATCTTGATGGTGATAGGGTTGCTGAAGATTTCAGGGATTATTATGATGAAGATATTCGTGAAAATTTGGAATCTTATTTTGATAACGTTGGTTATTCGGAGGAACAACAGGAACGAATTCAGGAACTTGAAGATTATATCAACGAATTGGACGATAAGATAAGTGAACTTCAAGACCAAATGGGTGATGAAGAAAATGAAGAAATTCAGGAATGGATTGACGAAGCTGAATCTAATAAGGAACGAGCTCAAGAAGAAATTGATGAAATGACACCAGAAGTTAGTGACGAAATGATTGATGGTGAAGTTGAATCACGACTTGAAGATATTAGACGTGATCCTTATGAATTCTTAAAAGATATGGGTTACGATTCAAAAGTCATTAGTGGTTATGTTGATTTGGATGAAATTGCTAGGGACGCGGCTAATAATGGTGATTATGGTGATTTAAATGGTTACGATGGTCGATATGACGAATATAAAATAGGTCATGACTATTATATTGTCATGCGAATTGATTAAAAAAATAACCCCATCCTTAACCGGTGGGGTTTTTTATTACAGTTTTGCGATAGTTATATTTTTATATTTATATAGGGGAGTTCCAACAGTTTCCAGGATATCAATTCTATTTCGGTATTTTTTATTCATTGTGTCAACAACTTTATATATACCAGTTTTTTTACCAGCGTTGGTTATTAGTACCAAATCGCCATAATTAAATGGACCCTTCCATCTTTTTAATAAATTCCTGGATAAAGCAATCCACTTATGTTGACTCGCTTTTTTTGGGTTGATTTTATATAATCCGGCGGTAGTTAACGGATCTTTATCACATTGTCCTTCAACGGCGTTATACATTGTTGCAACAATATGTTTCAAAACAAATTTTGGGTTTTTAATATGTTTTAAGGTGACATCTTCAACGACAATAGGTTTCATTTTAATTTTTGATTTTTCTCGAGCAAGATCAAACATTGAAGATGAAAATTTATAATACAACATTCCGATAACTAGGATGAATAATGTTTTGAAGAATTCCATTAACTTTTCCATGACTTTTAGTTTTTAATGTTAATAACTTTTTGGTGAAGTTAATAAATAAATCCTATGTTGGGTGATTGTCGTTAATATTTTTTTTCTTTATATTTGTCATATGAAAACGCCTACAGTTAAAATAATGATTGGAATTCCTGGTAGTGGAAAATCAACATATTCCTTGAACTTTATTAAGGAAAATCCAAATTGGATTAGAATGAATCGTGATGATTTTAGGTTTATGTTTAAGAATATTCCCTTCTGTGATAATAAAACGGAAGAATTAATCACCGATATTATCAATTCATCGGTTATTTCCGCGTTAAATAAGGGTTTGAATGTTATTATTGATAATACCAATGTTCGTGAAAAATATATTAATCAATTCATTGATTTGGTTATCACCAGGGCAAATGTTGAATTTCAAGTTATGGATATAACAATTGATGATGCCATTGAACGTGATTCAAAACGAGAACGATCGGTGGGAAAAGAAGTTATTGAAAAGATGTTTGAGAATTATCAAAATTTAATTAAAACGTTTGATTTCTCACCCAGAAAAAAACAAAACTATATCTACGAGAATCCAATTAAAGATCCATCAAAAGAAGATGTCATTTTATGTGATGTTGATGGAACATTGGCCCATATGAATGGAAAACGTGGTCCTTTTGAATGGAATAAAGTTGATTTGGACGATGTTGATGAAGTTGTTGCGGACAGATTAAGAAAACATAAACTATTAAATGAAAAGGTGTTTATTGTTTCTGGTCGTGATGAAGTTTGTCAAGATTTAACGGTTCAATGGTTGGAAAAACATAACATTCCTTTTGATGGGATATATATGCGTAAACATAATGATAATCGTAAAGATTCGATTATAAAACAAGAAATCTACGATAATTATATTAAAGAAAACTATAATGTTTTATTTGTGTATGATGATCGTAACCAGGTTATTACACAATGGAGAAAAAATAAACTAAAAGTATTCCAGGTGGAAGATGGGAATTTTTAAGGAAATATATGATTATTTAAGGTTCATTGAAGAAGAAGTTCGGAAATGTAGGGAATATTCATTCTTCGGTAAATTCTAAAAAAAGGAGTTGAAAAAAATAAATCCCCCGGTTTTAATATTCTGGGGGTTTTTATTATCATTGATTAATCCAATTAAAAGATATATCATTAAAAGAAAAAATGGAAGATTTTAATAAAGTGATAAACGATATCATAAACCACTTAAATTCGTTGGAATATAAAACTGGTGATTTGTCGGATATATCCAATGAAGTTGGTTATATTTTGGGTCGATATGTTAATAATGAACCAGGATATTGTTATCAATCAATAATGGCGGGAATTCAACATGGAATCGATCTATCAACCAAAAAACAAATAACATTATTCTCGGTCGATAATGAAGGTAATAAAGAAGAAATATTCACCAAAATAATCAACATTTCAAACGATTTAAGATATCTTATCACAATAGATGATAAAGAATGTTACTTAACCGAAAAAGATTGTTACAAAACCAAATAAACGATATATATTATTAAAGATTAAAAATGGACTACGGTAAAGATTTTAAGAGTTATGCGACCAAACATATGGGAATATCTGGATTGGATCTTCATAATTGGGAGAAAAACAGTTTAACGCCATATATTTTGGAGGAACGTGAACTTAGAGCAACACAACTTGATATATTCTCAAGGATGATGGTTGATCGTATTATTCACTTATATGGTGGAGTTGACGACAAAATGATGTCGGTTACACAAGCACAATTAATGTATTTGGATAACATTGGAAACGGTGATATTAGACTACATATTTCAAGTCCTGGGGGTAGTGTATTGAGTGGATTGGGAATTGTGGATGTTATGAATTATATATCTTCAGATGTTGTTACCGTTAATATGGGTCTTGCTGCTTCAATGGGAAGTATATTATTATCTTCTGGAACTAAAGGAAAAAGAAGTAGTTTGAAGCACAGTAGGGTTATGATTCACCAGGTCTCGAGCGGCTTTCATGGCGTGCTCGCGGACCTAGAAATATCTTTTAAGGAGTCAGAAAAATATAATAATAGATTGTTTGAAATACTATCGGAAAATACTGGTAAAACAAAAGAACAAATATTAATTGATGCTAATAGGGATTTCTGGTTAAATAGTGAAGAAGCCTTAGCTTATGGTGTGATTGATGAAATTATAACATCAAAGAAATAAAGTATAATAAGGTAGTGAAAACTACCTTATTTTATTTCCCAACCATTCATACCAACTCACCCATTCATTTTTATATACTGATTCTGGGGATTTAGGTATATTTGGAGGTAATTTATCTTCTTTAAGGAAGATTCTCCAATCTTTATTTGTTTTGATATTAAAAGTATGGACAATTTCTTTGGCTTTTTCATAGTCCAAATATGGTATATAATTCAAATTTAAGAATTCTTTATAGTTAAAATTTGGGTATACTCTTTCAGGTTTTTTAGGGATATGATAAGGTAATTCGTTATTTTTACATAATTTTTTGAAACGTTCCAACGTCATATCACCATAATTGTCGTTTAAGTATTTTTTACAGGTATTATAATCCCAATATAAATCTTTATTATGTAAAAAAGCGTTCTTAAATATACCAATCCAACCTATCCAAACGTCATTGTATATTTTTTCAGGACGTGTGGTTATACCATATGGTTTTTTTATTGTCATAAACTCTTTATGGTTTTTTACATTATTAATAACCCACTCCCTAAATTCGTCATAGCTAACATAATCAATATCCCGATGAAAAGTGGTATTTAGAAAATCCGCCCAACAAGTCCATCCATCATTTTTATAAACTTTATTGGGATTTACTGGTATTACCCCATAATGATTTGATTTTATATATTCCCTCCATTTTTTATGTGATGTTATTTCTTTAGGTAGGTTATTGTTAACCCATTCTTTTAATTCGGGATATGATTTATTATACTTCAAAGGTGAACCACCTAATCCCCCCTTATGATGGTTTGTTAAGTTTTCAAATTTCTTAATATGTTCTTGTTCTTTAATTGGCCATTCATTGATATCACACACTTCTAATATTTGGTATTCTATTTTGAATCCATCATTTAATTCTTTTCTAATCCAACATGATTTGTAGGTATCTATATCTAACAATATAATTTATTAACAAATATATTATTTTTTTTTCAAATACTACAACTTTTTTAATGTTTTGTTATATTTATTATTAGATGAGAGTTAAATTATCCAAATACGCAAAAATGAATGGAATATCCTATATGAGTGCATATAGGTATTTCAATAATGGTTTAATTAAAGGTATTAAACTTAAGACTGGTACAATATTAATTGATATTGAGGAAGAAGGGAATGAAAATATAACAAAAAATACTAGAGTTGTTTTATATACTAGAGTATCTTCTTCTGAAAATAAAACTAATCTGGACACACAGTTGGATCGTTTACGTAGTTTTGCTGTTGCTAAAGGTTATACAATAACAAAAGAAATAAAGGAAATCGGTTCAGGGTTAAACGATAAAAGACCAAAATTAGCGGAAATATTAAAAGATGATAATTGGGACGTCATTATTGTTGAACATAAAGATCGTCTTGCTAGATTCGGATTAAATTATCTTGAATTATTATTGAACAAACAAAATAAGAAGATTGAAGTTATTAATGAATGTTTGAATGAAAAAGAGGATTTAATGACAGATTTCGTATCAATAATAACTTCGTTTTGTTCAAGATTGTATGGGTTAAGAAGAAATAAAAGAAGAACTGAACAAATTATTAAAGAATTAACAACCAATGACTGAAATATTTAGATCATATCAATTAAAAAACCATTCAAATCAAAATAAACTTGATTTGTTAATGGACGTTGTTGATATGTATAGAATTTCAGCAAAACAAATTTCCAATAAACAATGGGAATTGTTTTATAAAAATGGAACGAAATTTAATAAAAACTTAAAAATAACAGATTTACCAATAAATTTATCTGAACGTTATAAACAAACTTGTCAATATCAAGTTGTTGGGATGTTAGATTCATATATTTCCAATGTAAAATTAAGATTTGTTGATAAAGTAATAAATTCATCAATTGAAGAAGATGTTAGACTAAAATTATTATATATAAATAAATACAAAAAATGGTTTGATAAGGAGGTTATCATGAAGAAAAATCCAATCGAACCGGAAATATTACGTTTAGCTAGACACATATTCAAAAAATTAACAAAAAACAAACCAAAATATAAGTCAATTAATTTATCGTTAGACGGTAAAGTTGTTCAGATTATCCCTAGTGATGGGACGACTACTTTTAATTATTGGTTAAAAATTTCAACATTGGTTAAAGGTAAACCGGTAATGATTCCGTTGACAACTAATGATTTCTTTAATTCTCAAGAAGGTATAATTAAAAATTCAATCCAGATTAATAAAAAAAATAATACATTAACATTTTCATTAATAAAATCAATTGATGTTGATAAAAGTTATGTTGCTAACAAATTATCAATTTTAGGTTTGGATGTTGGTTTGGTTAATTTATTCGCAACAAATCATGGTGATTTGTTGGGTAAAAAAGCGATGAATTATATTAAAAATATGGATAAGATTATAACCAAATTAATGGTTAATCTACAAAAACAAAATATTAAACCAAGTAATTCAAAACGATACGTTAAATTAAATAAAAAATTAAAAAGTTTTATTAAAAATGAAATTAACCGAGTATTAAATAAATTGGTTAAACGATATAAACCAAGTGAAATCCATGTTGAAAAATTGGATTTTAGAGGTCAAAATATCGGTAAAGTAAACAATCGTTTATTAAATAATTTTGGGAAAAATGTGATACGTAATAAGTTATCTAGTTTAAGTGAATGTAAATTAATTATAACAAAAGAAAAAAACCCAGCGTATACGTCACAAGAATGTTCAAATTGTCATTATACGGATAAGAAAAATCGTAAAACTCAATCTGAATTTGTGTGTAAATGTTGTGGTTTAAAAATAAATGCCGATGTTAATGCGTCAAGAAATCATATATCTAGAAGTTCTGGGTATAATAATAAATCAAAAAGTGAAATCCTCCAATCATTAACTGAATTGAATAATGTTTGGAGAGATCAACGCGGCCATAGTTCCGCTAAGGACTTCAAACCTATTAAGGTTTGAAAAAGTCCAAATTCGGAATTTTAACATTTGTTAAGATTTTGAATAACTATCATCTACTCTAGCTTGACTTGACCATACGTGCGATCTTAATCTATTTTTAGGGTCATTAGCTTTACCGATATAGCGGATTGTATTATCCCTAGTTGAATATAATCCATAAATTGTTGTTTTATTCATAATCTTCTTTTTATATAAATAGTCCCATTTATATAAAAATTTAAGTTAGGTATCATCTATATTCATAGGAGTTAAACTTGACGTTATCATAAAAAAGAAATAAGGTTAATTAACCCCACTTTTTATATCCAGGGGGTTTTTTATTTTTTAATTCAATTTATTTTATTATATTTGGATATATAATTATAATCAAAATGAAAATCCAGGTAATATCCAACTTCAATCTTGATAAGGCGATTAATCACGCCAGAAGAAGATGTTTTTGGTTTATTGATAATTATTTCCATCACCAGTTAACCTCGGAACAGTTCAATGAACTAACCACCGAAGAATTATGTGAAATTTATAATATTGATAAGGATTATTTTAATTAAGATAACTATTTACTTTTGTAAAGGTTAAAAATAAATGATTAAAATATTTCATCTTAAAACAAATTCACAAGATATTGAATCCTGGATTGCGACAAATGATAATGACGTTGTTGGTCACATCTTCATGAAAATTGAAAATGATAATAGAATTAAATTCCTGGATGCGTGGGTGGATGAAAATCATAGACGTAAAGGGATCTTCAGACAGTTATGGGACAAAAGGTGGGAATACGTTAACGAACATTATAAAGGATATCTTGTTTATGCTTGGTGTAAGGAATCCAGTTTACCTTTATTAATTGAAAAAGGATTTAATGGTGGAGAATCTTGTATATATGTTGAAAAAAAGATTGAATAATTGAAATTTAACCAATATAATTATTTATAATATTTATAATCATGAATAAAGCTAGATTGAATAAGTTAATGAATAACCCAAAAGGTTCAAAAAACTACAGATTAAATAGGGATATGGAAATTATGTATGATAATCATATCCACGCAACATTGGATCATTTAATGATTGCGCATGCTCACCTGGAAAAATACCTTGAAAAGAAAAATCGAAATGGTTTATTAAGTAATATTCTTAATGCCGCACATGAAGTTAAGAAATATATTGAAGGTGACCAAGATTAAAAATTTCTAATTAAAAAAAACCCCATTCTTATAAGTTTGGGGTTTTTTTATTATATTTGTGTTATGGAAGAAAAGTGGATATATAAGATTAGGTCGGCGGTTGAAAAATTGGGATTAACACAATCTTTAGAAATATTCGGTAAAGATATCCTAAAACAAGTTTATATTAATAACCCATTATCATTTTTAGATCAATTTAACAACTTAAAACCAGTTGAATTGGATGATAAAATTTACTACGCAGATAATGATAACCTTCCTTTATTTTATTATTATAAAGAAGAACAGGAAATATACTGGATAAATCATTACAGGATTTGGTCATTTTTTTCGGGGGTTATGGGTTATAGCTATACTGAAATTAAAGAAATTATGAAGGAGTGGTTAGGAACGACCTATAATTTGAGGGGATTTACACCAAAATGTGGTCTAATGTGAAATCGTAAAAAGTTGGGAACTACCTATAATTTAATATAAATAAAAAATGAATGAAAAATTGAAATATAAGATTATAAATGCGGTTGAAAAACTGGGTTTGGTACAATCATTTGAAATGTTTGGTAAAGATATTCTAAAACAAACGTTTATTGATAACCCATTATCATTTTTGGATCAATTTAACAACTTAAAACCTATTGAAAATAATGATAAAATCTATTACGTTGATAATGATAACCTTCCTTTATTTTTTTATTATATAGAAGACCAGGAATCAAAAAATGGTAATTACTGCATTAATTATTACAGAATTTGGTCGTTTTTTGAAGATATTATGGATTATAGTCGTACTGAAATTCAAGAAATTATAGAGGAGTGGTTGGGAACGACCTATAATTTGAGGGGACTTACAGCTCTGGAGTATTTAGTAATTTATTCCAATTTCGTTGGAAACAACCTATAATTTAATATAAATAAAAAATGGAAAAATATACAAGAAAAGAAGTTGAGGTGATATTGCGAAGCTCGATCATCCAAACAATTCAAGGGACAATGGATTGGATAGAAGAACAAACAGATATCATTGAGGATGGAAAAATATTGGATAATGCTGAACTAACAATAAAACCAAATCCAAAAATGATAAATGAATATATCAATAAAAGATTGATGGAAGAATATATAACTTATAAATTATAAGAAATGAATGATCCAGAATTTTTAATCCACGGAATTGAACGTCGCAAATTAAAAAAGAAATTATCTGAAATGAAATATTTTCTTAAAATGTTCAACTATTACAACGATATTGATATAGTTTACGGTGGCGGAATTGATGAAGAAGAAAAGGAAAAACGTTTACTTGAGGTTCAAAATGAAGTTAATAAAATCCGAATTAAATTATCACTAAAGTATATGAAATGAATGATAAGTTTATAAACACAATTGAGAAAACATTTCCCCCCACGCAACTATTCTCCGATCATATAAGAAAAACAATTATTGATTCTGGTTGTCAGAAGATATGTTTTTCAAGGTTCAAGAATAACGCGATGGGTTTATCGTTACATGATGGTGTTTATATCAATGAACGAGCTATACAGTTTGGTATGGATATGTTGTTGTTTATTGTGTTTCACGAATTGGCTCACCAGTATCAATATAAGAAGTATGGTGTTAAGAAGATGTATGATGCGTATGATTATAATTTATCGATTGAAGAAGTTGTGGGTGTCATACATAAGATTGAAATTGTTGCGGATGAATTTTCACATAGGAAGATAAGGGAACTACAGAAGATGGGTTATATTGATGTTAGGTTTGTTCCACCCAGGATTTACCAGAATATTGGTATTGATCATTTAAGAAACACCATTGAGGGGTTTAGATCTGAAATGGGTGGGGTTGATAATGTGTCCGAATTTTTTTATGATAAAGTTATAGATAAAGAATTATGAAGATTGTTATTGCTGGGGGAAGGGATTTTAATAATTATTCCCTATTAAAAGAAAAATGTGATGAAATTATTGATTTCGTTGATGTGGAAATTGTTAGTGGTACTGCTAAGGGTGCGGATTCATTAGGCGAACGATATGCTAAGGAGAATGGCTATGATGTTAAATTATTTCCCCCCGATTGGAAGAAGTTTGGTAGGAAGGCTGGACCATTGAGAAATAAACAAATGGCTGAATATGGGGATATGTTGATCGCGTTCTGGGATGAAAAAAGTTCGGGTACTCGTAATATGATTGAAAACGCCACCAATTTAGGATTAATTGTTCATGTTGTTAAATATTGAATATTCAAGGGAAAATAACTAAATTTGTGTTATGGAAAATAAAGATTTAATAACCTTCCAATTAACCAAAAAACAAATGGAAAAGTTTGTGAAATGGAAGGAAGAAAAAGACTTAAAAGCGGTATCTATCGGTGGTCAATATACCGTATGTTTTACCCCAACTTTACTGGGGGATATTGTGGAAGTTAGATGTGTGGACGGTACTAAATTAACATTAACAGATTACGATGAATTTTAAGATTTTATTGGTTTTTTTATTGATATCATTAACTGGTTTGAGTCAATTAAGGGTGATTGACAAACGATATATGGATAAGGAAGAATTGATCTTCAAAAAATATGTTGGTTGTGATAGTAATAAGACCTTGAGGGTAGTTACCGATGATTCTATTTCGGAACATGTAACCGAAGTTTTATCAAGTAAATTTAATATTGAACCTGGTAAAGGTGGGGTGGAACTATTTTGTAGGGAAATTATTAAAGATTCTAATCTTAATGTTTTATTATTCAAAATTAATAGTGGGACATACGATTATCATGTTATATTAGTTTATTAACATTTTAATAGTATTAAATTAACATTTATTTATAAAAAAGTCAATATTTTTTTGTTTTAATCTTTAACTTTTCCATTCATGGTGTATATTTATTAGTATGAAAGCGAAAGAAGTCATGTTAAAATATAACATTTGTCGAGAAACTTTATGTCGATGGGTTAAACAAGGAAAAATTAGTTATACCATAACACCAACCGGTCGTTATGATTATATTGATAAAGTTGATCCATTGGAAATGGTTAACCGTAAAACAGTATTATACGCAAGATGTTCAACAACAAATCAAAAAGAAAATTTAACAAGACAAGTTGAACGATTAAAATCTTTTGCTTCAGCTAAAGGTTTGATCGTTGATGAAATATATTCTGAAATTGGTTCTGCTTTAAACTATAATAGAAAAGAATATAGACGTTTATATAAAGAAATAATATCAAAAAATATCGATACAATAATAATTGAATATAAGGACAGGTTATTAAGAATTGGTTTTGACGATTTTGAACACTTATGTAAATTATTTAATGTTAATTTAATCGTCTTGGACAACACAATTGACAAAACCAAAAATCAAGAAATTATTGATGACATGATAGCGATAATCCATCATTTTTCATCTAAAATATATTCAAGTAGAAAAAGAAAAAAAATAATTGAGTCATTAACTTCAGAAGAAATTAACCTATCGGATGTTAAGTGAAAAACTACATATAACCAATTGTTCGGATTATGAATTGTTAATGAAATATCAATCCACTTATACCGGATTGTTTTATAAATTATATAATAATCTAGAATTATTGTCAGATAATTCATTTAACGAACAACAATTGAATCAATATATAGATCAATCAATATATGAAATATGTAAACAAGATGTTAAAACAAAATATAATCAATATCAAACCAGTGAAGAAAAGAAGTTAAATGAAATTAAAAAAATTGAGAAGATTTTAGAGAATGAAGAATTCTTAACGAAAAAAGAAAAACGAAGAAAATTTCATTTAATCAATAAAGTCAATAGATATAAAAGAAATATTGGAAAAAATATAACTTTTGGAGGAAAATCTTTACAACGGAAAATAACAAAATTAAATGTTAAAATTAACTCCTTAAATATCACATTATCAAAAATAATGGATAAAAAAGAAATTGATATTATCAAAAAAACAATTCAGGGAAAACAAGAACTATTATTAAAATATAAGACCGAATTCAAAAATAACAGAGTTATTGGGTTTTACTTTATTGGAAGTGCATGTGAAAAAGGTAATAGAAAATTCTTTTTTGATTTTAACAACAATAAAGTAATATTCAAACCAAACAGAAATACTTCCATTGAAATTGAAGTTAACATTCCAAAAAATAAAAGAAAATTATTCAATCAACTTCAGTTATTAACGGATGATAAGTTAATACCATTAACTGTTAGAGTTATTAATAATGATATCATATTTGGATATGATAATGAATTATTAAATGGATTTTCATTTAATAATATCGAATGTAAAAAACAACAAAAACTTGTTGATACTCCAGAAGAAAAAAAAGAAATATATAAAGAATTTATAACCGAACTTGAAAATAGAAAAAAACTTAATAAGGTTGAAGGTCGTTACATTTCAGTTGACTTAAATCCAAAATATATTGGTTTTGTTATTTTTGATAAAACAAAAAAGAATCAAGTTGGAAAAATAATTTATAAAGAAGTTATTGATTTATCAAGATTAGGAACAAAATTAAAGTTATCGTCATCGGATAAAAAACAAATTAAACAAAATAATAAACGAAAAACCGAAATAACGAATGTGTGGAAATATATTTTTAATTTGGTTAAACATTATCGTGTTTATAATTTTGTTATGGAAGATCTGGATTTCAAACCAGACCATAAAGACAAATCAAAAGATGCGAATAGAATAACAAAAAACATTTGGCATAGAGAATTAACATCAAAATTAATCTTAAAATATTGTCAAAATATTGGATTAAATCTAATAATGGTTAATCCTTGTTATTCTAGTTTTATTGGAAATTTAATCTACGATTATCCGGATCCAGTTGCCGCGGCAATGGAAATTGGTAGACGTGGAATTATAAAATATATAAAAGGTAATAGCATATATCCATCATTATCGTTAATAAATCAAGAGAAGTTGAACTATCTACTTGGAGAGAATATTGATAAGAAATGGACAAATTGGCGTGAGTTATATTCTATTATCTCCTCATTGAGATGGAGGAACCCTATCGGGTCTTTAGGTAAAAATTTAGAATCACACAAGTCAAAATGTGTGCGAATATCAGCATAGAGTTGATATTATTCTATATTTTTATTATCTTATATAATAAACGAGAAGAAGATGAATAATGAAATTGAATTATTGGATATTTTGGATGATATTAAATTTTTTAATTATTTCATTGAAAAATATTTGGATAATGATGAAGAAAATAGTATTTTTGGGTTAAATCAATATCGAACAACGAGAAGGGTTTTGATTGGTAAATTTAATGAACTTTTAAACGAAAAAAGATGACACCAGAAAAGGCAAACGAAATGAATGAAGAACGGGCATTAGAAAATGGAAATAAATTAGCGTTTCCTATAGATTCCTTGATTCCATATCATAATGGACTTACTAAACGTGAGTATATTGCAACACAACTTATGGCGGCAGCAATGGCTGGTCACTGTTCGCCCGAAGAAGCGTTGGGTCGAGCACTTAAGGGGGTTGATTTATTATTAATCGAATTAAATAAAAAATAAGATGAAGAAGAAAAAATATACATATTATATATGTTACCAAGAAGATTCAGTATCACCAATCGAAGATGAATTGGAATTAGAAGAAGAATTCACGGAAGAAGATTTACTTAATCGTGATGTTAAGTTTTTAATTGACGCTTCGCAGGGTGAGGTTTATAGTTATTCGGATTCCAGAAAAGATTCGGATGTTTATAAAAACAATAAGTTGTCCGAATTGATTGATGATTTCATTTTTGATGTTGATATTGATCCGGAAGAAATAGAAGAAATGGTAGATGAATTCATGGGTGAAGTGGATGATCGACTCAATTTTTTATTGGATGAATTAATGGTATTCAGATATGATCCATCGATGAAATTATTTAAGTTCATTCCGGGATCTGCGGTAATGAAATGTTTTGACCAGGTTATGGATAATTCAATAAGTAAAAGTAGTGTGATTTCTGGACCAAAATCCACAATTTCTTCAGATTATATCCAAAAGTTCACCAAATTTTTGGACTTATGTTTCACCGAAAAGGCAACCGGAGGAATCTTAACTGTATCAACAAAATATGAAGATATTGTTTGGGATGTGAAAAAGGTTGATGGGGAATATTTTTTTGGGTTAAATGAACAACACAATACATTATTTGGTGAAAAATTGGCCGATTATTTCTTAAACAAGTCGGCGGGAGTTTTGCGTGTATTCACTAACCAAATGGTGAATAATATACCAGTTAAGGAATTGTATGGGTTTGTATTATTGGAAGATACACAAATTATTAATATCGATTATCTTGAATTAAAAGAATGTCAAACCAACGTTAAAGGTGGTATTTTATTACCTGAACCAAATATTGTGTATTGTGACCTTAACGGTAATAAATTATGTTCGGAAGATTAAAATTATGGAAATATTAAGTGGATTTTTAACTGGTATTGTTGTACTTGTTTGTTTAACTTTATTTTGTTACCTTATTGGTAGAATTATCATTGAGGATAAAACGGATATGGGGTTTAAGGAGTTAACATTAATCGGTGCTGTCTATGTTTTATTTATGACGTTTTTAACTTTAATCCTAACCAGTATTGTGATGCTCGGGATCTGGATAAACAAACTATTTTTTAAGTAAATGAAAAAGATCACAATATTTAGTGGGGCTGGTTTAGATAAAGAATCGGGGATAACGACGTTCAGGGACACAAATAACGGAACCTGGAATAACTATAACATTGAGGAAGTCTGCACACCAACCGGTTGGAAGAAGAATCGTGAAAAAGTGTTGGATTTTTATAATGAACGAAGATCACAACTTAAAGATGTTGAACCAAACGACGCACACAAACAACTGGTCCAATTGGAAGAAAACTTTAATGTTATCCATATTACCCAAAATGTTAGTGATTTGTTGGAACGTGCGGGTGCCACAAATGTGATACATCTTCATGGCGAATTAACAAAAGTGAGGGGAACATTCTTCAATGGGTCAACAACAAATTATGATACAGTTTATGATATTGGTTATAATGAAATTAAAGTTGGTGATAAGTGCGAAAAAACAAATTCACAGTTAAGACCACATATTGTGTGGTTTGAAGAATACCCATTTCAAGTTGATGAAGCATATACGGAAATATCAACGGCGGATATCTTATTAATCATTGGAACAAGTTTATCCATATCATATACATTAACATTATTATCCAATGTAAAAGAAGGGTGCGAAGTTTTTTATATTGATCCAAACCCAGTCAAAACATTATCCAAATATAATATTACTTATATTGAAAAACCTGCGACAGAAGGGGTTAAAGAATTTATTGAAAAAATATCAAAATAAATTATCATTCAATCAATTTTTATTCTTATATTTGGGTATACAAAAAACATAATAGTCATGAGCGGAGGAAGATTTGAATATAGAGAATATGTTATCAACGATATCGCGGGATATGTTAAACATGAAATTTCAAAAAGTGGTCAACCAAAATCCGAACGAGAAATAAAAGAATCGAAACGTTGGTTGGATGACGATCATTATGAAAAATATCCGGAAGAACTTAATCATTATCAATACCCAGATGAAGTCATCAATGAATTTAAGAAGGGTTATGAAATATTGAGAAAAGCTGCGATATACGCAAAACGAATTGATTATTTGTTATCCGGTGATGATGGTGATGAAACATTCATTCAACGACTAACGAATGAAATGAAAAACCTGGATGAAGAATTATCAAAAGAAAATTTTGATGAATTTTTGGATGAAGATGAATATTAATTAGTATATTTGGTAAAAAATAAATATTATGGCAATGGACAGAGTAGAAATAAACGGGGTATGGTACGTTAAGGAAGATGTACAAGTGAACAAACAAAATGGGTTTACATTTATTGAAATGGATTTAGATCCGACACACACCGAAGATTTAATATATGAAGATGATCGTTATTTATTGGAATATTCAGTAATAAGAAATACTGGAACATACACAATGGCATCCATTGAAATCCAGGATAAACTAACCGAACAAACCGAATATTGGGATAATGAAGATTTTTTATTAAATTTATCAAAATTGAATGAAACATCCATTGAATCGGCATTGGAACGTGGTGGTGGAATTGAAATCACGGATGAATTATTAAACATCATCATCAATTTATTAAAAGACGCGGTTAAATTAAATTTATTATAATCATGAACAAAAGAAATGAATTAGGATTAATCAACTACGAGGGTGATTGTCTAAAAGCGAAGAAAAAATCAATGGATGAATATATCATCACGGATCAATACGGAGTTAAACTTGCCACCTGGAACTTAAATCAATTTTGTGATTTCCTAGACGGTAAAATGGAGTTAACGGATTCCGCTGGTAAATCCTGGAACTACCAACGTGAACACCACGAAGCTAGACCAAAAACAATGAAGTTGGTATTATTCATCAACGAGCTTGTATAAGGAAAAATAACCCCTCACGAATAAAATCCTGGGGGATTTTTATTATATTTAAGAAATAAACTCCAACAATATAATATTTATTAATATGAATCTAAAAGAATCAATAAGAAAAATATTGAGGGAAGAAGTTAAATATATTAAGCCCGACGAAAAAGTTAATCAAACACTCCTTAAAATGGTTAAAACTGTTTTTTCGGGGATTGAAATGTACCACAAGAAAATTTCCGAATCAACACATAAGTTTACATTTTGTAAGGATGGTGAAGAAATTGTGTATATTGTGTTATATTTTGATGTTGATGAGGATGTATGGGATGATGTTAGACCAACAAATGAACGAAGTTTTACTACTGGTATACTTATGGTTCCAAAATCCTTAATTAATCATATCTTAAGTTTTATACCGGTTAGAAGGAATTACTTAAGGAATTATATCGAAGAATGGTTTGAAGATAATTATATGGGTGAAATCCAAAAGATAATGGGTATGGATGGATTTTCAATCGATGAATTAATTGAATCGAGTAATCAACTTGAACCTTGTAACCCAAATAATTAATAATATGGACCTAAAGGAATCGATAAGAAAAATCTTAAAAGAAGAAGTTGAACAATATGATCAACGAATATTGTCATTCCTTAAAAGAAGATATCAATCGGAGGTTAAAAATTTTTTTGATAATCATAAAACCCAAACAATATCATTTCGTATTAACGATGAATGGTATACCGTTAATTCATTTATGAATAAAAAAGATATGGTTCATAAGATTCTCAATATGTTAAATGAAAATGATGTTATCGCCTTGAATGAATATAATCCAAATGTATTGGATAAAGATAGACAGAAGGTGGTCAAGACAATCCGATATTTCCTGGATCAAGTATTAATAAATTAAATGGGTGGTAAAAAATAAATCATGCGACAACTATTAATAATCACGATAAATATAGTGTTATCAACAATCACCGGTTGTGGTTTAATTTGGGTGATAAAAGAAATAATTAAATAAGTTATGATATCAAAAATAATTTCTTATATTTAAAGAAAAAAACAAATAGTCATGGAAAAGTATTTTGTAGGTTATAATCAAGCATTAGCTTTAAAGGAATTAGGATTTGATGAACCTTGTTTTGGATTCTATGATGATATAGACAAACAATTTTATCAAATACATTCACAAGCATCTAGTAGTAATGATGTAAAAAATATTACTAAAGCACCATTGAAACAGCAAGTTTTCAAGTGGTTTAGAGATAAACATCAGCTTGATGGTTGGGCAGTACCATATTATTCATCTAATGAAAAACTTTATTCTTTTTTAATTGAAAATGGTATTGAAGAAAATCTAAAAGATAGTGATGAAGATTATAAAACCAATGAAGAAGCTGAATCAGCTTGTATTGATAAACTTATTGAAATCGTTAAAAACAAATAGTCATGAATAACCAATCCGAAATAATAATTGAAATTCAGGAACGAATTTCATACTTAAAAGGTGATTTCAATAATAATAATGTTTTTATCAAAACATACAATGACGGTGAAATTGAAGGACTTAAAAAAGCCATTGAAATTATTGAGAAATATAATTAAACGAGGGAATAACCATGAACGTCAAACAACTAAAAGAATTAATCCAGAATCTTCCAGACGATATGGAAGTCATAATCCAGCGAGATCCGGAGGGAAATTCATATTCACCACTAGATGATGCGGACCCACATTGTATATATCTTCAACGTTCAAACGAAGTATACTCAACGTTATGGGATCATAACGCAGCGATGATGGAAAAAGAAGAATGGGATGAATTTATTCAACGACCAAAAACATTAGTTTTATCACCACATAATTAAACCAAATCATGAAGAATATTAAAGTTCACTTGTTATTAATGTTAATATTATTTATCATTTTCATAACCCATGAAAAGTTCGGAAGTTTATCGATATTATTCGGATATTTTGTTGGTGTTATATCGGGGGTTGTTAACAATCCATTTACAAAAAAGGAAGAATGAAAAAATTAATATTAATATATAACTTTTTATTAATCACAACCATATTATTCCCCCAATGGAACAACCGAACATTCCGGCCATACTATGATGATTATGATCGGGTGATTGGAGCAAGCGTTGGTCACCCAGATTATATTATTTGGGATGTAATACTGGGTGAATATAAAGTTTATAAGGGAAATTATGAAATATAAAACATTAGTATATAAGTTTAATACCGACTACCAGGAATTCGTGGGGTGGGATGATAACATCGGTTGGTGCACAAGTCAAAAACCAATAAACCTCTTCAATGAAGATATTACGATTGATAAAATTCCAAACATTCATCGTTTTCATAATATGGATGAATTGAAATTAGTTATTGTTGAACTAAAATTATACGAATAAAATGAAACAGACAACAGTAGAATGGTTGGTGGAACAACTAACAGAAGTGGAACGAAAAAATTGGATCAATAATAAAATTCTATCAATTGGTAAAAATACATTAGCTAAAGTAAGATTTGATGAAATAGTTCAACAAGCAAAAGAAATGGAAAAACAACAAAAAGAAGTTGACTATCAATCCGGTTTTTTAGATTGTTATACAAAAATAATGAACGAACGATTAACTAGGGATGTTTGATCTTAAATAAAACAATGGTGGAAGAAATATTATAACGAGAATTATGAATAATATCGGAAAAGAAATTAAGGACTTCTTCTGTAATGGTTTCGCAGGTAGAAGATATGACTTAACAGGTAGTATTATTGAAGCCGAAGGTCACGATTGGATTGTTATTAGAACTGATGAAGGTGAACCAATCTTTATGAACCTAAAAGGGTGGGATAAAGAAAAATATGTTAATAATTGGACAACATTTAATTATGATGAAGAAATTTAATATTGGAATGATTTCGGAATGATTTCGGAAAGAAAATTTAATATTGGGGAATAATGAAAGTTATCCCTTTTTTTATTATATTTGTTGAAACAATAAGAGATATGGATAAGACTAAGAATATTGCTGAATTCTCATTAGAAAAAATGGAACAACTGACGGAAAGATATATTGATGCTGAAAAGTTTATTATGGACCTTAATTGGTTTGAACGATTATTCTGTTCAAGGAAAATCACAAAGTTTTTAAAGAGTAGGTCAGATAAGTATAATTTTTAAAAAGAAATAGATGACAGTAGAAGAATTAATTAGAAAATTAGAAACATATCCAAAAGATAAGATTGTTGTATTAACCGAACCAGACGGAATTGGGTGGGATAACATTGGTAAAGTTTATAGTGAAGGTTCAACGGTTAAAATAACGATGGATGGTGATCATCCTTTTGAAGATTAAATAATCATGGAAATTAAATTTTATTGGAACGGAAGTTTTCTTGGAACTAATCACAGTATGTTTATAAATGGGAAGGAAATTATATTAGGTGATGTAGTATCAAACGAAAATGACGCAAAACTAGATGCGGTTGAAATACTTAAACGTGGTTATAATATTACCTACAATATTGATGATATAAAATTTGTGTGGGGAGGTAGTTTATAATAAAATTATTAAATTGTTGTTAAATTAAAAAAATCGGGGGAAATGGATAATAACGAAAAGTCAAACATAAACAAACCCAATGTAAATGATCATTTAATCCTGGAAACAATCTTAAATGATAAACAATTAAACCAACTCTACGCAAAAAGGGTGGAAATATATTCAATGATAATGTCCACAACCGTGTTAACTAAAGATGGTGAATCCAAAACGATATGGGTTGATGAGTCCAATCACCCACTACTTCCAACAATCAATGAATTAATTGAAAATAGAACGAACCAGATTAAAACATTTTTTAAGTGAATATTATTTGTCATATCTGGAAATTAGTTATAACTTTATAGAAAAAAAACAATGGAAAATTATTTAGATAAATTAAAAAAGGTGGTAGTGGGTAGTACAGTCTATATAAAAAGTGTATATTCAGAACCACTACCAGCAAAAATTGTGGAATTAGAAGGATCCATAGCAACATTAGATTGTAATGGAAATGATGATATCCCCTGGAAATTTTCAATTAAAACCAGTGACGCATTAACACCGCCTTATGCTTATTGGATTAGTACTGAAAAAGGGAATAATCCGTAAAATAATCATAACGTTTTTATATGATATAAAAGAAGAACAATTAACTAAAAATTCAAAAAAATGATAACACTAACAATAATTTCAATATTATATTCAATCTTCGGATTGATGAGGTTTAAAAAATTATATGGACATTATACCATATTTGATGAAGATATGAAAGCGTGGACCTTACTATTAGCAATGTCAATTGTATATTCAGGTGCATTGGGAATCACATTAATAGTAAAATACTTACCTTAACCATTATGACAATCCAATACCAAATACAACTTCTCAATGAACTTGCCGAAAGACTAAAAAAGAACCAGGAGAATATTACCCATTTAGAATGGATATACGATAGAATGAAGAATGTTCATAACGAAAACGAGAACTATGATTATATGATTAAGTTTCGTGAGATTATTGATGATTTAAAGAATTAAATATGAGAACAGAATTAACTCTATTAGAAAGACGAGACATTGCGAGAAAAACAATACCCTCAAAAAAACGTAAAAATGGGAAACTTCAAGGATGGGGGTTATTGATTCAAATGACACACAAAGAAGAAACTTATGATTTCTTTAATATACCTAAATATCAAGATGAAGTTGAGGTTAATATATAGTAGTGAGAATCCAATGAGAACATTAGTATCAAAAGATGATGAGATTTATAATATAATTAGAGAATTTCATAGTGATAAATCAAAAAATATTAAAGAATATGGAAAGTATAGGTTGGATTGATATATCTAAAGAATTACCACCACCAAAAGTTAAGGTTAAATTATCTTATGGTCTTGTCGGTATTAGAGGTCCGGTATGTGATGATTGGGTTAGTGAAGGGTGGATTCTTGATTCAGGAACTTGGAGTGTGAAATGGAAAGAAGGTATGTCAAAATATCCTAATCCGACTCATTGGAAATATCTTGATAAATAATTTTTATTATATTTGTAGAAATGATGAACATTATGAAAGATTTTGAACGACAATTAATTGATTTCCTAAAATATATTAAGGAGGTTCATATAGACGAATATGGTAACATACAAATTTGTGATGATGGGGATGAATATGATCCAACTGTTGAAAGGGTGGTTAAAGATTATTTAGAAACTATGGAAGAACCTAATTTAGAAAATTTGGGGAATATATCTTCAACGGAATTATCACCTGAATTAAAACAATTGGTTAATGATAATTGGGATTATCTGATTGATACTGAGATTGAACAGGATAAAACAGGGAAGTGGTTTGCGGATAATGCGGATATGACTATTATTGTTGAAAGACCTAATAAAATAAGTTATACTGAAGATGAGGTTAGAGAATTACTTATTAAAGGTTTAACACATAATGATGATAAACTTTGTGGGTCATTGGTTACAGTTCAAAAAGAAATAAGAACGGCAAACTTCAATGTTTGGTTTGAAGAAAATAAAAAGAAATAATGATTGGGATTTTATATAAAGAAGAAGAAGGTTATTACGTATTTCTAAACACCGTTATATTAGGGACAACAAGACCGTTATTAAATTTTGATTTAGTTAAATATAAACTATCACTACATAACTGCGAAGAGATTGAACGTGATGTTCCTAAAAATGATTTGGATGGGTGGGATGTTGAGATTGAGATGGAAAACTATGTAAAATATGTTTCTAAGTCATTAGAAACAGTCTATCCTACAGGTGGTGTTAGACCAAAACTTGATGAAGATGATTGTTTAATCTTAACCAAAAATATTATTCAACCCCAATGATAATTTGGGGGATTTTTATTTAATGTTATATTTATAATATATGAACCTACAAGAATCCATAAGAAGAATATTAAGGGAAGAACTAAACAATACAACAACATCATTTAGTGATAATGATTTATATGCTATCGCGAAATGGGGGTTAGAAAATGAATATTACTCAAGTGGATGTTGGGACGATACGGATAATATTGAGGAAGCTATTGAATGTGCTATAGAAGATTTCAAATATTTTTTATCAAAACCATATCCAATTGAGTTGGGTGATATACCTTCCAAACCGGTAATATATCGTTTGGTTAGATTAAAAAATATTAATGATTTAAGAAAAGACAATTTGGGACATAGTTGGTTCTCAAACCCAAACCAGATTGAAATCCCAGAATTTTTTGATATGTTAGATTATTTAAGACCATTCAAAAATGAAGATGGTATTGTTTATTTAATAAAAGGACAAACATTAATAAATAATATAGATATGAAAAGAACATTATGGGAACGTAGCACACAATGGTGGGAAAACGAAATTGTGATCATCGACGATTCCAAAATAAAGATACTATCGATCACCCCTTTATCATAAATTAATCCCCCACCGAATAAATCCTGGGGGTTTTTTATTTCAACCACACGATCCACCAAAAATTATCCATTTATCATATGATGGCAATCCCCTTCATTCACTCAAACCCCCCCTTATACGTTCGGGTTGACACCCTTCACTGGCGATAAATCGCGGGGGTTCGTTCGTTCATTAATGGTCTTCCCCCCATTTGTCATATAAATCGTTTTCATATCATTTAAGGAATGTTTTTGTGGTGGGTGAACACAATATATATCCAGATATATGAAACCCCCTTAAATCAAACATTTTCAATACAGATCATAAAGGTAAATTATTTATGGTGACCCCAATATATAAGGGGGAGTAAACTCCAAATATAAATGGGGTGATCTAATAATTTGGGGGGATAATCAATATTATATATGATATAAGGTGATTTGTTTTTATTCCCAACTCGTGGAATTTCATTCCCAACTCGTGGAGTAAACTCCCACAATTTACCACAATCATATAAGGAATTCGTTGAAGGAATACATTTTTATATCCAATTAAAACGTCCTAAAGGACTCCCACGGCCTCAATAAGGGTGGGTATAAATATTTGCTGGGAATAGTATATAGTAAAATAAACCCCTCTATTGATATCAAAAACAAGGATTTTACCCATATCACTATAAAGAATCAAGATATGGTTATAAGAATATTCTGTATAAGAAAAAAATCATCCCTAGTGTAGTACATACAACCATAAGACACCTTTATTAATATATATCTTCAAGGTAAAAAAAAGGTAAATCATATATATAAATTAATCTATTAATAATATGAAAAACCCCATTGTGGTGATGTTAATCACATGAGGTGGTAATATGTGGGAATATAATAATCTTCAACGATAGTAAAATTGTTAATCATCATACCTTAAAATAATTTATATGGAAGTAGGAGAATAATCTATAACAAACATATAGAAGATTTAATATATAGATGGAGAATTATATATGATTTATGGTGGGGGAATCATAACTGTTATTACACCAGTTATTACACCTGGGGGATTATCCCCATCTTAACGTGAACATGACATTTTGACAAAATCAAGAAAAATGGGTAAAAGTTATGAACATTTCATATTCATAACCTAATTGACATTAAAGTTATCAACATGACATAATGACAAACCCCATATATATTAAACACACCAATTGTTAATAACTTTATTATAAACACATTAATTGTTGATAACTTTTTTGAATATGGTTATATTTATTAATAAGGGATGGAGATCCTGGAATTGATTGTTTGTTGTTTGAGACACTTAACGGCCGTAGGGGGTTCGGATTGATTTTGGGGGATTGATTTTTTATTATGATCTTGGTTGGGGATATCCCCCAATGTATTTTCTAATCGGGGGATAATTTCCCTCCTGGTATTTTATGTTTTAATATTTATGGAAGTTGTTAAAGAAGTGGATGGTGATGTGTATAGATATGACGATGATATCAATACTGTTGGTATTGGTTTGATTGTTCGATCATTGCGTAGGCGTTATCCGTATATTATTGGTTATCGTGTTGTGAAGATTGACACGGTGATCTTTATTGATCTGGAGGTTGATGGAAATATATTGGGGAAACGATATCCATCTATTAAGGATTTCTATAATCTACATATGTATTTTAAGTCAGTTAGTGCTGAGGACGTTGACACTATTCGTGAAATGGTGACAAGATTATATAAGGAACTTCCGGAAGAACTTGTGGATTTTTATTCTGTTGTGTATAATTGGGGTGAGAAGGAATATGTTAGTAGAAGGGGACTCCAGGTTTCTTCTTTTTATATGAAATAAATTATTTATAAAAGATAATAGGAATGGGGGAATAAATCCCCCATTTTTGTTTTATATTAAAGTCGGGATAAATCCCCCACCAGGAATCGAGGGGAATAATAATTTGTTATAAAAAAGTTGATATCTTATTAGGTTTATCAACATCCCCAGTTTGGAATTCATTATGGGGGAGAACCGCTCCGTCACCATTATTCATGGGAGAGGTTAAGCGGATCACAATAAAAATTGTAAATACTTTTGTGATTCCAGATGGATTCAAACCCAGGGATGGTATATTTTAATTTTTATAGTTTTTTAAATATCTATCTTTTCTATCTGAATTTTTATTTTTAGATTTATACGTATCTAATTGTGAATCACAATTGTGACAAATTAATCTTAAATTATTTCTAGTGTTATCATGTGCTTTACCACTTATATGGTCTAAAACAAACACTAAAGGTTTACCATTCCACTCATTTTTTATACCACATATTTCACATGAGTTTTCTTGTTCATTTAATATATGTTTTTTAACCCAATGCATATCAGTATTTAGATTACTATATTCTTCTTGTGAATTTAAATAATTAATGTATTTTTCCCTTACTTTTAGTTCATTATGACATTCGTTTGAACAATATTTTTGATTGTCCCAAGGTCGATAAATTTCAACACCACAATTTTTACAATTAATTTTTTTACCATTACCTTTATTATGTGGTACAACCACATTTTTAAATATTTTTCTTTTATCTAAAATAATACCTAATTTATTAGCCACTTTTTTAATGTAAGTATCACTCACACCATATATCCTACCAATTTCACGGTAAGACAATTTTTGATTAATAATTAAATTTTCTAGTTCTTCTTTTTTGTACTTTTCACTAAATTTCATAATATTTTTTTATAATAAATATTATGAAATTAACTAATCGAACCAAAAACTATAAAAAAAATATATCCTTATTAGGGTTCGAACCTAAACGATTTCTTTAGAAAAGAAATATGCTTTCCAATTACATTTCTAGGTAGACCCATGCCTTTGGGTCAATCTGTTTTAAGTTTTAGACAACGCTATGTCCCAGTCAACTTCAACTTTAAGCTACCGCTTCCTTTTATACAGCTGTAAACAACCTCAAACTAACGGTTCTCTCTAGTGGTGAGAGCAGGATTTGAACCTGCATGAAGAGTATGTGTGTCTCTTCTCCTATGGGTTTACCTCAAGGGTTTCCACCTGCCATCGCACGTTGTAGTGTCTACCAATTCCACCATCTCACCATAAATAACAGGAAGCAACCTGTTCAGATTGTGTAACATACAAATGGTTACAGTTTTTTATACCCCATGCCTTTGGGTCAATCTGTTTTTAAAAGTAGAGTATGACGTTTGCCTATTTTATGGTTACCCGCAAATAAACGGTTCTCTCTACTTTTCATCAGCACAATAGATACAGACACCCCTAATGTTGCCTCTTGATACTGATATTTTTGAGGTTAAGAGCCTCTGTGTTGCTTATACGAGTCTATAAGTACTATCTTTTTCCTATCTCAAGGGAACAACACATATAATCGGTCGCCTTCTTTAAGGTCAGTCGTCCGTTGTATAACGAATATACGATGGACCACATGGGAATCTAATTTCTAACACCCATACCGAATAAAAATGTGGGGGATTTGATCCATTTGGTACCCCCACCTTGAAAGTTGACCTTCCTTTCACCACCATCCACGACGCTTGGATTCATCCGATGATTGTTGTTGTCCTAGTTCCAAGTTCAAACAACCGCTTGATATTGGGGGTGGATTCGAACCACCAACAATGCAACCCTTTTTAGTTGGATGTGATAACCATTTCCACATTACGCATTACCCAATATTCCGGATTGATCTTTGGGATGATCAATCAAATTAATGGATGGGGTGATCAAACCCACTTATACCATAGAAATAGATTTTGTTAGGACAAACCATTTTCCAATATAAAGTCCTTGGTTCCATAACCACTCAACCAAAAACGGGGTTAATTCATTTGGGTTTCATTATAAAGGGAAAACACCTCGATCAATTAACAAGAATACTATAAACCCTCCCAGTGGTTCAGGACAGGATTCGAACCATTACGTTCCTTATACTATATTCACACCCATGCCTTTGGGTCAATCTGTTTATCCCCATTATAAAAAGACAACAGGTAATACTCACATTTAATATTACCCAACTCAACGACCTTTACAGTTGTGAATCTGGTTTAAAGGTTTTCCTCGGTGAAGAGTTTGTTGTCCATTTTAATTGGTGGTTGTAATTCCCCCCATTCATAATAACGAGGGGGTTTAATTAATGAAATAGATAAAGTTCCTGATCCATGTACTACCGTGGGAACTTTTAGTTTATTTAGTTACGTTTCATGGTCATCCATTTCTTTTATATAAAACCCCCATTATATAAATCGGTGGGGTTATTGGTGACCAGGGCAAGATTCAAACTTGCAAGACCCGGTAATACAGTGCCGCGTCATCCCTGTATGGATATGTGTGTTTATCAACGACCGAGTTTCCCCAATCCATTCCACCACCTGGTCATATATAATTATTCAGTTGAAGGGGAGGGATTTGGACCCCCGTACTCTTACGAGATTTGATTTACAGTCAAACGCCTTTAACCACTCGACCACCCTTCAGAATTATCAGTCTTTCCTGATCGTCCACCCTTATCTCCACAGGTACTAACCCGTATTGATAACCTAAGGTTCGGTATATATAAATTCCCCAACTTAATTAATAACGAGGGGGTTAATCTTATTCTCAAACCAATATGTCAATGAACTTATTTCTTCAACAAATATATAACATCTTTTCCAATAAAACAAATAATATTATAAATTTATTTTAATTAATTCTAAGGTATGTTAAATTATTAAATGATATAAACATACCACCCAACATATAAAATGATCTTAAATCAAACGAAACCTATCAAATATCCTCACCGATAACGTGGTCCCTCCAGAACCTGGTGATCATATTGTTATATCGATTAACATAATATCCCTCCATAAACCAAGAGATCAACATAACAAATAAAATAACCAATAGTAATATAATAATTCCCATAATAAAACAATCATATATATTCCATCCATAACTGTCAATGGTTATTTCATTGAAGATATATTTTATATCCCCCCCAACATCTGGAATGGATCGATGATCACCAACTCGTGGGGATTCTATATCCCCCAGGAATGTTATTAATTGAATGGGGGATTAACTTCTAATCCTTTATCGTTGAATGGGGGATCATAAGGTCATTTCATTCCCCCCCAACTCGTGGGGATGTAAAATCCCCCACCGGATCCACAACAATGTCACACTGTCATGTTAATAACTTTCCCCCACATTAAAGTTATCAACACTGTCGTGTTCATAACCTAACTCACATTAAAGTTATCAACATCCCTTGACATTGTCGTTTATTCTACCAGGGGGGACTTATCTTATTCTAGATCTTTTTTATTAGGTGGGGTGGGGATAGTGGGTTATAGACCCCCGGGCTACCTTAAAGCTAGGGGTCCTTCCTTACTCCGCCCCGCTTCAGAAGTGTTATATAGGGCCATGATAGCCGAATTAATTCGTACATTGTTTAAAAAAATTTTCTACTATTTTTTTTCTGAAAATTGGGTTTTTATTCCCCCCCATACTATAAGGGGGTTTTATAATGTTGGTTAAAAACTTTTCATTCTAAAAATAAGTGAAAATCAAAAAAAAAATTTCTGGTAAAAAATTTTGAAAAATGGAGGGGTTGTATAAACTTATGTTGTATTATATTTTGGGATAGGGTTTTTGTATTTTAAGGTATTTATGTATGATGAAAAAAGTGATAAGATTAACCGAGAATGATTTGGTTAGAATAGTTAAGAAAGTCATAAGGGAAGATTATCGAGGTTCACATACTTCCCCCAATAAGGATGGTGATCCAATGCATGATTTGGAGAATACATTTGGTGATGATGTATATGGACGAAATTGTGTTAGATATTTCGGACATGGTGGTGGTGCGGATGATGTATATTCATGTACGGTTATTGGAATGGCCAAGGGTAAACCGGATAGGAAAATTAAAATATATCGTGCGGTTCCAAGGGGGGTTGATGTGATTAATCCTGGTGATTGGGTAACCATTAGTCCGAGGTACGCCAAAGAACATGGTTCAGCTTATTTGGATGGATATGATGTTATTTCAATGATTGTTAGAGCCAAAGAATTATATAACGACGGGAATAGCATTCATGAATGGGGATATAACCCGGAATAATATTTAAACCCCATTCTTTTATTAGTGATGGGGTTTTTTGTTTTTGGTATATTCAAGGATATTATATATATTTGTGTTTATTAAGAATTATATTATGAAAACGATTACTAAAGTTATTGAAGAGGTTATTGAACATCGTGGGGTTGTTTATACAAGATATGAAAAACATGATGCTGGTGTTATAAGTATTCAATGGAGGATCAATGGTGAGTTGGTTGAATATTATCGTGATGATAGTGGTTGGATGTATGGTGATTGTTTTGATGATGAATATCCCACCCCCGAATTGGAGGTTATGTATGAAGATATGATGTTGTGGTAATATGGAAGATAAATTAATTAATATATTGGGTAGATATATTCAATACAATTATCCTGAGTTATTGGATGGGAAATTATATTTCGATACTGGTGGTGTGTCCAGGGTATATGCAATGAGTTATGAAAACTGTTATATTGGATCGGTTATCATTCATGGGGGTGATGTATCATCCATTAATTTTATTAATAAGTATCGTTCGTTGAGGTATGTATTTGGTGATGAGTATAAGGAACTATTATTAAAGTGGTTTAATCGGGAACATGAGAATATGTTATATTCATTGTTGGGTAATGATTGTGGCGTTGTGTTCATTCATGTTTAGTTTCCCCCGGATTTTTATTTTGATATATTTATTAATATGGGTTTACAAGAAAATATACGAAGAATATTAAGGGAAGAATTATTAAATGAACGATTAACCGACGTTGATTTGGATGTTAATATGATATATGATAAATTCTTTAGGGATGATATTGAAAAGTTACATAAAACAAATATGGTTTCCGGTGATATGTTTGACACCAAGATTGGGATGATGACCACCGCGGATTTGGTTGGGGATCAGGCAAGGGAGGTCCATAAACTAAACCCATGTGAAATTATTATAAACAATAGAAACCTTGGTGGGAATTATTATTCACCAAACGATAATAAGATTGGTTTTGGAATTAATACATATGCATTAAAATGGCTTAATCAACATGATGGTGATTTTGAACTTGCCACCATTTCATTGGACAATCCCGGACAAAGGGAAATGTTCCCAAAAGAATTTGGGGAAACAAAGATTAAGGGTTCCATTCATCATGAATTGGCCCATTGGATTGATGATACATTGCATAACAAACATATCAAAAAAAGAATTGACAAACAAACCAAATTAAATAACAGAAATCTTGGGGGAATTCCCGTTGATATGTCCAAGATGGAAATTCAAGGACAAATCCATAATATAAAACAACTATATAATAAACATAAGGATGAATGGGATATATTATCATTTAACGATCTGTTGAAACTATCCCCCACCCTTAATAATATATATAACAATTTAAGATCCTCCGATTATGGTCATTTAAGAAAATGGGTTCGGGCAATTAAAACCCGAATGTATCGGGAAGGATTATTGGGTGGAAAAATGTATTAATGGGATATAAAAAAAGATATTTTTTCAATTCTTCTTTTTGTTCGGTATTATTTTAATAATATCGTTGTATCATTTTCTATTTTGATATCATCCATGGTTTTATATGCGTTGTGGGATATCTTTATAATTTTTTCATCTTTTGGTATGTTGACGTATCCATCCAAATTTGCGTAATAAGTATTTTTATCTGTTGTTACTTTAACTGCTGGTAATGTATCATTGGTTTGTATATCCAAAAACCAGATCTTGATCATCAATGCTAATACTAATGTTTTCATACCAATACGTATATTAAATTTTCGGTAAATGGGGTGAAATTTGATTTATTAACGTTTTATTAATATATTTAATAATAAAGTAATGTTATGAAAAGATATATTATGTGTTTGGTGTTTATTCTTCTTGGTTATATTTCATTATCACAAGAAGAAGTAACAATGGTTATTATGAAGGATAGTAATAATATCATTGAACAAATTGGTTATTTGGACCAGGATGGTAAAAAGGATTCCATATGGACCCAATATAATGCATTGGGGGTGGTTATTGGTATTGGATCATATTCCCACGGTATTAAGGATGGTTATTGGTATTGTTATAATGATTCCGGAAGAAAAATCTTCGAGGTGTTATATATCCATGGTGAAAAACGAAAAGGAAAACAATGGGATGACACCGGTCATTTAATTGATAAACGCAAGTGGTAAGATTATTTATCCCCCCGGTTTTTATTGGGGGGATTTTTATTTTAAGATATTTATTAATATGAACCTACAAGAAAACATATATAGAATAAAACAAATGATGATCTCCGAGGAAATGGTCCAATCGGATGCTTGGAAAACATTAAAGAAAACCTTGGATGGTCTTAAGGATAAGAAAAAGGTTTTATTATTGAGTTGTTCCAATAGATTCAATTGGGATGATAAAGATATCGATATTCCAAAATCAACAATGTTGGCCATGTATCTTCATGATCAATTGGGGGATAAGTCGGTATTAATTGATGTTCCCGAACTTAAAATATTCCCTTGTGAAGGAAATGTATCAAGAAAAGATGGGAATTCTTGTGGGCTAATGAAAGCGATGCTTAAAGATAAAGATAAGAACCCATCAGGTAATCATAGATGTTGGGCAAGTCTTAACAATAAGTCAGATGAGTTATGGAAAATCTCTAAAGAACTATTCGAATCTGATGCCGTTATATTCTTTAGTTCCGTAAGATGGGGACAAACAAATATGTATTACCAAAATTTAATTGAACGATTAACTTGGATTGAGAATCGTCATTCAACATTGGGTGAATCCAATCTTGTTAAAGATATTGAATCCGGTTTTATATGTGTCGGACAAAACTGGAATGGTGAAAATGTAACCGAGGTTCAAAAGAAGGTTCATGAATTTTATGGTTTTAAACCAAATGATGATTTTTATTGGAACTGGCAATTCACCAAGGACGTTAATGATGAAAAACTATCATCCTATAAAAAGTCCCACGATAAATTTATTAAAGATACCAAGTTACCAAAAGATATATGAATCAATTATTATAAATAAATATATTTTTTCAGCCCCATTCTTTTTTGTTTGGGGGTTTTTTATTATATTTGTTATTAATTAAAGATTTATGATTATGAAAAAGGGTATTAACTGCGAAATAAAAGAACGAAGATCCATAAATTGTGATTTGATGGATTTTTGTTATTTATCAAAACCTGGTGATTTTATTGAAATAACCGAATGGGTGAATTTGGATGGGTATGATATAACCATTAGTGAAAAACAATTTTCATTGACCCATGGTGAGTTAAAAGCATTAAAGAAATTAATTAAGATATTGGATAAATCATGAATAAGTTATTGTTTGGTTTGTTGATGTTTGTACTTGGTTTCACTATAGCCCAACTATTATTAAATTTATTAATTAAATGATGAAAGATTTTTTTGTGAGTTATAACCAAGCGAAAGAATTAAAAGAAATTGGATATGATGAATATTCCTGGTTTGGTATGGAATGTTCATTATATAAAACGGACGGTAAACATACATTCTATGCGAATGGAATTGGTGATGGAACTTATATATCCGCACCATTGAAAAGTCAGGTGTTAAAATGGTTTAGAGACGAATTTCAAGTATATGGTGAAGTTTTAACTGACCAAACCACCGAACCAAAATTTGTTTACAGTTATCCCCAATTTATAGGTAATCCAAATGATTTAACTGAAAAAGAGTGGGAATGGAGGGGTGGATTATATTCTGTTTTATATAGAACATATGAACAAGCGGAGTCAGAATTAATTGATTCATTAATACAATTTGTTAAATTTGAGAAGGGAATGTTATGAGTTCAAAAAAAATAAAAATCGGTGGGTCTCAATTCACATTTGTGTTAAGACATCGCTGGGAAAAAGGTAGTAAATCTATTTTAGATAATTACGACGCGAACAAGTTAAGAAAAGAATTATCGTTGGGTATCTGGTTTAAGAAAGATAAAGTTGTTGGTGTCGTTAAAAAAGGATCGGACAACAGTGAAACTGTAAAGAATACCTTCAACGTGGATAATATGGTTAATGATTACTACGTTGGTCTCAACTTGATTGTTTGTAAAATTTGGGTTAATTTTACTTTTAAACCAACATTTGGTTCGAATTATAAAGATTAATATATGAAATATAGAATTAAAGTAGAAACTACAAATGATTGTTAGCCGTAGCAATACCTCTCGCAATAATATACGGATTAGGTAAGTGGCAAACTAAAGGTGAACTATATGTTGATACTGTCGAGGTTTTTTTAAGAGGATGTATTGCGGTGATATTATTAGTGGCAATCATATTCGGATTAATATTTATCTATGCTGTCGGAAGTAGAATCGTAGATAAATTAATATAAGATGATGAAAAAATTTATTGATGAACATTGGTTTGGTGGTTTTTTACTAATGATACTTATATGTGTAATGTATATTCTTTATGTACATGAACATGCCACAAGAACTGAAGGTTGTTCATATATTGACCATGTTTGTGTAAAATCACATATAGAAACTAGTGAACGATATTATGGTAAAAGATGGAATACTATTAAAACAGAAGTATGTGATGAATCTGAGGAAATTGAAGTCCCTCGTGATTGTATTACATACCATTGGTTCTGGGGTGATCATAAAGATTATTAAAAAGAACTAGATATAGAAACTGTTTTTATAGACTCGTTACGTCCCCACTAATACCCCCTATTGTTTGTGGTAGTTTGGTTTATAAACATTTCAAAAGATTAAGATAACTCAATGGATGATAATCTAAAAACTAGGATAAAATTGTCGATTAAAAAAATTGGATTAAATTCTTCAATTGATTTATTCGGTAAAGATATCATTAATGAAGTCTATAACAATCATTTTGAATTTATGAATAACTTCAAGGATTTAAGGAAATTAACCAATTCAGATGATTCCGTAATTATTTGGGTTAGTGAAAATAATGAAATCATGTTTAGATATCGTCCAGAGGTTTGTTCGGTTATGTTTAACTATCAAGAAATCTGGACGTATTTTTCTTACATAAAGGAACTTGATTTCTTTTCTACTGTTCAGATATTAAAGAATTGGTTTGTCGAATTTTATAAGTTACCCCCCAACACTTATTGGGATATTGATTTCCGTCATGATCTTCAGGATTTTCATTATGATTTCGTTTAATTATCCGATATTATTCCAAATCACAGTTTTTCTATATAAATGAATATTTTTAATATCTTTTTTGTATCGTTTTTTTTTATAAAATTTTTTGTTTATGTTTGAAGAAAAGAAATTTTATGAAATTAGGGGAATTTATTAAACAATTTAGTCATAATAATATCATTCGTTTGTGGTATGAAAATGATGGAGGGTATAAAGCGGTATTAGATCACGCGAATGATGTATCGATGGACTGGGAAGTGAATAAACAACAAGGTAAATTCAGACATTACATTAATAATGAAGTAATAGGTCTTGTCGGTATTGAATTTTCAAACGAGATAAAACATCATGACGCAATTAACATCGTAATAGAAAAATTGGAAAACCAACCCCACCTGGAAGAATTAACTAATAAAAATATATCACAACATGAATCTATTTAAGGACTTATATAAAAAATATTTTGGTGGAGTAGAACCGAACTACCAAGAACAGGTGGTAATTTATGTACATTAAAAGATGAAACTTATATAAAATGAAAATTAATCGGGTTGATGTTTACAATAAATGTTCGGGACACTGTGCTTATTGTGGTAAAAATATTACCATAAAGGAAATGCAAGTGGACCACGTAAAACCATTATATCGTAATGATAAAGATGAAACACTTGTTGTTTGGGGTGTTGAACGAGGAACTGACGATATGGATAATTTAAATCCATCTTGTGTTAGATGTAATAAATGGAAATCAACCTTTTCTTTAGAAATGTTTAGAGAAGTGGTTCAAAATTCCATAAACAGATTGGAACGTGACACACCTAACTTTAGATTAGCAAAAGATTATGGTCTATTGAATGTAACAGAAAATAAAGTTATATTTTATTTTGAGAAACATTTTAATGATGAGTAGATATAGAATTAGAATTGATGAATTAAATAACGGTGAGAAACGATATGTTGCTCAAGTTATGAAAATGGAAATTAATGGTGGCTGGATTAAAAGACCAAGAATTGTTTGGGAAAACATTAATAATATTTTATATCTAACTGAAGAAGGTGCATTGTCAGCAATTGAGATAGATAAAGATTTAGAATCTCAAAAATATAAAAATAGTGTTAAATCAACAACATTCAAAATGGTGGAATGATGAATAAAAGTGAGATTAAAAAATGTGTTGGTGAAATCATTGATACATTATGTGATAGAGGTGGATTCGATGATTGGTGGTTTAACCTCGATGACGAGACAGAAAAAGAAATCACCGATAAGTTAGAAGAAATAATTAAACGAAGATTTGAAAAATGGAAAATAAAATAACAATATTTATTGAACGGATGAAAAAGGTTGGTATTGATGTTGTTTTATCATCAAACTACCCCTGGATTTATATTGATTATATCAATAACAAACGAGTTGTTGAAACCTTCTCCGGAAATCACGGATTTACATTGGCGTTTATTCCGGTACGTCCAGATGGTGAAATAGAATTTAGTGATATTAATGAAATCTTTAAGTTAATTCGAAAATACATTTAACCCCACCAATAATAGTATTATTGGTCCGATCCCCACTTTTTTTATTAAGGGTGGTATAACTAGTGTTAATAAATAATAGAAAAATATTGTAAAAATATTTTATATTTTCTATACTTTTTATACACTTACAGTATATTTATATGAAAACAAGTTTATGTATTATAAATTATCGGATTATGCCAAAAAATTTAACGTCACTTATCGAACCGCTTGGAATCGTTTTAAGAAGGGTAAGATTAAGGGTGCATTCATTGACGAAACTAATCATGTATTAATACCAATTAATAAACTTGAAAAGAAGAATAACGTAATAATTTATTCTAGAGTTTCTACATCATCTATGAAGGATAATTTAGAAAGACAATCTGAAAGATTAACCAATTACGCGATTAATAATGGTTATACAATTATTGATAATATAAAAGAAATTGGTTCAGGTTTGAATGATAATAGAAAAAAATTAACCAAAATACTTAAACAAAACAATTATGATATTCTTTTGGTCGAAAATAAAGATCGTTTAACTAGATTCGGATTTAATTATATTGAAACTTTATTGAATAATAACGATAAAGAAATAATAGTTGTTAATCGAACAGATGATGATAAGACGGATTTAATTCAGGATTTAGTTTCTATAATTTATTCATTTTCGGCTAGGATGTATGGTTTAAGAAAAACAAACAAGATATTATTGAGTTTTTAGAAAAATAATGATTTTAATCGAAAAACATATTATTGACAATAATAATCCTTTTTTTAAGGAAATAGATAATCTATGTTTTTTGGGTAAAAATTTATATAATAGAGCTAATTTTATTGTTAGACAAACATTCATTGAGACTTCTAAATTAAAAGAAGAAGGGAAGTGTGACCATGCAATATATTTCGGTTATTATGACTTAAAAAAAATTCTAAAGTCGGATGAAAATTATAAGTCATTACCAGCTAAAGTGTCTAGTTTAGTTTTAATGAAATTAGATAAGAATTGGAAATCATTTTTTAAGTCAATAAAAGATTGGAAGAAAAATCCTCACAAATATACCGGTAAACCTAGTTTACCTAATTATAAAAATAAATTAAATGGTAGGGTTATGTTGGAGTATGAATTGGGTGCAATATCTAAACCTTATCTTAAAAAGCATAAACAAGTTAAATTGTCAAAAACAAATTTAATAATACCATTTATAAATAATACAAATAAATTGAATCAGGTACGAATAGTTCCGATTAATAAAATCGAATATAAAATAGAAATTGTATATGAAAAACAAGAAAATTATGAAGTAGATTTTCCAGATAATTCATACGTTGGTGTGGATTTGGGTGTTAATAATTTAATAACTATAACATCAAATAAAAAGGGGGTAAGACCTGTACTTATTAACGGTAGACCAATTAAATCAATTAACCAATTTTATAATAAAACCAAATCTAAATTAATGTCGGAATTGCCAAATAAATCTAAAGTAGAATTAGATGAATATAAACTTAACTATGGTAAAGAAGGTTCAAAACAAGTTAAACATTCAAAAAAAATTAATCAATTAACTAATAAACGCAATGGTAAAATAGAGAAATATTTTCATCAAACATCAAATTATTTAATTGATTTTTGTTTAAATAATGAAATTAAAACAATATGTGTTGGTAAAAATAAATTTTGGAAACAAGGAGTTAATAATGGTAAAAAGAACAATCAATCATTCGTATCAATACCATTTTCAAAATTAATTGACCAAATATTATACAAAGCCAAACTTAATGGATTAATTGTTATTTTAACGGAAGAATCGTATACTAGTAAAGCTAGCTTCATGAATATGGATGAAATACCGATATATGGTGGTGAAAATGATGAAAATCTTTATAACTTTTCCGGTTATAGACAACATAGAGGTTTATATAAAATAAAAGGTGAAAAAACAACCATTAACGCCGATGTTAACGGTTCGTTTAACATCATACGAAAAGTAGTCCCAAATGCATTTGTTGATGGGATAGAGGGTATTCCAGTTTGCCCAATCAAAGTAACGTTTGATAAATGAAAATGAATGTAATATTTCCATATATTACTATTAATTTTCAAACTGGGGATTTCCTTTTTTAATTTATTTTTCTTATTATTGATGTATGATAACAACCATAAAAAATAAGATTCAAGAACAGTTAACCGACTTCACCATTCAGGATGGATCGGGACAACGAACCATTGGTGATTTATTGGAATTTAAGGCGATTGAAATATTGAAATCGTTAAAGGATGATAATTTAATTAATGAATATGTTGAAGCCAGAAGTAAAAAATCCGTTGAAGATATATCATTAATTGAAAATGGCGTTCATCATTATGTGGATATTAAAACACACAACCTTGATTTGGATTTTTCCATGCCGAATCTGACATCCATTGAAAAACTACGAGAAATCCTATTGGATGAAAATAAAAGTTTAATATATGTATTCATTTCCTACAAAATCCAAGAAAATTTGGTTATAATTAACAATATTGAGGTTAAATATATCTGGAATTTGGATTTTTCAATATTAAGAATCGGCTCACTAGGTAGAGGTCAACTTCAGATAAAAAATATGAATAATGAATTAATTTTCAACGATGATACCAAGTTAACCTGGTTTGAAAAACTTAAAAAAGTGGTTAATTTATATCACGATTCAAGAATAAAGAAGATTGAAAAAGAAAAAAAGTTATGGATATAAGATATTTCAACGAAAGTTTTGAGAATTCGGTTAAATACATTGAAGATAATTCCGTTGATTTATTCTTTTTGGACCCCCCATATTACATTTCAGGTGGAAAAAAACAAAATATTGACCTAATTGAGGGTGATCGTCAAGATTGGGACAAACAATGGTCATCAAAAGATGAATTTAGAAGTTGGATTAAGGATGTTTTAAGTTTATCATATAGACAATTAAAGGATACCGGGTCAATATATGTTTGTATTAGTTGGCAAAACTCCAATATTATTCAAGATGTGTTGGAAGAAGTTGGTTTTTATATTCAAAATAGAATCACCTGGAAACGGGATAAAGGTCGTGGTGCAAAGAATAACTGGAAATCAATCCATGAAGATATCTACTTTGCCACCAAACATTCCAAAAATTATACATTCAACATTGATGAAGTCATGGTTGAGAAGAAGGTGATAGCACCATATAGGAATGAAGATGGAACACCAAAAGATTGGTGGGTGAATGAACAAGGGGAGAAGGTTAGATTAACTTATCCTGGGAATTTATGGGATGAATTTTGTGTCCCTTATTGGAGTATGTTGGAGGTTAGAAGTTATGCTAAAACTAAGAAATCACCGGATAATGTATTGACCAAACATAATACCCAAAAACCAAAAGATTTGGTTAAAAAATGTATTGTTGCCAGCAGCAATGTTGGTGATCTGGTCGTTGATTATTTTTCTGGTAGTGGGACAACCGCAATAGCTAGTGAAGACTTAAAAAGAAAATCAATTGTTTTTGATATTAATGCAACTTGTATTGAAATGTTAAAAACCAGAATCAAAAATGAATTGGTTTAATATTATTTATTATATTTGTTAAAAAAAATACATATGGAAATCGCACATTTAACTTATAACTCGGTCTTTAAGGATCATAGAGGAACATTTGCCCCGTTATCATTAAAAAATAACGTCGGATCAAAAGATAAAAATTGGATTCAAAGTAATATTAGTGTAAATCCGTTATTATATACGTTGAGAGGTTTACATTTCCAAATTAACGATAAGGAACAAGCAAAACTGGTTAAGGTTATTTCAGGGTCAATCATTGATTTTGTTTTGGATATTAGACCAACTTCACCAGAGTTTTTGAAACTATCCTTATTTGAAATGAGTCCAGGTTCGGAGTTGTTGGTACCTAGGGGTTATGCCCACGGGTTTATCACAACCGACGCTAATACGGTAGTTCAATATCTTGTCGATAACGATTATTCACCGGAAAATGAAGGTTCAATTTACTGGAAGGAAGTAAACGGATTAGACAAGAAATTATATGATTTAATTGGTTTTGATGATGAAGATATCGTCATTTCAGATAAAGACTATATCACCAAGAATTTCGATGTATTATGAATGATAAATTAAAGGATAAGATTAAATCGACAGTTTTTAAACTTGGTTTGAAATCGTCGATTGATCTATTCGGTAATAGTTTAATAAACCAATCGTTTAATGATAATCCATTGTCATTTTTATCACAATATAATAAATTAACTAAAATTGATAATGACCAATATATTCATCTTAAAGATAAAGACGGGGAAACAATAGTTATGTATTATTCAAAACATTTATTGGAAAAGAGGGGTAATGTTTATATTAATGGAAGTAAAATTTGGATATTTTTTTCTTTTGTGATGGATTTTGATAAGGTGGTGATTGATAAAATTATAAAAGATTGGTTGAAAAATGAATATGGTATTGTCGGATTAGAACCCACACCTATATCGGTTTAATATTATAAATAATGTAATATTTATTAATATGAAAATCATTATAACGGAACAACAAAACGAACAACTGAATCGTAAAATTAGATTAGCGGTTGAAAAACTTGGTCTGATTCAATCTAGAGAAATATTTGGTGATAATATTATTAAAGAAGCTTATACTGATAATTCAGAGTCGTTTTTGAATCCATTTAAAAATTTAAGGTTAGATGTTGAAGGTGATGACTGTCATTATATTGATGAAGATGGTAAAAAAGTAATATATTACGATAAAACCTTTAAAAAGAAGGGGGTAGGTAGTGTTTTTTTTGATTGTAATACAATTTTCAATTTTTTCACTGAAGTTATGGATTTTGATTGGCCCGAAATTGATCCAATATTGTTAAATTTCCTTGAAAAAGAATATAATCACACGGGTCAAGGTGTGTCTTGTCTGGATATGACGGAGTGGTGATTACGGACAAAATAATAAGGTCGGATTATCCTTTTTAATTTCAACTGTTGGAAATTTTCCCTTGAATATTTTTAAATTAAATGGATTCACAATTAAATGATAACCATTTTTTGTTTTTATTGTCGCAATATAACTATATCCAGGACTATCTTTATGTAAATCTTCAATTGTTTTTTCAATATCTTCCTTATTTAATAAATCTTCTTCATCAATATCAACAACCCACCTTTTTGGTTTTTCATTATGGAATTCACCAGCAACGGATAAATAAGCGTTTTTTACCGATTTATGGTCGTTATTTAACATTAATTCGGTGATTTTTCTAATAGTTTGAACGGAACAAATCTTGGCACTACGTCTATTCAACCTAATATAAGCCCTTGAGTTATTCAACATACATTGTTCAACAATTTTTAATTCAACCTTATCGTATTCTTCCAATGAATAAATGAAATAATTGTCAATTAACTTCATGTCCCTAGATAAACCGGGGTTATCTTTTCTTCGTTTGATAATCTGAATGAAATAAAAATCATCCGAAGATTCAAACTCTAATAAGGATCTAATATGTTCAAAATTATTTACCATAAAATAAGTTTAATTAAAAAAGTCGAGTTAATCAATTATTAGGTTTTTATCTAATAGTTGTTTTTATTAAAGATGTTTATTATTTTTGTAGAAATAAAACAATAATGAAAAAACTATTATTAATTTTAATCCTGGGGTTAACAATAACCAGCTGTAAACATGATCCGGTATCATCTTCAAGGGAAGGTCTTGATATAAAAGTTGATTTACTTTTTGAAAAAGATGGAATCAAAATGTATCGTTTTTATGATAATGGGCGATGCCATTATTACACAAATAAAGGTGAGACAATAACCACCCAACAATCCGGTAAAACAACTTATCAAGAAAACATTCAATAACGATGGATAGAATTATACCTTCAATGGAGAATCGATTATTATTCTTCTTAAACGAACCAACACCAGAACAATATATTGAAAGCATGATCGACCTGGAAAAGAAAATTGAAAAGGATATGATTGAGGTTTTCAATAAGATTGGTGTTCACGCGATTGTTAAGACAGATAGATATTCACTACCTTATCAACATGAAATAAAAACAACACAAATGGGTGAATCGTATCTTAATGGTGCGTTTGAGTCAATTAAATTATATCGTGAGGTGCTAAAAGAAATGATTGAGAATGATATTCGTAAAATTAGGTTTTATATTTTGGCGGAAGTTGCCGACACAGTTTCAATGGGTAAGGTAAATTATTATTTCAGATATTATGAACATTATTAAATCAAACCGATTCATATTTATCTGGTAATATTTCATTTTAAGTGAAATTAAATACATTATTTCATCTTAAGTGAAATTAAAATGACACTATGATAAATTTGGTTGAAGGTAAAATTTCCAATTATCAATATATATTACTATAATTTAATCATGAATATAATTTTTTACGTAATCTGTTGTAATGAAGTTAGAAAAGACTTTATGAAGGAACAATTCACTTCATTGGATATACCTTATGAAATAGTCTATTTTGACGCTTTTACCCCAGATAATTCACAAGATTGGTTATCAAAAACCGAAAAATACGCGAGTGATAGACTTCAATGTTGTTTTAGATCCCACGTCGGTGTATTAAAAGACTTTATGGATAATCATAAACATGATTATGTTTGTGTTATTGAGGACGATGTTTGTTTATTAAAAGAAGGTTTTGTTGAAAAACTGGAGTTTTATATCAAACAATATGAAAATGTTAAGATGAATGGTATTGATTATCTATCCATCGGATATCTTCCAACGATAACATCTAACACCTTCAAAACACCCTATCTGGACGATGAAAAATTCCAATTGGTTAGGAATGAAAATGGGTTATATTATGATTTCGCCAATTGTGGTTTTACAATCTGGGGGACACAGTGTCAGATTTTCCCAAGAAAAACGTGTGATATGATCATTGATACATTATATAAGGATAATGGTGACGATGTATTAACTTCGGCTAATGAATATTATAACAAATATGGTTATTATCAAAATAAGGTCATTTATTTAACACCAGATGCCGTATTTCCCACCTTATTTTCACAATCCGTTGTTTATCCACCTTTATGTATGGAGGGAAGAATGTATTCCGAAATTCATAATAATAACGAATCCGAGTTAAGGTTTCAAAATATCGTGAATTATGGAATGGATTTAACAAAATATTATAATTTTTAATATTTATATATTAATGAAGGTTATAATAAACGAAAATCAATTAATGTTTTTGGTTGAAAAGGTGAAAACCAATAAATATCAATATCAAGTTAGGGATATTGGTGGATCCGATGTTTATTATAAGAAAAAAGTTGGTGATAAGTTATGGAAGTTCATTGAAAAGGATGAATTCGATAAAAAATCCAATAAAGATAACCTGGTTAAATATAAAAAGAAATGAAGTTAATAATAACTGAGGATCAATATAAATTATTTCTCAATGAATCATTGGTTATTAATGACGTTAAGATTTCACCCGAAAATCCAACAAGTGGGGGTAAATTATCCTTGGAATACAACGGAAATAAAACAACGTATTCGGTTAAGGTTAAAGTTAAAAAGTTGGGTTTGACATTATATGACGGGCCGATCGCGGTTAAGAATATCTGGAAGAAGGGGAATGAAGTTTGGGTTATAGATAACACAAAAAAGATGTTTAAGTTGGATAATAACCAGATAAATAAGATTATTAGTTCAGCGAAAAAGAATGATAATACAATTTATTTCGCCGGAACTGGTGAAGTTGGGGGTATGTCCGGTGATTATTCAGCAACATTAACCAAAGTTTGATATATTTATAAATAAAAATTGATATGGATAAGAAATTAATTACGGAAGATATCCAAAGAATGCGTTTTATGTTTGGATATGAACCAGGAAAAGTTATATCTGAACAACAAGATATTAACGAACTTGGTGGAATGGAAGATGGTCACCCAAAATTTGGGAAGATGAATTTTTCAAAAATGAACGATGAGGAACTTGAAAAAGTATTGGACGATATTCTAGCTTCAGATAATGAAGAAGGTTTTGAAGAAGAGGATGAGGTGATTTACGAAATCGAAGTTGAGGAAGGTTTTGATTCACCAGAAATGAAGGATTTTAGAGGTGATAAAGACTTCTTAGAAAAAGAATTCAAGAAAATACCAAAAGGGGTTAAACCAAATATGAACACCGTTGATCGTGATGATTCGATCACCACTGGTAAATACATCAATAACATGTTTGATGATTATTTGGATGACGCCGATCTATCCTGGTTGGATGAATCTTGGGACGAAGAATAAAACATATTAAACTCCACTCAAAAGGTGGGGTTTTTTTATTTCCAGATATTTATATATAAAAGAAATTATGAATAACAAAATGGTTAACCTGGTATATTGGATCATAACATCATTCTTCTTTATTGTATTCTGGACCCAAGTTTGGGGGTGGTATAATGATGGTGTTGAAATGTATGGGATTATTGGTTCAGGTGTTGCTGCTAATGGTGCGTTTATTGGAAATATTGTACATACCATCATTGAGAAAAATGAAGCGTATAAACTGGAACATGGGGGTGAAGATATGCCTTTTGTTGTCAATGTTAAAAAAATATTTGGAAGATGATTATATTAACAATCCTTGGTTTTTTATTAATAACCTTCGCTGCGGTATCCGAGTCAATTATGGATAAACTTCAATTCCATTATGACAAATCGATATTTAAGAATCCAAAATATAATCAATTGTTTTGGAATCCAATTGAATCATGGAAAAACAAATGGAAGGAAGATCTTAAAACCGAGAAGTTTATCGGATCTTCAACCCTATTTGTATTCACAACTGACGCTTGGCACTTATTTAAGTTTTTCAGAAATACATCACTGTTCATTGGTTTACCACTAATCGCAATTGGTCATAAACCATTGATGGTATTATTATTTGTTGTTATCGCTAGAATTTTATACGGATTAACTTTTACCTTATGTTTTGATAAGTTATTAGTTGATAGTCCAACAAAAATCGGTTAAGTACTTATCATTTCCGTTAACTTCTTCCATTTTTTGCTTATGGTCAATGGAATGTTTTCTAGTATATTCCTTGTCTTCTTCCGTTGAAGGTATTAAAAAATCTTCTTGGTCAAAATGATTAATTTTGGCTAGTCGTATGAATTCATTGTAGTCCTTGTCGTCAATTTTATTTTTTAAGACAACGAACGATCCGACACAAGAATGCCAGAATACTTTTCTACCATCGTAAACCACCCAATAATAATCATCACTATCGTCACCTACTGCAACTAATCTAAATAGTTTTCCATTAAGTATAACAAATTCACCTTTATGCTGGTTGAATTTCTCTAATATTTGTTCTATAACTGTCATCTTTTTTAATTGATATGTAGGTTTCATTGTACCAACCAAAAACTTCTTCTTCAAACTCGTTTACTGGTTGGAATTCATCCAAATTTAAGGATATTTCTTCGAAAAAACATTCATTTGGAAATCTTATGTTAAGTTTTTTCATGATAAATAATTCGATATATTTTTAGCAGCTTCAAAAGCATCTTCCATATTTTCAATAATCTTTTTTCCCCTCAACTTAAAAGGTATTACATAAGATATTCCGTCGCGATCCATCCAATCTCGACTTATATCGTCAGATTCTTCGTATAAATTGTTAAATTTTTCTTGATATTCATTCCATTCATCTTCCGGATAATCTTCTTTTGTTGGTTTATAACCCCTATCAAATAAACGATCACCAATCTTAAATAATTGACCACCACGGTGGGTGTAACCGTACATTCCTTCTATAATTGGATTATCTGTACCATAAGTATCTTCAGTGATTAACGCTGCAACACCGTGGGGATGTTGTTCATCAACCATTAAATTGTTTTTAACGTACCATCTTGCTTCATCGATACCACCAACATAATCACCTTTTTTTGATAAAAATGAATTTGTTAAAGTAGATTCATTATTCGGACCGAAGGTGTGAACACCAATCATCCCCCCAGTTAATCTTTCAATTTCTTGAATTTCTTCTTTTGTTATAATTTTATCTTGAGTCGTTTTCATATCGCCAATTCTAATTTTGAATTTATTTTTTTTATATTTTCAATGTTATATATCTTGAAGTCATCAATAGTGTAATCATAAAAATCTTTATTTTCAACTAATTCAAAATATGGTTTGTCATTTAATGGTGTTTTTTCCAATATTTCTTCAACCGCGTTGAAGTGTCTGTCGTAGATATGAATGTTTTGAACCAAATGACAAAATTTACCCACTTTATAACCACAATGACCAGCGACCATCATTTGTAATGCCAGGTATTGTCCCTTGTTTATCGTGTTCGCGGTTAAATAATCTGACGATCTTTGCGTTAGGGTTAAATCTAGGTATAATTCATCATTTATCTTTCTAACCGACCATAATGTTTCATAAGCACAAGGATGTAAACCTTGACTTTCTTCCAAATCCGAATATTGGTATAAATTAATGATGTGTCTTCTACCGAATGGATCATTTTTAAGACCATTTAATAACTTATTCATTAAATCGTACTTCCTAACTGTTTCACCATACCTAACACCTATTGTATCATCCCCAATGTTCCAATCATCCCACCAATTAATCCCCATTTCACGGGCAACCTTAAGTGAAGATGTTTGTTTTTGATAAATCCATAATATTTCCTTAATTCCGGTTTTTATTGCGGTATTTCTCAAGGTAATAATTGGAAATTCTCCTTTTGTGATATCATATTCTTCGAATACTTGTGTAATAAATTTTGAATAAGCGGGTGTCCCATCATGATATTTTGGTCTGGGGTTTTCATCCCATGATCCTTCATTCATAATTTTATTTATGTTGTCCAGGTAGTATTTATCCGCCTTATTCATAATAACTAAATATTTCTTCTTTATATTCTAAAGTCATTTCTTTAGTTGGAGTTGGTTCATAATAATCATTATCAAAATCTGGTAGATTATTTGGGTCAAAATATCGTTCCATACCAGTTTCGTAGTTATTATTGAACCATTTATTATATCGTTCCTCCAATGTTAATTCACGTTCAGTTATTTTAACCCCCCACTTCTTAGAAAACCCATCATCCGTTTTGATTTTGATGATGAATCCTTCAATTGAAAATGGTCTAAAAGACATTCCCGAAGCACTATAAGTACATTCTCCGTACTCTACTTGTTCTAATGTAGAGAACCCCTCAGAGTCCTTGATATACTTCTTATAAACATCATCAATAATTTCATTGAAGTGATTCGTCCAAACCAAATTATGTGCGGGACCTTCAAACGTTTCGGCTATATTCATTTTATTTTTAATTTGTTGATATAATTTTTTTAATTCCTCGTTATCGGAATATGAACCGTTATATTTTAAGAATTTATCAATTAAAGTATAAACGATATTATCTACTTCCCCCTCGGTGTACATATTAGAACCAAAATAAAATTTATCATCTGGTGTGTAGGCTAAAGCAGTTGGTTCATTTTCCCAATCATTTGGATCAATTTGGGGTAGTTTACCTTCCGCTCTTAATTTGTCGATACGTTCAAACGCTCGTTTTATAATATCATTATCCATGGTTAATTTATTTCTAAACGTTTTTTTAATTAAAGATAATAATCTTCATCGTTAAAGTCAAAATTATTGAACCTACCCCCCTTAAAACAAGATTTACATTCCTTATGTTCCCAAGATAGACCAACATTTTTACCACAAGTTACACATAATTTTTTGTTTGACAATTTTTTATCCAATAAAAAGTCGGTAATTACGTTAATTAATTGGTTTTTATATTCTTTAACCAGTTCAATGTTATCTTGATTCACCAGGTTTTGGAAATCAAACACATTTGTGAAGTTAAGAAATAGATCAACACGTTTAAGTTCATCTTCCACCGATTTTAGTTGGTAGGTATCTTTTGGTTTGGTTATCTTATTTGTTCTATATATTACCGGTTGTTCATGATAAACACGTTCGGTGATAACGGTCCAATATTGAAGGTTTGATTCCGTTACCGGTAAATTTAATAACCTCCAGGCGATATAAATATCCAGTTTCTCTAACGTTTGATTTTTTCCCAACAATTCCAGATAATTATCCGTTTGTTCTGGGGATATGATATGTTTAAGGGTATCTGGAGTTAAATCCAATTTATCATAAAACGACAATTTCCCATATAATGTTTTTTGGGGTAGTTTTGATACGATATCGATGTTTATTGGAAGGTACGCTCGTTTAATATCTTCGGCGGGTTCGTTAAATTTCTTTATGAAACTGGCACTTGAAAACCCATGACAATGGATTGTCCCTTCTTCACTAAAACCATATCTTCCGGCCCTACCACCAATTTGTTTAATTTCCGTTGGTGTTAATTCTCGAACTTCAACACCATCAAACTTTTGATTGGTCAAGAAACAAACATTATCACAAGGGAGGTTAACTCCCATTCCAATAACATCCGTGGATACGCAAACATCGGTTTCACCGGTTATAAATTTCTTTATTTGTTGTTTTTTGACTTCTGGGGGTAGGTTACCATATAATACCGATACATTATGACCATTTTCTTCCAACATCGCCTTTTTAAGAAGGACTTCCACCCTTGAGAAGGTAATAAAGACAGTTTTTGGTTTGATCTTCTTTATATTATATTTTTTATCTGAAAATGTTAATGGGGTTAATCTTGTAAATTGATTGATTGCGTATTTTCTATTTAATTTTGTTAGTATTTCTTCCAAGATATATAACCCTTCATTGGAAGTTATTAAAAACATCTTTTTACATTTTGCTTCAAGGATAACTTTTAACCAGGACTTCCCACGATTAACATCCCCAATTAAAAAACATTCATCCAGGATCACAACATCATATTCATTCTTATAATCCATCATTTCCGTTGTTCTGGAAGATATTGATGAACCATTAATAACCTTATCTTCCCCCGTAAATAGATCACAAGGGTATCCCAGTTCATTTATTTTTTCATAATTTTCAAACGCAAGTAGTCTTAATGGGGATAAATAAACCCCATCCCCAGATTTCATTAATTCATCCACCGCCTTATGTGTTTTTCCCGAATTTGTTGGACCAACATTTATGATATATTCGGTTGAATTATTGTTGAACCACATGGAATAAATTTCCTGGGTGATCGGATCAATAATTTCGGATGTTTCCTTTAATAATCGTTGGGTTTTTTCTTCTTGTTTTGCCATATTAATATTTTTTTTAAGTCGAAACAAATATTCGTTCATCATTTTTTTCGATGGTGTAAAACGAACCTTGACCAACAAACACTTTTAATTGATATCCTCTATATGTTGAACCTCCACCAAAAAACATGGTGTCATCTTCACATGGGGGTGAATATAAGAATATGGTATCAACAATGATATTAAATAAGTTGGATGATTTTATCCTATGTTTTTCATTTTCTTGTTCTTCAAAATCATTTTCCCATTTTATGAATTTTTGAATTAATTCTTCAAACGTTTCATCGGATAATGATTCTAGATATACCCATAATCTTTTTTTTCGATCATTGTAGATTTCAAACTTTTTTCGAACTTTTAGGATATATAGTTCACCTTCAGGGGTTTTATAGAAATCCTTCAATTTTTCGGCCAATTCGTTTAATTTAGTAAAATCGTTCATTTCTAATTTCTTCTAGTATTAGGATTAATTGATCCAATTCTGGGGTTGTTTCATTAATTAATATATCCGTTTCTTTTTTACCGTAAAACTTCCAATATAATAAATGTGTTGTTAGTATAATTAAAATTGTTGTAATATCAAAATCAAAAAAACCAAAATAAACCGCAAGTGAAGGAATGATAACGAAGGGGATTATTGAAATAAACCACAAAACTTTTTCCAAGAAAAAAAATCTAATTAGTTTTATGGTTCGAACATATATATTCATTTGTCTTTTGGTAAAATCTTTTGTTCGATCCAATTCTTCCTTTTTAATTTCTTCACTAGTTTTTTTCATTGTTTTATTTTTTTAATGAATGATAAATTGAAGACACTTCTTTACGATCCGCCGGTAGGTTTCCAAAATGACGCATAACTTCGGCGATATTTAAGTCTTTTTCTTCAATTAACTGTCTAACAATAATTGTGATTTCTTCTTGAGTCATTTGTTTCGGTAAATAAGATTCAACAATTGTTAATTCTTCATTTAATTCATCCGTTGGGGAAGTTTTAATAGATTCACGTAGTGATTTGGCAATCTTATTTAAGATGTTCGTTATATCATCATCCGATAGAGTATCAATACCATTATTTTTTTCCATTGTCTGAATTTCGCCACGGATCACGGATAATAGATTCTTTTTAACTTGTTCCTTGTTTTTCATTGCCGTTATAAAATCGGCGTTTATCTTTTCTTTTAACATAATATATATTTATTATAATTCCCAGATACTTTTTCTTTTTTTCTTGGACAACTTATATGATAACCATAATGCAATTTTTAATATTAACTTTTTCATCTAGTGATCATAATTAACGTATCACAAACATTAAATTTTTTTTTGGTTGTTATTCTAACGCCACAATCCGTGGTTACCGTATATTTGGTATTAAATTCAGTTATTGTCGGTTCGTTAACTTCCGTAACTTCTGTAACGATACATAATTTTCTTTTATCCGCCAAGTGGGGGGTACATGAAAATAACAGTAAGATCAAAATCAAGTTTTTCATAACAATTCTTCAATTAATTTAACAACGGATGATTTATATCCACCAATATTCCACTCGGTTATTGATTCAATATTTGGGTTACCATATTTCAAACCATTTTTATAGTTATAGATATTGGCTACATCACCATTATCGAATTCAATCTTCCAGTTAACATCTGTTTTACCGTCACCACTATTTTTACCAGGTTCACCAAATACATTAACCAACTTCTTATAAGTTGTTTTTATTTCTCCTTTATATGATGTTCCACTTACATTAATGAATTCATCATTGTGTGTTCTGAAGTTCATGACTAATCGTTTTATAAGGTAAATATAACTAAATTAATTTGGATTTTGATTGATTTTTTGAATAAATTTTTCAGCTTGTTCTTTGGATTGGAACATAACATATTCCTTGAACTGAAAATTATCAATTCGGTAGGTTGTTTTTATATATCGGGTAAATTTTATTAAACCTAAAAACCGGTAGTTCCTGGTGATAAAATATCGTGAAAAGGTCGTATTTTGACCCTTAATTTCGTTTTTAATAATAGAATAATTTGTTTTCATTCTACAAATATAGAAAAAAACTTTTTTTATTGATTAGTTTCTTCGATATTTTCTTCTGGATTAGTCAAAATTTCAAGTCGTTTATTGAGTTCATTAATATAAGCAACAATAAACTTATTGGACTCACCCAATTTTTCGTAAAACTTCAATAAGTTTTGTATTTCCTCGATTTCTTTTGAATTATCTTCCATGTTTGATATATATTTATAAATAGTTTAGGTTATCTTTTTAATAAAATCAATATGCGTGGAATAATCGCCGTAAATAATTTGGGGTTCATTGGTTTGGGTGATAAACTACTCTGGAATAATAAAGAAGATCTAAATCACTTCAAGGAACTAACATTGAATCAAACTTTATTGGTTGGATACAACAGCTTTCAAGGTTTACCGGTGTTAAAAAACCGAAAATTAGTTATTGATAAACGAGAAGAATTTATATTGGATGTTAATTGGTGCATTGGAGGGAAGAAGACCTACGAAAAATACTGTAAATTATTCACTGAACTACATATTTCACATATCAACGATAATTCCATTGGCGATATTGGTTTTCCTTTATTAAATGAATTAAATAAAGATTGTGAAATATTCAATTATTATTTTTAAGTGAAGTGGATATAATCAATATAACACTCAACACCTGTTTTATAAGTTATTTCTTTAACTAAAACATCGGTAATGTCCGAACTAATTATATCACGAACTTCTTGATCCTCGGAAATATCTGACCATAAATCATAATAATCACTTAAACTTATTCGTTCAACGACTTCATTCTGGTCTTCTTCTTCATTATAAATTTCCATATTAAATAACTCACCATAACAATCAACTTCAATTGCCAATTCACGGTGGGCTAAACTAGTTCTAGTGACAGTGAAAAATAAATTCCCATCACCAATACTACTTTCAAAAGGAACGTCTTTTAGATCCAGCGCAATTTTTTTGGATAATTCAACCGCATTTTCAAAACCACCATGATAATCAACCATCATTTGGAAATATTCATCATAGTCCCATCGATTAACACCAAACATATCCAAAAATGGTTTAATTGTAGGGAATTCACCAGACTTCTTAATCATATCGAAATATCTAAATATCGCGTCTTTTTTTTGATTTTCTAAAATGACAACCTTCATTATATTACATACTAAATAATTTATTAATTGACTTCATCAATTCAATTTGTCTATTTTGTAGAATTCTAATCTGTTGTTTTTGATCTTGGTTTAACTCAAAATCTTGAGCATTGATTTCGGAAATCATATTCCCAATCCGCGTGTGTTCATTTAATAACTCACCATATATGCGAGCCTTTGAGTTGTTGTCCATATTCAATTTTCTATATTTATAAATATACTGGTATTCTATTTTAATTCAATATTAAGATCAATCGACTTCAATAGTTCAAAAAATCCTAAACATTTAATCAATTCTATTAACGTTTCGTAAAATAGGGGGGTTAAAAAACCAGGAATCATTATGTTTGACCCTTTTAATTTAAACTCAACAAACAATCTAGGTTTAATATTTTTTGGTAAAGAATTTCTTAACAACCTGGTGATTGAATTGGATGATTCATCGTAATGATTATTATCACAAACTAAAAAACTAATATTCTCAACTTCAACCGGAAATTTGGTTAAACAGAAATTCTTATTTAGAATTTTGAATAATAATGATATTTCTTCGGATAAGTTCATGATCTAAATATAAAAAAAAATTATCTAAAAACAATTTTGGTTTTTTATAAAAAATATTTTAATATTAAGGTATGGATAATGTTAAAACATATCATAAATTCTTAAACAAGATTAAATTGGGTCTGGAACAACAGTATAATGTTCGGATTATAATCGAATTTAATGGTCTTTTATCGAGTTTTAATATTAATTCCGAGGGAAAATTCGATTGTAAGGATATTCCACAATATTTAATTGACATCCAAACCGAGAATGATGTTAATTATCTTGACCTATATGAACATTTCCAAACAATTAGTTGTGCTATGACCGATATATTATGTTTTAGATATAGCTTGAATGGGAAATATATCCACCCACTACGTGATCCTAAATTCTTTATATGAAAAAACCCCAAACTTATTAAGAATGGGGTTTTTATTGTTTTTTTTTAATTTTTATAGTGGCAATTCAGTAACCCACTCTGTACCATCAACTAATTCAAGCGCTTCTTGGTGTGTGTAAGTGTCGATTAAGTTGTCTTGTATGTCTTGTGGTATTGTTTCACCTTCACCAAACTCCAATATACAAATTGTTTGTTCGTTATTCATGCGGTAGTTACCATCAAGACCCAATGCTTCACATGTTGTGTGTGCTATTGTGATGTATGTATTAGTATTATATTCCATAGTGTGTATAGTTTAGTGGGTTATAGACCGAATCTTGTTTTTGTTGCGTTGTAGTTTTGAAGTGCATCTGAACCTGTCAATGCTTTATTATACGCGGATATAGAACCTATGTAGCCGTTAAAGAAACCGGCATATCCAACTCCGAAATTCAAATAACGATTTGAATTAGCGGTAGTTATATTACGCGTTAAGGATAAACTACCATTTATATAGACATTTTCAGGTGTGCTTGTTCCAGTTTTCCTAGTTATTGTTAAATAATTCCAATCATTCCTAGAATAAGGTATATTTGAACTATATCCATTTGAAATATTGTATGTATTTAGATTACCATTAAATAATCCCACATATAAATTAGGGGTTCCATTACGTGTGGTGTTTAGATCATTTGTTTCTATAAGTCCTCGACTACTAGTTATAGTTTCTTTAAACCATACATTTATAGTGTATTCTGATATTAAATTAACTCCTCCATTTGTAATCACATCATATACTTGTAAATAGTCATTTATACCATCAAATGAAAAAATACCACCATTTGTTGATGACCATGTTGGCCCAGGATTACCGGTTCCTGTGACCAAAGTACCATTTTTATTATTCCCAGATAAATCGGTCCATATTGTACCCGTTCCAGGATACGATGACGCATTACTTGCGTCTAGGTTAAGTATAAGTCCGTTGGTAATAATTGAATTACCACCACCACTTGGAGATCTCCACCCAATTCTTCCTTGTCCTAAATTGTTAAAATAAGTCATAAAATATTTTTTATATATAAATATCTTGTTATTGGTAAATGTTATTGTTATCATTTCAAAAAAACTGAATTATGAAAAAAATATTTATTTTATTTGTTACGATATCATTGAATGTGTTGTCACAAGATTATAAGTTAATTAATCAAAAACTATATCAATATGTCGATCGAAAATATGTTATTGAACATGACGGTTTTAGTGAATATGGACAATATCTAATGGAAGAATCACCCTATATTGAAGTCGCAACGGACGATTCATTATCCATGGTTATATCGGATTCATTAACAAAAAGATATGGTACCAAAAAATACGTAAATGAAAACCAGTTAAGTAAAAACGCGGAAAACTTAGCAATTAAATTAGCCCTAGAGTCTTCAATTAATGTAGTTCTATATAAAGTACGAGGTGATTGTGGTTTATGTAAAAATTCATTAATCGATGTTTTAATTAACGATGATGACTTACTAAAATTATTCCAATCTTCAAGGGTTACTGAAGTATATACAAATTATTACCAAATAAAAACCCCCCTTAAAAACACGGAGGTCATGTATATTACCATTAAACGAAGATTTGGGTTTGATTATATATTTATTCTATATTCAGAAAAATAATGAAATCTTTAATAACTACCATTTTCATATTATTTACATTTTTTTCATTCACCCAAAAAGTTAAAATCGAATCAACCAAATTCACCATTAAACATGGTGATATAACTTTATATTTGGATGAAGACACAAACAGTTATGTATCGGTACATAAGGTATTGATTAAAAACATTAAAAAATTGGATGGTATTCGTAGTGATAAGTGGCATAAGGAAAAACCGACTGGACCATATAAGTTAAAATATTATGAAGGTACCGGATATGATTTGGGACATTTAACCCCCTCCAATATAACATCGTATGATGACACATTAAATTATCATTCTTTTAGTTTATTTAATCAATCCCCCCAACTAGGGAAGTTTAATCGAGGGGGATGGATGCGATTGGAAAAATCGGTGGAAGATTCAATTAAAAAAAGAAATAAGAACGCAATTGTTGTTACTGGTGTAATATATGATAATATAAAAAAAACATATCTTAATAATTCCAGGGTTAAAATTCCGATTTTATATTATAAGATATTGGTTTTTGGTAAAAATGATTATATCTGTTGGATTGGTGATAATGTTACGGGGGAAGTTAAAGTTATTGATATGGTAACTTTATTCAAGGTTATATCGATAAATAAAAATTCGTTGAAAATCACAATAAAATGAAAAAAATATTGATCCTATTATTTTTATTTTTTAATGTACCAACATTATCACAAAACCTTAAAAATGATTTTTCGCTTGGGTTTAATTATAATGATAATAAGTCAAGTACTTATTCAGGTAACTTAAACAATTCAACGAGTTTTCAGAAAAAATGGTTTTCGGTAAATAATATTTTGAACCAGAATATTTCATTTACGGATAAGATAATTCAAAATGAAGTATCCAATAAACTATCAATTGGTATTTCTAAAAATAAACATAGTGGTTTTTTGAATTATCAAACAAATTATTCGTTAACCAGAAATCTAAATTTGGATCATTTAACTGGATTTGGTTATGGTATAAGGGATTCTATTTCCAATGTTAAGATAAACTATTCTTATGCGATATTGTGGCAGTATACCACAAATAAAGATATTAATCGATTGCGGAATTCTTTTAGAATAAAGATCATTAAAAAAACAATAAATTATAACTGGAATATTGAATATTATTACCAACCGAATTTTGTGAATTATAAAGATTATTTAATATATGGTACTATTAAATTGACTTATAAGATAAATGGATTTGGGGTTTCAATTATTGATATTTTTAATTATAATAGTTTTTCCAATGTTAAACTAATCCATTCCATAAATTTGGGGATATCCCACGACTTGGAAAATTAAATTATTTTTTAGGGATTTTCTTATCCTTAAAAAAGTTTTTATATTCTTCAGATTCCATATAACTAATGATATCTATTGTTTTTTCACCTGGTTTTCGACCCATTGCGATATCGTATAAATCCCAATCTATCGGATATGGTCCGAAATAATCCCTAATCCAAAATTCTTTATTATCCTTGTTCATGGTTCACTTTATTATAAATTTTCTTGATGATATTTGCTTGTTGTGTTTTATCTTCATTGGCAATTGAATAAAGTTTTCCCAACTTCTTTATCATCTTATCCCCCACAAAATTAAGAAATTTAATTTCATTATTAAAGAAATCTTTTGGGTTTTTGGAATATTTTTGATATTTATCCACTTGTTTGAGGAAATAATCCATGTTAACGGATGTCATACCCAATGATTTTAATAAATAATCATTATCCCTAAGAATGTATTTTTCTAAAGTTTCAATTTTATCATTCGTAAATTGGGTGTAAGCCAAATTTATTAGGTCATTGATAATTTCCTCGGTCACTTTTCCCTTAAATCTGTCAAGTGACTTTAATTCATCTTCATGAGCCATTAATTCGGAAACTAAACTATTGATTGAATATTTTTTTAATTGAATAAATTCTTTATATGTTCGATCATTTAGTAAAAACTCCAAAAATTCTTTTTGTGAAACATTTTCAGCTTTTAACCTTGAGGCTAATTCTGTCGGTTTAACCAATTGTTCAATGAATGTTGCCAAATATAACATACGATTAAACCTTCTAAAAGCAGGAATAGCTAAACCCTTGGAGCTAATGTTTGTATTATAATCCACCTGGTCGGTAACTTTACGATTAGGTCGTTTATAATTATCGTAAGCGTGTTTTAATTCATGTGCTAATGTTGATGTGATCAATGTACGATTTTTCAACATATATGTAATAATATCATTGAAAATATATTCACCAGTATTTGGAATCAAGAAGTTCATTGTCAATCCAATTTCAGATGGGTCAAAAATCGTAACTAATTTAAGTGTTTTATAATCTAAACCCAATTCTGAAGAATAACCCGCGCCAGCGATTTCAAGTTTTGAATAGTCACCAACATTAAATGTTACCGCAACATTAACGGATGTAATAGTTAAGTCGTTAATTATAACAGTTATTGGTAATGATAAATTATCCGTAAACGTACCTTTAAATTCAAAATCTTCATCATTAGTATCTTCCAATACGGTAACAATGTTATCAAACAAATTTTCAGCACTTTTTAATATCCCGGCAGGTACCCCTACAACTTCTTTAATTTCCTTTTTCATTATACCATTCCTTCTTGTTTATAATATCTATTAAGATCACCCACCGTTAATGGTGTATCAATCGATCTACCCAACTTTTTATTGAATATCGGATTTGCTTTAGCAATTGTTTGAGCGGAAGTACTATTTGTCTGTAATACAAAATCATCTGGTTTACCGGCAGCCACTGGAAACAAGTTATAAGTATATAAATCTTCAGGTGTTTTTATTTTACCACTTTTATATCCAGATAACCAAAATTCTTTAATCGCATCCATCTGTAGTGTTAAATCATTTTTAAGTTGACCCAAATCATATTTAACACCATTTATTGTTTTTGAATTTCCGGAGTCAGGACAAAACTGTATTAATCCAACACACCCAATAGAATTTGTTATCGTTGGGTTTAATCCAGATTCATGATTCATCAATTTAATGATATATTGTTCATCAATATTAATTGCTTGTGAAATTTCCTTCAATTTCTCCTTGAATATTGGATTATTCAACAATTCTTGTCCTTTTTCAGATATTGGTTTATTACTTGTTGATGAAGGTGATGAACTATTAATACCTTTACCCTTATTCGCCATTAGTTCATTCCAACTTTGACTAATACCTTGAACAAAAGTATTATAAAGATCATCTTGTTCATTTATATGGTATAAATTCTTAATTGTTTGTTTTTCATCTTCACTAATAATAATTCTTCGCGTCATGATAAATGTTTTTTTATAAATATTAATATTTATAATAAATGAAGGTAATAGTTAAACATAAAAATTCTGGTATTGATAAAAAACATTATGATTTCTATAATGAATTTGTTAAATACCTACAAAAAGAATACCCATTGAAGGGTGACGTTATTGTTAGTTTTTTGGGTGATCGTACTGGTTCAATGACAACTGGTAGTCGTAATGACAATGAAATTAAAGTATTAACTAAAAACCGAATGAATCGTGATATTTGTCGCACCCTAGCACATGAATGGGTTCATGAATACCAAATGACCATTCTTAATCGTGAACATGGTCCAGATATCGGTGGACAAAATGAAGATGAGGCAAACGCCGAAGCTGGTAAAGTGATTAAGAAGTTTGAAAAACATTTTCCAGAAATGGAGGAAATGATGTATGAACAAATCGTCATCAATTTATTGAAAAAATTAATATAACCCCCCAAATGAATAAATCCGAGTTATTAGCCATTCTTTTACAAAAAGAATTGGGTTATGAATTGATAACTCAAGGGGTTAATGATGTTGGAATAAATGTATGGGTTTTTAGAAAAAACGGGGTTGAAATTGAAATGAATGAAGATAATATTGGTGATTATTATATACCAAGTTCAACTCAACATAAGGAAATGTTGGAACGAGCACATAATAATTTTATAGAATTAACTAAATCTAACCCTCTAAAATTAGGTTAAACCGTATGCCAAAATCTTCTATAATCCTTATTATTCACACAAAATAACGCGTAACCATTAATCATTGGTCTACCTGTATTATAACACCCACAAGCGACCTTCCAATCACGATATCTATCGTATAACAAACGTAATAACTTCATACTAGTCTGAATATTCAACCGTACATTATTTCGTAAATGGTGTGAAGATATTTGTTTATCATGAACATAATTGGCAGTACTAGGTTTAATTTGCATTGGACCTACAGCACCAGCCCCAGATGATAAATTATGTTCATAATCAAAATGAAATGGTCCCCGGTATTTTGTTTCCATATACGCAATGTTAAACGCAATATGTTTCGGTACTTTATACCTTTTTGAATATCTTAATATTTCATCATACATCTTCATTGAAATGGGTTGGGGGATATTCAACTTCTTATCCCCCAACTCAATATCAATATAATTATAGTGTTTTTTTGATTCAATATTATCATATGAAATATAAATTATTGAAGAAAATGTTATAAGGATCAATAAAACTATTTCACGTAACTTCATAATATATTATTTAACCATTAATGTGGAATTTTGACCCCACACATTTTTAGCGTACAACTTGAATATTGTTTTACCAATAGAATCTTGATACATGGTATAGTTACCAGTTTTGTTATTAATGATGATTAAGTGGTTATCTTCATCAATTGCCAGATTAACATCCGATTTTTTAATTTTTAACACCTCAACCTTATGTTTGACTGGTTTTTGGGTTAATTTGGTATGTTCCGCACCAAATATGTATGCGGCAATGATAGATCCCGCGATAACAACATAAAGAAATAGTTTGTTGACCACTTTTCTTGTTGTTTCCAAAAACGATTTTAATTTTTCGTTCATATTAATGAATTTATTGGTTTATTTTAATTAAAAACCCCCAGGGTTTAGTTGGGGGTTATTTTTGTTGTGATAACAATTAGTCTACGCTTACAACCTCAAGGTCAAAAATTAATTTTTTCCCTGCTAATGGGTGGTTAGCATCAACTTTAGCTGTAGTTTCATTTACTTCAGTTACTGTTACGTTGAATACCCCATCTGGTCCTTGTGCTTGAAGTGTATCACCAACTTTAACACCTTCTGGCATATTTTCCAATGGAACGTCAGAAATTAAGTCTTGAGACACTTCACCATACGCCTCTTCAGGATTAAGTTCAATAGTTTTTTTCTCACCTTCAGTTAATCCGTATAACGCTTCAGTAAAACCTTTAATAAGGTTTGTTTCTTCTGACAATACTGTAGTTAAAGGTTCTCTACCTTCCATTAATGATGTATCAAATACTTCACCATTTTCAAATTTACCAGTGTAATGAACTGTGATTGAATTTCCGTTTTCAGCTTTTTTCATAATAAATGTTTAATTAAGTTTTATAAGTTAAGTTTAATTGGTTTTTTTTGGTTTGTCAAGGGGTTGAATCGAATATTGGTCTAAAAGTTCGTTAAATCCAAGGAAAATAACCTTATTCATAGGATAATGTAATGGATAGAGGTTCGTAGTTACCGATGAAATTCCAAACTTCATATATTATTGAATTCATAGCTTCAGGATATAAGAATAAAAATTCTTCTTCGTTGAAGGAACCAACATATAATTTACAATCGATATGATGAATTTTTTTATTTGTTAAATATTTCACGTAGTTAACCTCAACTTTACTATTTTCACCAAACAATAAAACTAATTCATCTTTTTTCATTCGATTAATAAGTAACTGGATTGCTTCCTTCATTGAATAATAACATTACAACTAAAAAATAGACAAAAAATTTTAATTGATAAATAAATAAATTGTTTGAATAATGATTGAAAATGTATTATCTTTGAAGAAAAAAATAATATGGAATTTTTACAAATTGATATTGAATATAAATGGGTGGTTAAAGTTATGGAGTCTTCCACCACTTTTTCACAACTAGAAACGTCAGAAAAGTTGTTTCAGAACTTTTTGGGCAAATGGGGGGCCTTTATTAGTAATATAATACTAATTAAATTAACTAATAATTTTAATAAATTAAAAAATATTAGATTAAATAAATTAAAAGAAATTATTTAATAATTTAGATTAATTTATTATATTTAAATGGGTTATTTATTATTAACTAGTTAATATATAATATATATTTAAATGCAAATTTTTCAAAGTCAATAGTTAAAACCAAAAAAAAATAATTTTTTTATGAAAAATCTAAAAATACAAGAATTATATTGGAAAATCGAGGGGTTCTTCAAGGAGTTACCATATAATTTAAGGGAAGGTATTAAAAATTTAGTTAAATGGGTTCCAGTTATATGGAAGGATCGTGATTGGGATCATAATTTCATTTATGAAATAATTAAATTCAAGTTAAAGAAACAAGCGGATTATATCGGAGGTAAAGATAGACACACAAGAGCGAAGCGTGATGCTGAAATAATGAAGTTATGTTGTGAACTAATTCAACGTTGTCAGGATGATTATTATGATATGGAATATATGGATTATCACGAATCTAAAATCAATTGGTTAGATGTCACGGATGAAGACGATATTCCAACGAAATATAAAGATTCAAAAATAATGGATGTTGAATTAATATCTGAAAATTTTGATGAATACTTCAAAAAATATCCTATTCAATATAAACGAGTAATGTCTGGTGAAGTTAATCGATTCAATAGATCCATTGAAGAAAAAGATAAACAAATTATTGCGATGGAAATTTCCTACGAAAATCAAGCTAGATGTCGTAAATTACTTTTCAAGATAATGGAGAATAATATCGAAAAATGGTGGGATTAAAAGTTAAAACACAAAAAGGAATTGGTGAACTGGAAAACATTTATGTTTCTGAATTGGGATATCTTATGATCAAAATTCAAAATGAAGATAAATCATATACAACCTATAACCTTGGAAAAAAAGAAAATAGTTTCAACCTTGAAGATTTCAAAAAATTAATATAATGCGTGCTGTTGGATATTATTGGTGCTTAAAAGAAAATTGGAAAATTTATTTTTTTGATGGATTCGAATTTTGGTTTGAAAATGATAACTTCAACGAATCCATATTTCAAAAAATAGATAATCGCGAACTAACTGAAAAATGAAAAAAATTTATAAAGTAATATCAACTTATTCAACTGAAGATACTGAACTAGGATTAACCAGGTTGACCCAACACGAGAATGAAATTGCCGATGATATCATTGATGATTATAATAATAATTTCTTTTTATATGACGGCAACGTTTGTGACTGGGAGGAGGGTGATCGAATGTACGCAGTACTAATCATGACCGAATCGGAAATTAAACAATTCAAGGGAATTGACGATAAACTACATGAAGGTTTTGAAGGTTACACAACTATTGAAGAAATAACCGAATCCGTACTTTACGATATGTTTGACTGTAATATATTTGGATTCGCAAAATCGGATATGGAATTTACATTTTTCCAATATAGAAACAACTACATGACAAAAGACGATATCCTGGATAAAATATTGAAACATGGAAAAAAATCTTTAACCCAAAATGATTTGCTATTTTTGGAAGATAAAGAAATGATTTTCCCAATTAATCAACAAAAATTGTTATCTTTATAAAAAATTAAACAAAATGAAACTAACTTTTATTTCCGACACACACAATAAACACAAATCATTAACTGGTGATTTACCTGGTGGTGACATATTAATTCATGCTGGTGATATATCCTCGATGGGGTATAAACCAGAAATTGAAGATTTCTTAACTTGGTTCGATAAAATCGATAACTACGACACAAAAGTATTTATCGCAGGGAATCATGATTGGGGATTCCAAACAAAACCAGATCAATGTAGAGGTTTATTAACCGGTTATAAAACTGTTGATTATTTGGAAGATGAAGAATTGGTTTTATACCTTGATGGTCCGAATGGTGATAAACCAGAAGAAAATATTCGTATCTATGGTACACCATGGCAACCAGAATTTTATAATTGGGCGTTTAACTTACCCAAAAATGGACCTGGGTTACAATCCAAATGGAATATGATTCCAGAAAATACGGATATCTTAATCACACATGGTCCGGCTTATGGGTTCTTGGATGATGTTGAAGGTAAACGAGGACAACACTTGGGGTGTGAATTATTGGCGGAACGAATCAAGGAAATTAAACCTAAAATTCACATTTGCGGCCACATCCATACTGGATATGGTCATTATTTCGACGGCCATACACACTACTTCAACACTTCAGTATTGAACGAACGATACATTTACACACAATCACCTTGGAATGTTGATTGGAATCCTATTACCAATGAAATAGTTTTTATGTAACATGAAACCACTATTGAAATCTAGGTTAAAATACTTCATTAAATTCAATGATATTAAGTCCGCCATTCAACTTGTTGGAACTCAATCATTGATTAAAGAATGTTTTGAGGGTGAAGACCCAATTAGATTCATGGATGATTATATTGGAATTAGTTCAATAGTTAACGATGAAAAGATGTTGATTTATAAGGATTCTTTTGATAATGTTATTTTTTTCACCACCGATCTAAAAAGTCCATATACATTTTTTTCACATGATAAGATTTGGCAATACTTCGCAACGATAAAAGGAATGATGTACGATGATATTCAAGAATTATTATCAAAATGGTTACATGAATATTATCCCGAATTAGGTAACACTACCGCCGGAAATTCTTTTAGATATGACAAATAAAAAACCCCCATTCCAAAAGGTGGGGGTTATCATTTCTATTTCAGAATATTATAGAATTTAACGAATTGGTTTATCCGATCTTCAAGACCATGAAATCCCCCATTTATTCTCTTCGTAAGAGCTTTAACAACATCTTCCGATATTCCTTTATCACAAATACTCCAAAGTCCGTTAGAATTAAAGAAAAACGCCGCGGAAGCCAATGAATATTTGGTTGATACAAGATCGGGGTTTGAAATTAAATCTTCTTTTAGAAATTGACCCAATAATCGATAATTTTCTTTACCGGTAGTTTGTAGATAACCACGACCACGGAATTTCCATCCTTCACCAGATAGTTCATCCCCATTACCCATTCTATTCCCATATACCCTTGAAGCGATTTTTTCTGGGTTTTTAGCATATGATTCGGATAGGTTGTTTGGGAAGTATTTTGGAAATACTTTTTTTAATGAATCCGACGAATAATTTAGATTTTCAACAGTTGCTCGGAAATTCCCACTTTCATGGGCACATTGTGCTAAGAAGTGTGCTAAACGGATCGGTGTGTTAATATTAAATTTATCACAAACAGATTCAATTTGGTTAATAACTTCTTCAGGTATTATCCCCCTAAGTTTATCGATTTTGAATTTTGATGTTGATTTCACATCTTCTTTAATCATCATACCCAACTTTAATTTTTCCCAGGTTTGTTGTCCGACAATACCATCGTCAGTTAAACCATTACTACGTTGCCATTCTTTAACTTTACGTTCTGTTGCTGGTCCAAATACTCCATCTGGAGTTAGACCCAATTTGGTTTGAAGTTTTTTAACATCTTCACCAGTTGAACCGATTTTTAACATAAGATTTCTTTTAAGATAAATATTCTCAAAAAGAATAATAAAAGTTTTTTTAATTGTTTTGATATTAAAAATCGAGGATAAAAAAGAATAATGATTATTGAATGAATTTTTTATAAAATGATGAATATTTATTGTCAATAAAACTTTACTTTTAATAAAACCTTCATATGAAGAGTATTATCTCAAAACATATATTCCAAATGTTTGGAATAATAGGGACGTTTTTGGCTCCCATTTCAGGAATTATTTACACTTTATTATTTTTTACTTTATTGGATACCGTATTCGGTATTTATCGTGTTATTAGGATGGAGGGAATTAAGGGATTGAAATCAACGAAATTGTTTAACGTTGTTGTTAAATTATTCTTTTATCTAGGTGCGACTATTGGTATGTTTTTCATTGATAAGTTCATATTGAACGGTACTAAAATCATGAATATTGAATTTATCTTAACTAAAGCGATGGCGGTATCATTCATATACATTGAAGTGAAGTCAATGGATGAAACATCCGTTAAGTTGGGTAATAGAAGTATTTGGATTGTTTTTGCGGAAATGATTCGAAAATTCAAACAAATCAAAAAAGATATCAAAAACGACGATTAATCTTTTGATTTCGTTTTCTTATATTTCATTTCAACTTCGTAGGGGTTGAAATGACTTTTTCTTTTATCATATTTCCAGATGATAGTACAATCATCATATTCCATCACTTTTTCGTATTGTTGGGGAATTTCTTCATTTTCTATTTTCTTTTTTGCCATGTAGCAAATATAATAATATTTTTTTAATAAAAAAAACCTGACAAGTATATATTTTTCCTGACAATTTGTCCTAATTTGATTATTGGTATGATTTTGATTATGTTTTTACCAAACAAAAAAATAAACAAATAAATAATAAATTAAGTATGGGAAAAATCTTAGGTATAGATTTAGGAACTTCAAACTCCGCTTGTGCTGTTATGGAAGGTAATGATGTTGTTATCATTCCAAATAGTGAGGGGAAAAGGACGACACCTTCAGTGGTAGCGTTTGTAAATGATGAACGTAAAGTTGGTGATCCGGCGAAAAGACAAGCAATCACTAACCCAACAAAAACGATTTACTCAATTAAACGTTTTATGGGAACAACTTTTGACGAATCAAAAAGTGAAATTGAACGCGTACCTTATTCGGTAGTTAGAGGGGGTGGAAATTCACCTAGAGTGTCAATTGATGGTAAAGAATATTCACCACAAGAAATTTCAGCGACAATTCTTCAAAAGATGAAAAAAACGGCTGAAGATTATTTGGGGACAACAATCACTGAAGCGGTTATTACAGTACCAGCATATTTTAATGACGCACAACGTCAAGCAACAAAAGAAGCAGGGGAAATTGCGGGGTTTAATGTTAGACGTATAATTTCAGAACCTACAGCTGCAGCGTTAGCGTATGGTTTAGATAAAAAATCAAAAGACGCAAAAATTGTCGTTTTTGACTGCGGTGGTAAACTGTTATCTGCCTCCGCCTTTTGTTTAAACTAACAAAAGAAATAATTAAAAATCGGTTAATTGACGGGGAACCCCTTAGAGGTTGATCAACCAAGCAAAAGTAGTGATACATTTTGTGGCCAAATATAATGATTTGGGTATGGTAAAATAGATTAACATTGGGCAATCCGCAGCGAAGCGTCTTAGTGATAAGATGAACGTTCAACGACTAGTTAAAGTAGTCTTAAACAAGATGAAATAACCACGAACACCGATCACTTGTAAAAGTGAAGATATAGTCTGAACTTATATGAAAATATAAGAAGTTAAGATAAAGAGCTTAACGATAACATATGGGAACACATGATGTTTCAATCCTTGAATTAGGGGATGGTGTTTTTGAAGTATTATCGACAGATGGGGATACCCACCTTGGAGGGGATGACTTCGACCAGGTTATTATTGATTATTTGGTTGAATCATTTAAGGATGAAAATGGTATTGATGTTAGTCAAGATCCAATGGCGTTACAACGATTAAAAGAAGCCGCAGAAAAAGCTAAAGTTGAGTTATCATCTTCATTAACAACGGAAGTTAATTTACCTTATTTAATGCCAGTTGATGGTGTACCAAAACACTTGGTATTATCTTTATCTAGAGCGAAGTTTGAACAATTGTGTGAATCATTAATTAACAGAACAATTAAACCTTGTCAAACGGCATTAGATAACGCCGGATTAAAAACTAGCGATATTGATGAAGTGATTTTAGTTGGTGGTTCAACAAGAATTCCTGCAATCCAGGATGCGGTTAAAAAATTCTTCGGTAAAGAACCATCAAAAGGGGTTAATCCGGATGAAGTAGTAGCGTTAGGTGCTGCAATCCAAGGTGGTGTACTAGCTGGGGATGTTAAAGATGTGTTATTATTAGATGTTATCCCATTATCATTGGGTATTGAAACAATGGGCGGTGTATTTACGAAATTAATTGATGCTAACACAACAATTCCGACCAAAAAATCACAAATATTCTCAACGGCGTCAGATAACCAATCCGCGGTGGATATTCACGTACTACAAGGTGAACGACCAATGGCGGCAGATAATAAAACTATTGGTAAATTCCAATTGAATGGTATCTTACCAGCACAACGAGGGGTACCGCAAATAGCCGTAAATTTTGATGTGGATGCAAATGGAATTATCAATGTTAGTGCAACAGATCAAGCTACAGGTAAAGAACAAAAAATCGTTATTACAGCTTCGTCTGGGTTATCAAAAGAAGAAATTGAACGAATGAAGGCGGAAGCTGAAGCGAATGCTGACGCGGATAATAAACTACGTGAAGAAGTTGAGTTGTTAAATAAAGCGGATGGTGTGATATTCCAATCTGAAAAATCGGTAAAAGATATTGAAGATAAATTAACCGAAGAACAAAAAACTGACCTTAACACGTTAATTACGGAATTAAAGGATTCGTACAATAATAAAGATGTTACAAACATCCAGAATAAGATTGATAACCTTAATGGTAAATTCAATGAAATCACACAAGTATTGTCTGAACAAACGAATTCCGAAAACACGACCGGAGGTGATGAATTTTCAGATGTTGACTACGAGGAAGTGAAATAAAAAGTCATAAATTCACTTTTTAACCCAGGTTAATCTTTATTATCCTGGGTTTTTCATTACCTTTAACTTTTATTATTTAACATGAAGAATTTTTTGAATTTAATTTTAACTTATATTTTTACATTAAACTCGGTAGTTTCATTTATCGCATGTTTTTTAACAATCGCCTTGGACGGATTAACTTCTGAAGCTATTGCCTGGTTTTCTTCAGGTATTATGGGTTTAGTTGCTCAATATTTCTCAAGGATAATTGACAATGATTGCAAATAATTCGTATCTTCGTAAAAACAATAATAGAAATGAAAAAAATAATTTTTTTGGATCACGATGGTGTAATTTGTTTATCCGATCAATGGGGGAGTCGTTTTAAGAAGAAGGGTTTTGATTCAAACCCTTTAACACCATTGGATATTAGAATGGATAATTTTGATTTTAAGGCTATTAAAATTCTAAACAATATTATTGAAACCACTGGTTGTGAACTTGTAATTTCTTCGGATTGGAAATTACCTGGTACCTTGGAACAGATGAAGGAAATGTATATTACTCGTGGGATTAAACCCCCCATTGATTATACCCCCAACTTAAAAGATTTTGATGAAGAAAAATATCATTTATTAAAATCAACTATCGATATTGAAACAATTCGTGTTTTGGAGGTTAATAAATATTTGGAAGATCACCCAGAAGTTACACACTGGGTTGCGGTTGACGATATGGATTTATCTGAATTAGAAAATTTTGTTCAAACAAAACGACCACACAATGAAGGTATCAAACAATGCGGTGTTAAAGAAAAAATAATTGGGTTTTTATCTTAAACCCAATTATTTTAATTTTCTTCAGAATCGGTTCCAGTTTTTTCTTTTTGGATTTTATGTATCATCCAACCAGCCATTGCGAATTCAACTCCGGCCCATAGGACAACATCTTCCATAGTTAATTTTGAATAATTGGAATACATGTAATAAATCATACCCCATTGTGCGATGATGAACGCGATTCCGGATTCAATTCTTTTTTTCGAGAAATAAGATTTTTGAGGTGAATATAATTTCATTATTTCACCGAAAAACCACTTTAATTTTTCCATAATGTTTTTGATTATAAATAGTGTTTAAAATACAAAAGGGGATGGTAGCGAACCTCCCCTTTTTTCGTTGCCATAATCAACAACGGTCCTAATTGCCCAAATTAAATTGGGGTTTATTTTCCTTTAACAATTTCCAAGCAAGCTTTAAGATACTCCTTGGTTTTTTGTGAGGGGTCTGAATGACCTAATACTTTTTCAATATCTTTAACAAGTTCTTCACCATGTTCATTTTCTTTATATAGTTCAACTACTTTATCGATCGCTTTACTACATTTACTTGTGGTGTCATCAAAATAATTTTTTCCTTGAAATGTTTTTAGGTGGTTCATTAAGTCGTATGCTAAATTTTCACCATTATCATTAATTTCGTCATGTAGACGGATTGTTCTCAATATATCTAATGCGTCAATCATTCCGCGAATACCACCACTTCTTTTATATAATTTTGATGTATAATTTTGGAATTCATCGTTTAATCCAACGATGTGTTCTAATGGAATTGTGTTATTTGTTAAACAACGTTCTTGTTGTGACTCTTGTGGTTGGTTAACTTCTTGTTCGGATATATTTTTACGTATGATTTTACGAAGTTGTTCTTCGCTAATTATAACTCTTGCCATAATAACTAATTGTTTATTTATAAATAGTTTAATTAATTGAATTATTTATGATTGGTTTATAAATCTTATAATATTTATGATAAAACAACAATAATGCGTTTAAGTCAAAATACAAATATATCGAACGAATTAATGTATCACCTTGAGAATGGGTTAACATTATCTGAAAATGTATTCAGAATATATTCGGACAAATATTTCGCTTTAATCAATGAAGTTCGTGATTTATATGATAACAACTTAATAAGATTAACTGAAGATGATATTTGGTTGGTTGAATCGGATTTGGGTAAAAAAGTTTTACTTGAAGATGGTCGTCAAGTATGGTTGGACGTACCAATCTACCTCAACGAAGAATACGAACAAGAAATAAATGAAATCCGTCAAAAGTTAAAACTTGATGATGAAATTGAGGTCGATATGATTAAGGATTTTGGGTCTATTAAATATTTTTCTTTAACCAACGATGGTATAACCAAAAATTGTATTATGGGTAATGTTTATAGATTTGGTCTTGGTCGTGAATCCGCAGATCGTGGTATACATGAATTCTTTTTTATTGATGGTGTTAATCATTTTATGACTAAATTGGATTTAGATTTTGATTTTTTTATTTTCACCCCCAGATATGAAACAATTATTTTCCCAAATGAACCTAAATTTATCACAACCGGATTAGTTGGACCAATGGATAAAAGTCGAATTAGGTTTGATATTGACCCAATTGATATTGATAAAATATATGAATATTCACCAAAAGAAGATGAAATGTTGGGTGAGGCAATACATAGAGGGAAAAAAGTGAAATTAAATAGTCCATTTAGAACTCCTGGTGGACCAAAAAAGTTTGCGGTATATGTTAAAACACCAAAAGGTACAATTAAAAAGGTTACATTTGGTGACCCAAATTTAAGAGTTAGGAACGCTAATAAAAAGGCCGCAAAATCGTTCAGAGCAAGGCATAAATGTGATCAAAAGAAGGATCGAACAACTGCTGGGTTCTGGGCCTGCAACGTCGGAAGATTTGCTAAAAAATTGGGATTAAAAAGTTCAAGTAACTGGTAAAAATGAAAAAACAACCTTATATAGAAAAAATTAATGAACGTAACGAAAAATTGCGTATCTTTACACCTAAAGTGAACGATGAAGAATTAAAATGGCATCGTGATCGTGAAGATAGATTGGTTGAGGTGATCGAAGGTGACGGTTGGTTTATACAGTTTGACAATGAACTACCAAAACCATTATTACCTGGTAAACAATATATTATACCTGAAGGAATGTACCACCGGGTTATTAAAGGGGGATCATCGTTAAAAATTAAAATTAATGTAATATAATGTTAAGTACCAAACTATTACAAATAATTTCAAGTAAACTTGAACAAATCACCCATCAATATGACGATGGGTTATTTTCTTTTGATTATATCATATTATTGGACGATACGATAATAAAAAATGCTATTAATTATTATGGTTGTTCCGTAACCATATTTAATACGAACGATCATCTGAAACGTATGTTGAAGTTTACTAAATCCAAACATGATGAAAATAATGGTGTTTATAATATAACCAAATCCATTGAAAATCTAAAAATATACCACCGTTTATTAGAGGAGGTTGAATCTTTTACTAGAATGATTGATATAAAACCAATAATAATTGAAAATATTTTCATATATTCGTCAGAAGTAAATGAACCAAAAACTAATTTAACTGAAGCCAAAATGAATCGTTTAGCACTACGAACAATGATTAAAGATATCTTAATGATCATTAGAGAAAATGGTGAGGGGAATTTCTATCTACCAGAAGACCTTGATGGTGAACCTGAATATGTCTTCTCAAACTCAAAAATAAACTATAGTATTGAGTTAACGTTAGTTAAGTCAGATATTGAGGGGTTTGAAGTTGAGGGGTATTATTCCACTGAAGATGATGTTATTGAAATCGGTGTTAACTATAATCCAAATACAATCACCCAGAATCTATATGATTTGGTGGGTGAATTAAATGAAGTATTGGCCCATGAAATGGAACATGTTAGTCAACATAATTCAGGTGAGTTTGAGTTAGGTGGTGAACAACCAACAGATCCTTTTACATACTACACACAACCACACGAAATAAACGCACAAAAAAAAGGATTTCAACGTATTTCCAAACTAAAAAAAGTACCATATGAAGAAGTGGTTAAAAAATGGTTTGAAACACACAAAACAACCCACAAATTGAATCAAGATGAAATGGATGGGGTGATAGAAATCTTATTGTCTTAATTTTCGAATTAATAACGATAGAATTTCACGTAAAGTTGTTCCCCCATAATTTGCACCCATAAATAATCCGATACGTTCAACAATTTCATAAATATTTTCTGGTGTGATTGAACCATTCTGAATTCCATGGTATAACAATGGTATGATTGGGATTAAGAAGGTAAATCCCATGATATTGGAAGTCTTTTGTATACTAACACCAATTGATTCAAGGAAGTTTAAGAATGAATTTTTAAGTTCTTCACTTTTACTTAACGCGTCTCTAAAATAAACGGTTAATCCCATATCCTTAATTTTTTTCTTAATTTTACGTAAAATTTCGTTATTATCTTTAATATATTGAAAAATAATTCCAGACAAAATTAGTGATATTTCAACGGAAGTTAATTCATGGTGTTTACCCTTAAGATAATCTTCCAATGGTCCAATAAACCCCGCTATCGGGGCACTGAAGGTCAACATAATGGATAAGTCGAACTTTATTTGTTCGGATGCCTCTTTAGAAATTCGAGAAATTAATTTCTTTTTTTCCTCCAATTCATCCTTAATTTGATCCCCCATGGACTCAATTATTATTCTATTTTTTTGAGATTCACTAATTATAACCTTCACCTTCATGATTATAAATATATTTATATATAAAAAATATTATGACTTATGAAAAATTAAAGTCAAACAACAACCGAACATTAATCAAGGTGTTATTGATAATCTGGGGGATTTTATTGTTATTCGGTTGTTTGGGTCAAGCCCACCTCCAACGTGAAAACGAAAATAATCAAAAATTTAATAACGATACAATCCAAAAAAAGGCAAATAAGGTTTATATTTATAGAAAAAATTAATAATATGGCAAATGAAAAATTAAAACCTGGGGATCGTGTTCGTCTTTTATATATGGAAGGTGAATCGTTATCACCTGGGACTTGGGGAACCGTTAAAACTGTCAGTCATGTATTTGGGGATGACCAATACGTCGTATTTTGGGATGATGGTGATCAAGACAATGTTGGTGAAGAAATTTCAAGTTTAGCCTTAATTTCTAGTACAGACATCTGGAAACTTGCCACCAAAACAAAATAAACATATTTATAAAAAAACAATTATAAAATGAACGCATATTTTTTAACATTGACAAACGAGGAACGTGAGGCAATTAAAAACCAACATAAAGAAATATATGATGGGTTTAAGACCGAATATGGTCAAAATAACGAACAACCATTATATATCGAAGATTTCGCAAAAGATAAAGGGGGTATTACTGTAAACAATAAAGGTGAAGTGTCCGAATATAAAAATATGCATATTAATGAAATGCGTTTTGACAATAAAGACACCGGTTTATTTTCAGGGGAAGCTGAAAAAACTGCCAAATCGGATATAAAAAAACATTTCAATAAATCGGCGAAAAGACCATTTCATTACGAAGAAGATCCATCTGAAGATTGGCCAAAACACGCAATTGATTATGATACCAAATTCGATATTGAGTTGGATGAAGATTTCTATGCTGGAGCGGATTTTGATCCTGAAGAAACTTTTGAACAAGTTCCACCAAAAGATGGGATTGGTGATGGACCAAACGACCTAATTCATGGTACAATGGAAAATCCGGAGGACTACGCTTTTGATATGGACGAGTTAACGGATGAATTAGATGACGATGTTATCGTAATTGACTTATCCGAACAAGTGAATAAAACCCTAGATATGTTCAAAAGGTTTAAAAACTACTAAAACATTCAATGGAAGTTAAAGAAATCATAACTTATTTCATTAATGAATCCACACAATCCCTAGACGTTTCGTTTAGATGTATCAACGATTCATACGACGAAATTCGTCAAGATCATATTGAGGTTAAGGAGGTTTGGGATATGGCATACGACTATATCCTAAACCAAGACCCAATGTTCGAAGATGATGAAGAAGATGGGGATAACTATTATTTTCAATTCGATAGTGTGTTTGATGACAATCTAATGCATGAAGTAATATCATTCCTCAACGAATATTATATGGTATACCCTGAACGAGTTCCAAAAGTGGAATTCTTTTAAGGTCCAACTCTAGTTAAATAAATGGTCATTGAAATTTGTTCCCCATATTGCCCATTCGGCCATTGACCAGTAGTTCTTAATGTTAAAGACTCAAACCCATCCTCAAGGATATGAAATACCCTTCTCAAGCCATTACCCATGGTTATATCCATATAACCCAAATCATGTATCGTTTGATTAGTTACTCTATAGTAATACCTATTTAACCACTCCACTTTACCAGTTGGTGTTGGAAGGGGGTTAAAACCAATATCGTAATAAGTGATCATCCATTTTGTAAAACCAACAGATATTGAATCCAATGGGAACGTCCCATTTGGGTCAATCATAACATCACCAGGATTGTAAACGTATTTATAATTAGATGATAAGTTACCATTCGTGGACACTGTAATACGATCAACAACATATTCCCCAGTTATCTGTAATGTTTTTGGTTGGTCATATTTGGAACACCCAAATAATACAATTGTTAATAGGATTAAAATGTGTTTCATGGTTTATAGTTTTATTTCTAACAAATATACAACTTTTTTCGACTTAATTCATATTTATAGTAATGAATATTGATTTTTTAATATCACTTATGAACGATATATCCAATTCCCCAATTAAAGACGAGGTTGAGGAACAAGAAGGTGGTGGTGAAACATCCACTGACGCGAGTGCCGTTAAACCAGATTATCCTACCGTTACCAAATGGGAAAGTGGGGTCACCAGGGGTGCTGGCAATCAAATCGGTAATACAAAATGGAGTGATAGTTATAAAATAACTAGAGGTAAAGCCAATACATTATTATGAAAAAATTTTTATTAAGTGAGTCCGATAAAACAAGTATTTTATCCCAACATAAGTTAGGGGTGAACGGTTCATTTAATAATGATACCTTAATTGTTGATTGGTTATCACCAGATGAAAAATATGTTGTATTCCTAGATGAACTTTATGATATAGAAAATAAAACTAAATTAGGGAATATCTGGGAAAATTTTGATAATCTTAAGTTTTTTCTACAATATTCATTCAACGTATCTTCTTTACCAAAATTCATTAAAGAAGAAATTAATTCAACCTTGAATAATTTTATATTAACTGAACAAACTAGAAATTTATCTTTAATTAAAGAAGATCTTAAAATATTCTTAAATGAAGGGTTATGGTCATCATTCAAGAAATGGGCGGTTGACACCGGTAAATCAAGTTGGGAAGGTTTTCAGGATTTTCTTAAAACTTCAGTTGAGGGGGGTGAAGAATTAATTAATAGAGTATCTAAAGGTGAATGGTCTGAAGTTTTTAGTTTAATAGGTAAAGGACTTCTTTATTTGGGTAGAAAAATACGTTCAGCGTTATACAATCCAATTGGACTTATACTGGATGCTATTTTAGTAGCAACAGGTATCGGTAAAGTAGCTCAAGCTGTATTATGGGGGATTGTTGTTGCTACAGATGTTTACGAATTAATTAGTGGGAATTATGAAGAAAATATACCATTATGGCAACGTCTATTATTTTTAGGGGTTGATATTCTTGGTTTAGTTTTCGCAGGAGTTGCAGCTAAATCGGCGAGATTAGCACTTAAACCATTAACAAATGCTCGTACTGAAGCTGAAATGGTTGAGGTTGTATCTAAAAATCCAACAATAAAAGGGATTTTAACAAAAATGAAAAATGGGTTATCTGAAGTTCCTGGTAAATTAAGTGAAATTAGTTCATCAATATCGTCAAAATTCCCAAAAGGGTCTAAATTCATTAATAATGTTTTAGGGTCAATAGGTGGATTTTTAACAAAAATTGGTAATATGTTAAATAAAATGTTGGGTATTAAATCAATGGCTACCGCAACAAAAACACAAAAAGGTCTTAAAACTGGTTTAACTACTGCTGGTTTAGTTGGTGGTGTTGGCACATATGGTGAATACCAAAAAGAAAAAGAAGATATTAAACGAACTAATATTGCGGATAAAATAATCAGTAATCCCAACATCGCGAATACAATTAATAATGATTTATTAAATCAATTAAATAATTTATAAAATGGATAAAAAAGAAATATTAAATAGAGTTAAGTTGTTAATGAACTATGATATGAAAAGTACATTAACAGAAAATTATGATAACACTATTTTAACTGAACAAGCTAATGAAGTTGCTAAAACTGTCGCTCAAACCTTTAAAGATGTTTTAGGTACCGAAAAAGGGTTATTCCAAACATTTAAGAATGAAATACCTACGTTTAGACGTTTTAATAACGCAGATGAATTGATTAAAGCTTTAGAGGGGGTGGGTAAAGAAGGTGCGTTGATAAATAATGCCGAAATGATTAATATTGGTAAAAATTTGGCTAAAACACCTGAAATTGCTGTTAAATTAAAAGGGATGATTAGTAAATCACCATCATTTCTTGAAATAGCTAAAAAAGTTTACCCTAATGGTGCTGTCATGGGAGCAGACGCTAAAGCGTTATCTACAGCACAAAATTATTACAAACAATTTGGTATCACCGAAAAAGAAGTTGAAACAATGTTGGCTGACGCACTTCAAGGAAGTCAATTAGGTCAAAAAACTAAAGGTGTTAATACCACTAAAGAAGTTGAAGATATAACTAAAGCGAGAAAAATTAATTCAGTTGAAGAAGTAAAAAATTTAACCACTCAAAAAGGTAAATGGGAAGGATTTGGAAAATTCGCACGTCAACAAGGGATTAAAACTTTAGAATACCTTAAAAAATTAGGGTGGAGAAAAGTCTTAACTTACGGTATTGGTGGTTGGTTATTAATCTATTTATGGAGAAATTGGTTTACTGATAAACCAAAACAATGGAGTCAATGTTTAATTGATTATGTTGGATATGAAAATTTCAAAGTTAATAGAATTTTTGATCAAGGTAGTGGCGTTTTATCATTTTTAATTGGTAAAACAGGTGTCCCATCATTAGATTTAGCGGGTCAACTTTATTTAAGAAATAACGGTACCGCAAAAAATGGTGATTTTGAAGGTACGTGGGAGTGTGATGGGAATCAACTAATTGTTGAATTTAATGGTGAAGAATATCCATTAAAAAAAGAAGTCAAATCTAAAAAAGAAGAAAAACCTAAAAAAGAAAATAATGGTGGTGGAACTATTACTCCAACACCGATAAGAAAATCACAATTCACTGAATGTACTGGAACATATAAACAAAATTGTAAATCTGAAGTTATTCGTAAAGCGCAAGGGTGTTTAGGAATCACAGCGGATGGTTTATTTGGACCGGAAACAAAAGGTGCCGTTACATCTAAATTAGGTAGATCTTCATTTACTGATGCGGATATTAACACAATTTGTGGTACAACAACTCAAACAACACAACCGATACAAAAACCAGAAGAATTGGTAAATGACGAACCATCAACAGATGAAGTATAAAATTATGAAAAAGAATATACAAGAACAAAGTCAAAATTTTGACGCTAGAAGTTATATGGAACAATCATTTAATAATGGTTGTTTTTCAAACGAAAAATACACTTGGTTTACTATTGATGGTGGTAAACAACCAAAAAAAACATCGTTAGGTAAATTTGTTATTACTGGTAAAAATAGTAAAGGTGAAATTGTTTGGTTTTACGCACCAGAACCGGGACAAACTAATGGCGTTTATAAGAACCAAGTTAATGGAAATTCAAAATTCTGGTCTTGTCAAACATCACCATCAACAAGTAATACTCAAGATAAGTTTATTGATGGTCTTATTAAGAATAATAAAGAATATGTTAAAACAGTTGATGAACCATACGAAATTGGTCGTAAATATGATAAAGTTGATTTATCGACTTTAGATTCTAAACTATTCAAACCAGGGGAACGATTCATCTATAAAAGAATTTCATCAATTAATACTAAAATTGAGCAACAACCTGAAATTGAACAAATGTTAACTAGTATAGATTATAGTTTAACAACACCTGCGATAACATCTTCATTATATGATGAACGAGTAGATATTACCAAAATAATGGGGGGTAAATATAAAAACTTCTATAAACAATTGGGTGGTACTGGTGAACCTATATACATTTACCCAACACAAAAACTAGCTGAACAAGATAAAAACGCTTGTAAAACAACTATCGAAACCTTATATAGTTATCTTGATAAACAATCGGATATCGACGATAAAGATCTTATGACCTTGAAAAGACAGGTTTGGGCGTGTCAAAAACATAAAGTTGATTTAGGGTTGTTTGGTGGTAACACTAAAGAAAAATTAGATAGTTTACTTCAAGATTATTCTAAATATGGTTTAGGTGAATTTCTTAAAAATTTACAATCAATGAATGAAAATAAAAAATTGAGTAAAGTGATTAAAGAAAATTTAATTCAAAAGAAAAAAGAGGTTATTACTGAAAATACAATAGTTAAAAATAGATTTAATTTACTAGTTGAGGGTGAAACTCCTAAAACAAAAAAAGAAATCACTAAATTCGTAAATGATCTTATCGTTGAAACAGCAATTCTACACCAACAAGGAATTGATTCAGAAGTTATCAACGAAGGATTATTCGATTTCATTAGAGGTATGTTCGGTAGTTCAGGTGAGGGTATTTTAAGTTATTTTAAGGAACAATTCGCTGAATGGTTATTGAGTAAATTCGGACTTAAAAATGATACATTTATTGGGAATATAGTTATCACCGCTTTAGGTAATATACCATATACCGATTTAGGTAAATTAACAAATTGTCAATTTTTAACAGATTTCATTGCTAAATCGGTATCTGAAGGTATTGTTAGGAAATTCATGATTGAAAAACAAGCTTCAGGACCATTTGCTGATATTATTAGAAATACAATGGCCGAAACATTCACTAAAACGGAATTTATTCACGATATTGAAGAAAAAATAAATTCTTTAATTTGTCCAGCATTAAGTAAAGTTGGTCTTAATATGGATAAACAATTAGACACAATAAAACAAAAAGCATTAAGTTAATAAATAAAAAAAGGGGTTAAACAACCCCTTTTTTTATTTCAATGTATTTGTAGTTAAATCATCAATTCGTTTTATAAAATCCGCATAAACTTTGAAATAACGAATAGCCCCATCGATATTACGTAACAATTCATTTTTACGTTCCATCGGCATATTACTACCATCTACTTTAGTTCGTAGTTTGCTCAATTCTTCCATTATTTTATGATTTGGTTTATCCAGACGTTGAAGATCCTTCACCAAATTTTGTAGTGAACTGGTATATTTGGAATAATTATATCCTTGCCCACGAACTAAACCTCTAACCCCGTGATAAACATCCTTAATTGGATCAAAAATACCTTCTTCAATTTCTTTTTCTTCTATAACTTTATTAACCAATCTTTTTATATCGGATTCTGTTAATTTAACAATCTTAGCCATATTCTATTTTAACTATAAATATATTTCTTTTTTGAATTCTTCAAAAATCCGATACACTTCAGGATTAAATACTAAAACGTTGTCCATGTTTATCTTGATATTAAAAAATATAAATTTTTATTTATCTAAAAACAAGTTAGGATATTAGAAAAAAATAGTTATATTTGTAGAAAAAATTAAAGGTTATGTTTGTAATAGTGAAAAATGTTAAGAAGAAAAATGGTAAAGTATTACCGGTGATTTTATTGAACTCCCAATCTGAAATCTGGGAATTTAATGATTTTGAATCTGCAATGGGTATTAAAGATGCGTTTGAAACCAATTCAGATTCTGGACATATTTATTCAGTTAAAAAAATATAGTTATGGGCGATATTCATCAACAACTACATGAAGAATTTATCAATTCACCAGAATATTTACAATATCTGTACGAGTTTGATAGTTATATTTCATTAAAAAAATGACTTTAAGTTATTTTATGTATATTTATAATTGTAATGAATTGATTTTAACCAAATAAATATATTTGGTTCAATAAAGTCTCGTTAAACCGTCGTAATATTTTTTTTAAATTCCCCCGTTTGAATAAGATGGGGGTTTTTTATCTAACCAATTTAAGAAATGAAAAATAAGCAAATAATAAAAGGTACATGTCCTTCCAGTCGAGAAAATCTTAAAATGAATCCAATTTTATTTAAGATTAGATTAAAAATAATTAAACAATTAATTAGTAGAATCAAAAATGAACGAAATTCAACTACTATATCGGAATAATAATAAACAAGTTTATAATAAAACCGAGTTTAACCGAGCTGTTGTAGGGGCTGAAGGTTATGGTGAAATTGGATATGACTCCGTTGAAGAAATAATTAAAACCTTCAAGGATTATTTTAATGAAAACACAGTATTTTATGATCTAGGTTCAGGTTTAGGTAAACTAGTTATTCATATTGGTTTAAGATGTAATCTTAAAAAATCTTGTGGTATTGAATATAGTGTTGAACGATATAATTATTCGGTTGGTATTAGTCCTGGTAATAACATTGAATTCATTAATGATAATTTCGTAAATGTTGATATAAGTGATGCCACCGTAATATATACCGACAACACACTATTTCCAACGAATATTGATGAAATGATATATGCTAAAATCCCAAAAGGATGTTTGGTATTATCTAGGAAGATGTTTAAGTCAGGGAAATTGAATGATGAAATGATTAAGATTAATGTTAATTCCCCCACCGAATATGGTACAAATAATTTATATGTATTGATAAAAAAATAAAAATTGTTATATTTAATGTTATAATATTAAGGAAAAGTGGCAGAGTGGTTGATTGCACGGCTCTTGAAAAGCCGCGAACCTGAAAGGGTTCCGGGGGTTCAAATCCCTCCTTTTCCTCAAGTACGTATCATTACGTACAATTAAATCCGAATTAATAGTTCGGATTTTTTTATTTAATTATTTTTACTACATTTGTTCGTATAAAACGAAAATTATGAAATCGAAAATTTATTTAGATGACCTACGTACACCAGTTGAAAAAGATTGGTTGGTGGTTAGAAATTTCCACGAGTGTGTTAACCTAGTTCAAAAGTTAGGTATTGAAAACATTTCTTTAATATCGTTGGATCATGATTTGGGTGATACTGCTATGAAGGAATACTTTAGTAACACTATTAAAAACTATACTATAGATTATAATAACATTGAGGAAAAAACTGGGTATGATGTTGCTAAATGGTTGGTAGATGAATTCTATAATAAAAACCCAGATAGAATTGAAATGACTCGTTCGGAAAAAAAACAAACACCAATTAAATTTCCTGAAGTTGTTGTTCACTCACATAATCCAGTCGGCTCGGGTAATATCTGTGGTTATATTAACAATTTCTTAAAGAACGAAGGTCAAAAACAAACTTGTGTTAGAATACAAATCGAACATACAGTATAAATTATGATTGATAAGGCGATTAAAATAGTTGAACAAGCGTTTCACGATAAAGTGGATAAGGGTGGTCATCCTTATCTTCACCACTTAATTAGGGTTAGTGGTAAATTAGAAAAGACAGATGAAATAGTTGTTGGTTTACTCCATGATTTATTGGAGGATTGTGAAGAATGGACGGAAGATGATTTAAGGTTAGAATTTCCAACGAATATTGTTGACGCGGTGGTTTGTTTAACCAAAATAAAGGGGGAAAAATATAGTGATTATCTAAACCGAGTTAAAAACAATTCATTATCGTTGGTAGTTAAAATATCGGATCTGGAAGATAATATGAACATCACCAGATTAAAAGAATTAACATCAAAAGATTTTGAACGTTTACAAAAATATCATAAAGCATATAATGAATTAAAAAAAGTATTAAATGAAAATATTAGCAAATGACGGAATTTCTAGTGAATCAAAACTAGAATTAGAAAAAGAAGGTTTTATTGTTATCACCGAAAAAGTAAATCAAGAAGATTTAATTGAGGTTATCAATAAAGAAAATTATGAAGGTATTTTAGTTAGAAGTGCCACAAAAATTAGACAAGATATTATTGACAATTGTCCAGGGATTAAATTCATCGGAAGGGGTGGTGTTGGTATGGATAATATTGATGTTAACTACGCAAGGGAAAAGGGGATATTTGTATTTAACACACCAGCGTCATCTTCCCAATCCGTTGCGGAACTTGTTATTGGATTAATGTTTAGTACTTCAAGGTTTATTGGTAGTTCATCTAGAAATATTGAATCTGGTGATTTTAATAAACTTAAAAAAGAATATGGTTCAGGGATTGAATTGAGGGGTAAAACATTGGGAATAATTGGTTTTGGAAGAATTGGTCAAACTTTAGCGTCATACGCAATTGGTGTTGGAATGGATGTTGTTGCAATTGATATTGAAGAAAAAACGGTTGGTGTGTCCATATCAAGTGATAAACATAAATTAACGACTTATATTGACGTTAAAACTGATATTAATGAAATACTACCAATTTGTGATTATATTTCGGTACATGTACCAAAACAAGAAGGAAATAAACCGGTTATTGGTAAATCTGAATTCGAATTAATGAAGGATGACGTTATATTAATTAACACTTCAAGGGGTGGAGTTATTGATGAAGAAGAATTAATCAAAAATTTGGATAACGATAAAGTATTTTCAGCAGGATTAGATGTTTTTGAAAATGAACCAAATCCAAATAAGGATTTATTATCCCACCCCAAAATAATTTCAACACCCCATATCGGTGCCGCGACAAATGAAGCTCAAGGTAGAATTGGGGGTGAAATTGTTAAAATCATTATTGATAACTTTAAGTAATATCTTATATTTTTACAATGAATGTATTAAGTCTTTTTGATGGTATTTCTTGTGGTCAAGTTGCCCTCAATCGTGCTGGCGTAGAGTACGATAAATATTATGCGTCGGAAATAAAACCACACGCCATTAACATCACACAACATAATTATCCAAATACGATTCAGTTGGGTGATATAAAAGAATTGAAGGGTGATGATTTACCAAAAATAGATTTATTATTTGGTGGTTCACCTTGTCAAGATTTCAGTAGGGCGAATAAAGTACAAAAAGGTGTTGATGGTGAAAAATCCGGATTATTTTGGGAGTACATTAGAGTTTTACGAGAAGTTAAACCAACCTATTTCTTGTTGGAAAATGTTAGAATGAAAAAAGAATGGCAAGACTTGATTAGTGAAGAATTGGGGGTACAACCAGTTAGGATAAATAGTTCATTAGTTAGCGGTGCGATGCGTGATCGTTTTTATTGGACGAATATTCCATTCGATGGTTTACCAAAAGATAAAGGTGTTAAGTTGGGTGATATTATTGATAATGGTTATGTTGATCGAGAAAAAGGTTTATGTTTATTAGAATCGTATTCTAGACCTTTAAAGAACCCAGTTAAAATCGCTAGAAGATATTTTTTATATGGGTTTTGGCAAGTTATTTTTAGGGATGAAGAAACATATAATAAATTAAAAGAAGATTATGGATTGGCCGAAGAAGGTGATGTTAGATATATGACACACCGAGAAATGGAACGAGCACAAACTATGCCAATGGATTATACATCAATGGTGTCAAGAAATGATGCGGCGTGTGTATTAGGTGATGGTTGGACAGTTGATGTTATCGCACATATATTTGGTGGAATAAGATAAATTATATATATTTGGATTATGAATTATTGGGATATTAAAAATAACACAAAAACAACAATCGGTCCAAAAGACGGATCGGTTGATCTAGGGAATGGTTCAATCCATTTCAAAACAGATGGAAATAACTTAACAGTTATTGTAAAAGATATTGATGATAATATTCTCAATGAATTTAGTTGTTTATTAGAAAAATAAAAGTCATGGACGAAGAAAAAGATAAAATTAACATTTCGGAAGTATTAAAATTTATTGATGAAGTTCAGGAATATATACGACAACATAAGGATGACCGAGTTAAAGAAATCGGGGATCGTGTTTTGGTGTGGGATGGGTCGTATAATGTTGAAAAAAATACCGGAGTCCATTATACCGGAATCGATCCTTTATTCAAACAAACAGCAATTGTGATTGATACCGACTGCAATCATAGGTATTTGGAGGAATTATTGGATACGGAAATAACCTTAGATTTATTATTGAAATTCGATACCGGTGAAGAAGTTTATACCAAATCCGAAATGGTTAAACGGATTGATGATTCGGAAATATAAAATTAAACCCATCTTATAAAGGTGGGTTTTTTATATTATAAAGATATTTATTTGTATGAAGAAAAATTTCAACGAAGATGTTCAAGCGGTTAACCCGTCTTTATATAAAAACACCGATTTTAAGGATAAAGTTGTTGGTAGTTCAACACCAACAAAAGATCTTATTAACCCATCCCTATTGGCGGATGTTGATAAAGCGGCAACACAAGCAGGTATTAAGGTTACCATAACTACCGCTGTTAGTGGTCATGATAAAGGTTCAAGACACGAACAAGGGAACGCTGTGGATATTGCGATGGTTAATGGTAAAGGTTTTTCTGGTGGTGAACAACAAGCAAGATCGTTGGGTATTTACGATGGAATTATGAAATTCGTAAATGAACTTGTTAATATGGGTTACATTCAAAATCAAGAATCCGGTAATGATAAAGCGGTTTTAACTTTTGGTTCCCCAGGACACGATAACCATATTCATATTTCTAGAAAAAGTGGGGGTGGTGTGTCAACATCAACGGGGGCAAGTACATCCACAACTGATACTAAAAGTGGGGATATTACCTGGAATACTTTATTATCACCATTAAAAAAAGGATTAAATACGATGGGGATAAACGAAGAAGTTAATAGATTTCGAAGATTATCAAGAGTTCTAACCGAATCAATCAGATACGATGAATTTACAAAACCAGTATCATATACTGAAATAACTTCATTATCAAAACAAATTGTTGGGTTAAGGGTTGAACCCAATTCAAAAGTTGTTTCACCATATAATGCTGAAGTTATTGAAAAAAAACAAGATAGTATTGTATTAACAATCACTCAGAAATATGAACAATTTAATATAACCATAAAAAACTTAACAAATATAAAAGTTAGTGAAGGGTCAACTTTAGGACGTGGTGAAATTATTGGTTATACAGCAACTAAAAAAATTGTTATTGAAGTAGATGGTGGGGACTTAAGAAGATGGTTTAAAAAAGAAGAAAAACAAAAAACACCAACTAAAAATGATTCAACAATTAAGAATATATACGATAAAGGTGACATCCCTCCGATTAAAAATGTATATAAAAAAAATGATGACACTTCAATAAAGAATATATATGATAAGGGGGATATTCCTGGAATAAAAAATATATATTCTAAAAATATAAATGAAGAAGTTGAAAAAATTAAAAGATTATTGAAGTGATAACTTGACTATCCAATATGAATTGTTTAAGATTTAATTATAAAAATTAAAATTAAATAATATGGAAGAACAAACACAAGTAGTTGAAAATTTAATATTTTTCTACAAAACACAAAAAGGTCACAAATTGTACACTTCAAACGTTGAGTTAGCTGAAGTTAGGGCACATTATTATGGTACGGATAATGTTTATGTTGAGAAAAACAACCAAGAAATAGCATAAAATTTATTAACAAATTAAGGATATGGAAGGATTATATTTTAGTTTGGGTATTCTTTTGGTAGTTGTTATTACTTTAGTAGTTACAGTTATTATTGGGATGGTTAAGTTAAATGGACTCAAAAATGATTCTCGTGCGGAATCGGAAATTTTTAATCGTAGGTTTGATAATTTATATCGTGATTTTGCAAATGATTCTCAAGATATCAATAGAAATCTAATAGATCATGTAAACGATATTCATCGTATAATCGATAAACGATACGATCAATTAAAAAACTACGTAGATAATAAATAAAAAACCCCCCATAAAACATGGGGGTTTTTTATTGAATATACCTATTAAAGAATAATATTAATGAAGAAAAAAGAATTTTTAGAAAAATACCTTAACGCAACATCCCCAACTGGAATGGAAGTTGAGGGACAACAAATCTGGTTGGATTATATTAGACCATATGTTGATGAAGTTTATACAGATGTATATGGTACTGCGGTTGGTGTTGTAAACCCGGGAAAAGAATATAAGGTGATGTTAGAAGCACATTCAGATGAAATTGGATGGACAGTATCACACATTGATAGTAAAGGATTCTTAAGGGTTGTTAGAAATGGGGGAAGTGATCACCAAATAGCACCAGGGACTTCAGTTCAGATTTTAGGTGAAAAAGGAATTGTGGATGGTCATTTTGGATGGTTGGCAATTCATGAACGTAAAGGTGGTAAAGCCGAATTAACACCAAAAGTTGAAAATCTTTTTATTGATATTGAAGCAAAATCAAAAGAAGAGGTCGAAGAAATGGGAATTTACGTTGGAGCTCCATTAGTTTATAATACCAAATTTGTTGAACGTAAAGGTCGTTATATTTCCAGGGCGTTAGATAATAGAATTGGTGGTTACATGATTGCACAAGTTGCTAAAAAGTTAAAAGAAAATAATATTGAACTACCTTTTAGTGTATATTTCGTAAATGCCGTTCAAGAAGAAATTGGGTTGGTTGGTGCACATATGATCGCAACATCCATTAAACCAAATGTTGCTTTAGTTACCGATGTTTGTCATGATACATCAACACCATTAATGGATCCAATAACAGCTGGTGATACAAAATGTGGCGAAGGTCCAGTTATATTTAGGGGTGCGGATATCCAATTGAATTTACATAAACAAGTACTTGAAGTTGCCAAACAAAATAAAATTAAATTTCAACGTGCAACATATAATGGGAATTCAGGGACAGATACCGGAGCTATATATAAAACAAATGGGGGTGTTGCTTCACAATTGATTTCACTTCCTTTGAAGTACATGCACAGTCAAATTGAAACTGTGGACAAAAAGGATGTTAAGACGGTCATTAAATTATTATACCATTCCCTATTATCAATTCAAAACAACCAAGATTTTAGATATATAAAATAATAATAAACCCCACTCAATAAAAAGGTGGGGTTTTTTATTGGATCATTTTAACAGGTAAAGAATATTTTATATTATAATTTTCATCCAACCAAATTCTTAAGATTTTTTCAATTTCTTTTTGATTATAATCCATGATTTCATAAAAAAAATCCCAAACTAAAGTATTATTGAAAAAAATACGTTTATTATTAGGGTTATAAAAAAAAACAACACACTCATCATTATGGTTAGTTATATAATTGATAAATAAATCTTCAATTTTTCTTAAATTCTTAAATTGAACCAAATAAGATTCTGGGTTATCGACATACGATTGTTTTATAAGTTCATCACCAAATAATTCTCTAGCTTGTATAATACCCAACTTTTCAACCGATGTCCTAATCTTATATTTCAATTTATCATCCATAAAACAAATATAATAAAAAAACCCCAAACTTATTAAGAATGGGGTTTCATTTTTGTGGAAGGAACGGGTAACGATCCCGTGTGTTGGTCATCTTAACCATTAAGGACTACACGCTTAGGACAATATTTTCTAACATTCCGGAAATAGTCATTTTGTTCTTCACCATCGTAACTATGACAACCAATGGACGATCCGATTTCCTGACTCGATCGTTTTTCCGTCTTTATAGGTACTTCTGTTCCTGGGTGTATGTACTCCGACCCGCGTTGTTATAACTTCTTAAGCTACTACAACTTCTTCTTCACGGATTAATCCGATTTTAGAAAGTTTGTTTAAAACGTTGCCGTTTGTAGATCGATACCATGGATTTAAGTGATAGATATCATTTCACTGCGTGCCCCGAACAACTAACCATGCCAGTCAATAGCCAAATTCCTCCCAATAATTCAATGAACGGTTTCATTTATAATACAAATATATAATAAATATTGACATATATCAAGAAGGTTTAATATTTATTATAAAAGTTATTTAGAAAATGGAAAATATCATATATGACCAGGACGGATGGATGATTGTCGACGTACAATCAAAAGAAGATATTGAACGATACGCCCCAGAGGATATTGAAAAAGAATTAATAGATGATTGGGGAAAAGTCTTCCGAAATGGTGATTTTTATATTATTATTAATGGGAATGATCGCTGGTTTATATACAAGGATAAACAGGGAAATGTTAAATATTATAATAAAGATTTTGATGATGTTGAAAAAAATGAATTTAAGTCAGAATTGGAATATAATGAATTTACTGACTTTAATTTCATCCAGAAGAATATTACCGGTTATGGGAAGTTATATCAACTGTTAACAAAAATAGGTAGAGGTGAAGAAGTGGACTATAGATCATATAATGATTATGATAAATTAATTTATGATATACACACCAACCCAAAAAATCCACTTTTATCAAAAGTTATAATAGTTTTTGACTCCGAAGATGATTTTTTTGATATGTTTGAGATTGACCCTGACGATCGTTGGTTTATTGATAATATTCAAGGGTATGAAGGTTATGAATTCATGAGCGGTTATGGTATTGTTAGTAATGAATGGAATGAAGGGTATATTCTTCCATATTTAAATGATGAAAATAGGGAACGAATAAACAATTTAGTTAACATGATCGATCCAAAAATCGAACTTAATGATGAAATTGTGATTTCTACATTGTTACATGATAATTTTGAAGAAGAAGTTGAGGGGTTGTGTCAAGACTATGTTAATGAAATTAACATTGCTGGTAATCAATATAGTGAACAATTAATTGAACAAGATTTTGGTGATCCTTTTTCGAATTATGGGATAATGGAGCAAAGTCCAATGTATAAGTATGTCACTAGTGTTAACATTCTATTAAGGTTGATGGTTAATTGGTTTAAAGATAAAGACTTAACGATTTTTGAAATCCTTAAACGATTGGTTGAAAAAAAAGGGTATAGCATCAATTCTGAAATATCTTATGAATACCCATATCAAGGTGATTTTAATTCTGAACGATTTAATAACGACGCGGAGGATTGGATTTCAAAAATGGAAGAAGCGTTTGAAGAACGATATACCGACTTTTCTGGTTGTAAAACAACTTATGATTATATAACATCAAAATATAAAATTGGTGTATATAATTTATATCCACTAGATCGTGATAAAACTGAAAAACGAACATTTGTTATTGATGGTGTGGATGAAAAAACAAATAAAATAGTCGTATCATTATATAATCCAGATGGTAGTAAAAAAGATACTCGTTCATTAACAACAGATGAATTTAATAGGTTCTTAACCCAATATGAATTGTTTGAAGGATTAAAGAATTATCATACGAAAATAATCAATGAACAACTAAATAACAATCGTGATAAAATATTGGTCAAACAATTTATGGATACCTTAAAACCAACTTCAAAACAAGAACCAATCGGTAACCTTAATAAGATGATTAATGATTATAATAATCAAAATCCAAAACAACCAACCTTAAATCTAGAAACGGTATTAAACACACCAACGGATTCAAAATTGAAAATTGATTTATTCGGTTTACCCGTACTTCCAAATGGTACTCAAAAGATTATTACAACCGCAGAATTGAAATTAAACCCAACATTCAAAATAACCCTACAACGAAATCCAATATCCAACCAAACTTTACCAGGAGTGAAAATAAATTTTTAATTAATTGAAATTTTAATTATATTTGTTTTATGGAAACGAAATTATTAAAGGAAGTTTTGTCCATTCCGACAAAAACCTATAGAGAAACCATGATGATCAATTTTTTGGTGAATTATCTTCATGAAAAAAAATATGAATATTATCTGGATGGTATGAATAATGTATACATCACCAAACAAACAGATGATGTTGAATACTTCCCATGCGTTGTTGCACATACCGATACCGTTCATAATATCGATACAATAAACATCGTTGAAGAACAACTACCAAATGAACAAGGGGAAATCAAACTTGCCTTAAAAGCATATAATGATGATAACAACCCCACCGGAATTGGGGGTGACGATAAATGCGGTGTATTTGCGTGTTTAACATTATTGGATCAACTACCAAACTTAAAGGTCGCTTTATTTGTATCCGAAGAAACCGGTTGTCACGGATCAATGAATGCCGATGATGAATTTTTTGAAAACGTCGGATATGTTATTGAGTTTGATGCACCAGGAAATTCCATGGTTACCGAATATTGTTGGGGGGTTCAATTGTTTGATAGGGATAGTGAATTCTTTAATGTTTGTGATAATGTATTAACTGAAGGATTTAATAGTAGAAATGATTATCAATCACACCCATATACAGATGTTATGGCTCTAAAACGTAAATATAACTTCTCCTGTATTAACTTCGCAATCGGTTATTATAACTACCATACTAAAAATGAATACGTTGTTGTTGAAGATGTGTTTAATGGAATTAAAACTGGAAAAAATATGATTGAAAAGTTGGGTTGTAAATTATACCCGTTAAAATCTATTTTGGTTTAACATATAAAAAAAAGGGGGATTATTCGTCCCCCTTCTTTTTTCTACCTCTTTTAGGTTTTTCAATTATTTGTTCGGTTGGTTGTTCAATTTGTATTTCACCATTCACCGCAATAATTTTATATTCTTGACCCTCCTTAATAATACCATTTAAGATTTCTTCGGAAATATAATCCTCAACCTTATCTTGTAATGCTCGTTTAAGTGGTCTTGCCCCATAATTTTCATCAAACCCAACCTCAGCGATAAGTTCAACAACACTGTCGTCAATTAAGAAGTGATAATTAATTTTCTTAATACGTTGGATTAATTTTTCCACCTCAAGTTTAACGATTTCCTTAACATTTTCTTTTGATAATTTGTTGAAGAATATCACTTCATCAATTCTATTAAGGAATTCTGGTGCAAAGAATTTTTGTAACTCTTTTTTCAAGATCTCACGTTTTTGTTCCTCCTCAGCGTATTTCTTATCCCCCGTTGAGAATCCCATACCAGTACCGAATTCTTGTAGTTTACGAACCCCCAAGTTTGAAGTCATAATAACAATACAATTTTTGAAATTGATTTTTCTACCCAAACCATCCGTTAAATGACCATCATCCAACATCTGTAGGAACGCTTGATAAATGTTTTTATTCGCCTTCTCAACTTCATCTAATAAAATAACAGAATAAGGTTTGTTTTTAACTTGTTCAGTTAATTGACCACCTTCTTCATGGCCCACATATCCTGGGGGTGAACCGATTAATCTTGAAATTGAATGTTGTTCTTGATATTCTGACATATCAATTCTAATCAACGCATCTTCACTACCAAAAACTTGTTTTGCTAATTCTTTTGTTAAATGTGTTTTTCCAGCACCACTCGGACCCAATAGGATGTAGCTTATAGGTTTATTTGGGTCTTTAATTCCGATTCTACTTCTTCTAATTGACTTAACAATTTTCTTAACCGCTTCAGATTGACCGATAACCTTTTGATTTAAAGCATCTTCAAGACCAATAAGTTGTTTTGCTTCATCCGAGTTTAATTTTGAAATTGGAATTTTTGTCATATTAGATACAACTTCATAAACAAGTTCAACCGCAATTTCACGTTTGTTTTTATTTAATTCTTCTTCAAACTTCTTTTTCTCGTTATCCAATTTATTTAACACACGTTTTTCCTTATCACGTAGGTTTGCTGCTTCTTCGTAGTCTTGACGTTTAACAACACTAATTTTTTCAACTTTAATTTGTTTCGCCTCTTGTTTAAGATCCTCAATCACTTTTGGCATCTTAACCTCAACTTGACTTCGAGCTCCAACTTCATCCAAAATATCAAAAGCTTTATCTGGGAATTCACGATCGGTGATATAACGTTCAGCTAGTTCAACACAAGTGATTAAGATTTCATCATTATATATTACCTTATGATAATTTTCATATCGTTCTTTTGCGTTTTTAAGAATTTCCAATGTTTGTTCTTTTGTTGTGGAATCAAGTATCACCTTTTGGAATCTACGTTCCAATGCACCATCTTTTTCAAAATTCTTCCTATATTCATCCAATGTTGTTGCACCAACACATTGTATTTCACCTCTAGCTAATGCTGGTTTGAAGATATTAGAAGCATCCATTGTTCCAGATGTGTTTCCCGCACCAACAATGGTGTGGATTTCATCAATAAAAACGATGATATCTGGGTTTGCTTGTAACTCCTCAATGATAACCTTCATACGTTCCTCGAATTGACCTCTATATTTTGTCCCAGCGACAATTGAAGTCATATCCAATGATACGATACGTTTATCCATTAAATTTCTAGGACACTCACCATTTAATATTTTGATCGCTAGACCTTCAACAATCGCGGTTTTTCCACAATTATGTGATACAATTCCGTTGGAAATGTATTTACGTTCAGTGTCTAATACTTCAAGGTCATAAGTATTATGAATACCAATTTCTTCGTATTTAACAATTTCAACAAGTTCATTATCTTCAGTGTAGATAAATTCACCTTCAGTAATATTACCTAAACTAATCCATAGTGCTTCGTTTTCAAAAACAACTGTTGGATTTAATGTTGATTTAGAAACCTCAACAAGGTGATCAATAGAACCAGACAACTCCATTCCATTGGATAATGTGATTTTAATACATTCCTTATTTAATTTTTTATATAAATTACCAATTAATTTATAACCAGATGGGGTTTTGATTTTATAAGACCCTCCCTCCGACTCAACTAGGTCAAAAAAATCTTTAATTTTAATTTTCATAATTTATTTATTCTTTTATAAAGATTATTAAAATCGGTATCATAAATCAAATTTATTTTGTTTAATTCACAATAACGATTTTTATCATTCATTTTATCTAAATAATATATTTGATTATTATTTAATTTTTCAAAATTTTTACCATCTAACATACCATAGTACTCAATATATAAATCTTTTGAAGGTATATAAAAATCACATTTATATTTACTATTTGGATAACCTTTTTCATAAATATATTCCAAATTTTTATATTCTAATAATAACGCAATTTTATACTCTTTAACACTTTTAAATCTAATACCGTTGTGATAAACCGGAGTCCCATATAATGACCGAATTAAATTGTGTGATGTTAGTTCATAAAAAATATGTTTAATACCTTCACTATTAATATTAAAATGGTTTTGGATTATTTTACTAGTAATATATGGTTGAATATCATTGAATGTTTTATAATCAACTTTACTTAAAACAAATTCAATGAATTCTGTTATCGTTTTTAATTTTACCCCTTCACTTATTATAAATTTAGTTGATTCAATAAATGAAGATCGGTCTATTAATTCCTGGGTTGACTTTTTATTATAATCGTATGAATTTTTTAACTTCTGAATATCATCATAATTTTCTAAATTATTTAACGATTTAATCCATTTTGTTTGTCGTTCATTGAAGATATGTAACCCATCTATTTCACCATATTTTTTAATACAGATATCTTTACTAAAGGTTCGTTGTGATTCAGATACTTTTATTTTAGCGTCATGAATTGAATATCCTTTATTGATCCAATATTCCACCCTTTTAGGGTTAGTACTATAATATTTTTCGGGGGATTCTGTTTTTTTGATTATAAGTTTTTTAGAATTGTTTTTTTGATTGTCACTAATAAATTTAACAACTTCATCTTCATCCCACCCCATACATAAAAGAAATTTTTTATCATTAATAGATTCGGGGTATTTTAATATTGTTTTTAACCAAGGTTTAATATTTTTATATGACAGTGAATTTGTTTTTTCAATCATTTCTTGAATTTCGGTGATTTTTTCATTCGGGAATTTTTTGAAATATTTGTAAAATGAATTATCAATAATGAATTTTTCTAATTCATTATAAACACAAATTTCGGATATCACCTTTTTTCTATATAATATTTCCATATAATACCAGGTGTGGGGAAATACCCACACCAATAAATATTACATTAATTCAATATTATGTGAACTAACCTCCGATACTTTTTCAACTTCGATAAAAGTATCCCCCAATACACATCCTGGTTCACCAATTATGATTGGATTATTTTTTTTTCTTCTAGATAATATTTGTGCGATACGGGTTATTTCGCTTTCACGACCAATAACCGGATCAATTTTACCTTGCTCGGCTAATTTAATAAGGTCTTTACTGAAGTTATCTAAAACTGGAGTTGAAGATTCTGAAGAATTCTTATTCTTACTACCGCGTCCGTCGTTATCTGTTGATTCAATCATAAATAATTTATTTAATTTAAGTTTAATCCAAAAGCCGTAAAATATCAATTAAATAAAAATTTATCTGACAAAATTTGACTTTTGAGTATTCATCACTTATTGTTGTGATATAAAATAAATATTAACAAAAAAATAAAACGATGACAAAAACATTAGAGAACTTATTAGGTTATAATTTTGACCAAGAATTGAGAAATTTCGTTAACGAATTCAGAGATTCATCCCGTAAATTAAACACTCCTAATCACAACTGGCCAACAAATAACTGGAATAGACCTAACACAACTTGGCCAACAGTTGCTGGAACAACTTCATTAACTCCGTTGTTCACAAATTGGTTGACTCCTCAAACTTATACAACCGATGACGCAACTTATTTAACGTTTGATTTACCTGGTTTTAACGAGAAAAATTTAACAGTTGAAATTACCGATAACGTTTTAACAATTGAAGGAAAAAGAGAATATGGTTACGGTGAAAATACGTACACAAAAACAGTTAACGAAAATGTTACTTTAACTTCTTATGAATATGATTCAACAAAAGTTAATGCTGAATTAACTAATGGTGTGTTAACTATCACTTTACCTAAAAACAAAAAAGACAAGAAAAAAACTGTAACCCTTATTTAATTTTTTTTGTTAATGAACAAATAAAACCCCATTCTTAATAAGTTTGGGGTTTTTTATATTTGTACATAATATGATTGTTGCTGGTTCAATCACTAAATAATACCAGTCGTAGGTCATCTGGCGTAATCCGATGAAGGTTTAAAACCCCACCCCTAGGTAAAAATAAAACCCCATTCTTAATAAGTTTGGGGTTTTTTTATTATATTTGTTTTATGGAAGAAAAACTGAAATATAAGATTGGGTTAATAATTAAACAATTAGGGTTAAAACAATCCAGACAAATGTTTGGTGATGATATAATCCGACAAGTATATAACAATAATCCATTATTATTCTTAAATCAATTTAATAATTTAACTCCAGTTGAAGAAGATGGTGATGTTATTTATGTTGATAATAACGATGAAATTTTATTTAGTTATTATAAAACAGACCAAGATTCAAAAAATGGGTTTTATTGGATAAGACGTGATATTATTATAAAATTTCTTGAGGAAATTATGGGTTATACCCACGATGAAATTAAAGAAATTATGACGGGGTGGTTAAAAGTTAATTATAATTTGGGTGAGTTATCCCCGAAATGGATTCCCTATTAAATAATGTTTATCTTATGGAAGAAAAATTGAAATATAAGATTAGATCAACAGTTGAAATGTTGGGATTAGATCAATCATTGAACCTATTCGGTGTGGACATTCTCAAACAAGCGTATATTGACAATCCAGAATCTTATTTGGATAACTTCAAGGAACTAACAATTGTTGAGGATTTTGTCTTTATTAATTATATGGATAAAAGAGGGAAATTAGTATTCTTTATACCAATTAAAAAAATATCATCAATGGATAAATTTATTAGGGTTAAACCTGAAATTTTTGATTTTTTTCTTAATATTATTGATCAGGATTTTGATGATACTCGTAAAATTATTAATGATTGGTTGAAAATTAAGTTTAATTTAGATTCACCGATATTATTCATTGATTAAACACGTATACTATCCTATAATTAAATAAAAAAATTATGGGAATTATTAATGAAGTTATTGATGGGTCAAAAATCATCAACCAAATAGAATCATCAAACATTGTTAAAACAACATATGATGTTCAATTAAACACCTTATTGGTTGAGTTTAAGAATGGTTTAACATATGAATATGAACAAGTACCATTACAAACATATACACAATTCAGAATGGCAGAATCACAAGGGAAATTCTTCTCCACAAAAATTGCACGAACGTTTAAATACAAAAAATTATAATTTTATTCAATTGTTCAATATTTATTATAGATGAATAATTTAAGATCAATATTGACTAGTTTTAAGATTAAAGACGAACTTAACCCCAAATTTTGGGAAAAAGTTGGTGATCAATATATATTAACCGATAAAGTTAGAAATCGTTTATTAGAAATTGCCAATGATTTTATTGAATCCCTAGAAGTCGATGTTGTCATTTCAGATATTGTTATGACTGGATCTTTAGCAAACTATAACTGGTCGGATTATTCTGACGTGGATATTCATTTAATGGTTGATTATGACCAATTCAACGAGAAGGAGAAGGATTTATATGATGATTTGTTTTATCTTAAAAAATCAATATATAATAAAAACCATGATATTACCATTTATGGGTATGATGTTGAGGTTTATATTGAAGATGATTCAGTTATTGAAAAACCAAAAGATATCGGAATTTACTCCATATTATTAAATGAATGGTTGGTTAATCCAAAAAAAGAAGATATGGAAATCAATTATTCCAGAATCCAAGCAAAAGCAAAAAAATGGATGAAAATAATTGACGGTGTTGTTGAAAATACCGAAGATGAAGATATTGAATCCGCAAAAAAATTAATCAAAAAATACAGTGATAAATTAAACAAATACCGAGTTTGTGGTTTACAAAAAGGTGGTGAATATTCGGATGAAAATTTAGTGTTTAAGGTATTACGTAGAAATGGTTATTTGGAAAAAATTAGAACATTAAAAAATAAGTTAATAGATAAAAAATTGTCATTGAAGGAATTAAAAAATTAATTAATTGATAATTATTACATAATACTATATATTTATAGATAACTAAAAAAAAATAATTTTACTAAAAACATATAACAATGGGCGGATTAAAACCAATTGGTAGCGAAAAACTTGATGGAATGGCGAAAATCAATCGTATTATGGAGATTGCTCGCTATAACGAAAATATTCCTACTCCAGTGAATGAAAATAAATCTACTGAGTATAAAATCACGTTAGCGGATGGTAATACATATAGAATTGATAAAGAAAAAAATGGGTATGTGATTAAAAAAACCATTTCAGAATCAAAAGAAAATTTTGATTATCTTGAACCAATGCAAAATAGAAAATATTACAATTCCTATTCTCAAGCATTCAAAAGATTGAACATAGTTGCTAAAGAAGTAAACGTTAATGAAGGATACGAAAAAAATGTTTCTTTATTTACTGAAAGTGACAATGTATCGTACTACCTTAATTTAGGTAAAAAAACTGAAGCAAACGAACAAGCTCCAGCTCCAGCACCAGTTCCACAACCAGCTCCAGCCCCAGCACCAGAGGGTGGAGAAGAATTACCAGTAAGTGATGAAGTGGAAGATATGGATCTTGATATGGGCGAGGAAGGAGATGACGAAGTAGTATCGGTTAAGACAATCCAAAAGATAACTGGAAGATTGGCTCAAAAAGTTAGAGAATTTAACCAACAAGATGAACAAGGTTTATCTTCAAACGATATGAAATACGTCATCAATTCAATATTATCTGCATTAGAGTTGGATAAATTAGAAGAAGAAGATAGAGAATCAATTATTGATAAATTGGAAGATATTGAATCTGAAGAAGGTTTGGGTATGGAAGATGATTTTGATTTAGGTGATGAAGTTGAACCAGAAGTTCCCGCTGAACCTCAAGGTGAAATGGCTGAAGCTTCAGAATTCGCAGACGAAGATTATTTTGAAGAAGAATACAACACACACCAAAACCGTGGTGCTAGAAAAAAAATACACCATGACTTATCGGACGATGAATCTTCTAGAGTTGAAGAAATGTTTGAAGAAATATTTTCTGAAGCAAAAGTTGATCAAGTGTTAAACAAATATTTTGACAAAAAAATCGTTAAAGAATCAACAAAAAAAGAAACTAGAAAAAATACAATTGATAAAATCAAACAATTATCTGAAAATACAACACAAGAATTTTCTTCATTAAAAGTTGTTGAGAAATATCCTAACGCTAAATTTGTTGGTAAAACAATTAGTAAAGGTTTAGTGTTTGAAGTTGAAGATATGAAGTTGAATGTATCAACAAAAGGTGGTTATAAAGTGATTTAATAATGAATTTAATTTACATCAACGAACTTGGTCCGAATTATAAAGGTGAAAATATATACGAATTTATTTTCACTGAAGATTCTAACGACGAAATTTGGGGTGAAAATTGGGATGCTAGACCAGCTAATGGTTACCCAACACCACCAGATATCGAATATGTAAAAAAAGTTGGTGTATTAAAAAATAATGAAATAACTTTAGCTGTGATTCAAAATTCTGATTATTTTTGTATGGCAGATGCCATTGATGGAGTGATCGCGTTGGGATGGGAAAATGATGATAATGAAATTGATTTTGGATTAAATAAAAGATTAGTTTTTCGTTATGGTGATGATGAACAAACTGTTAAAGATAAATTATACGAACGTGATATCGTTTTAGAGTTTGAAAAAAAAGTAGTGTATGAAAAATGATAAAAAAATTGAGTTAATTGGGAGTGGTTTAAAACCATCTTTTGTTTTTTCATTAAACGAAAATCAAGTTAATGTTTTACATAATAGATTAGTAGAATCAAAAAAGGAACAAAAGGAACAAGCTCAGCCAATAACAACAACAAAAACTGTTAAACAAACTGAATTACCCGCTGGTACTTCAACAAGTCTAGGTGGTATGTCGGTTTCTAATAAGGGGGGTAAAACAATTATCACTCAAGCGAACGAAGGTGAAATGACTGAAAAAGCGGTATCAAAACAACAACAAAAATTCTTCGGAGTTGTCAGTGCGATGCAAAAAGGTGATTTACCGAAAAAAGGTAAAGCTGGTAAAGTTGCAAAAGATATGACAAAAAAAGATGTTAAAGATTTCGCTTCAACAAAACATAAAGGTTTACCAAAAAAAGCGGAAGATAAACAAATTGAAGAATCTTTATCAAGAATTATTGAATCACAACTATTTCCTACAATGACTAAAAATGATTTAATGGAAACAATTGGACGTTTAATGAATGAACAACCGACAATTGCTCCTACAAAACCAGGGACAAAAGAAAAAGAGAAGGAAAAAGATACAGATAAAAATGACCCATTCAGACCAGGAAAACGTGTTCAACCAAAACCAGCGCCAAAAGCGAAAAAGGAAGTTAATGAACAACCGGCAATTGCTCCAACGAAACCTGGCATTAAAGAACCTGGGACAAAACCAACAACAACACCAGACAAAAACGATCCATTTAGACCTGGGAAAAGAATTCAACCGAAACCAGCACCAAAAGCAGAAACGGAAAATATTCCAGACTGGTTTAAATCAACATCAATAGGAATTAAATAATAGATATAGAAATGAATTCAAACGGCAACATGGAAAAATTTAACAAGGCGAAAAAAGTCTTGGAAGAAAAATTAATGACGGAAGGTTTAACAAAATCCGAAAAAACTATTTTGGATAATATTAACAAAAGGATTAATGAAGCACCAATCGATTATTCTGAAGTTGGGGGTGCTAGAATGGAACCTGGTCGTCAACGAAAATTCGAAACTGGTGAAAACCCATATAAAAAATATGGTGTATCACAAGAATTAGTTGACCTATTGGCGAGTGAAGGGTTTAAGAAGTCTATTGAAAAAGTTAAACGTGCGTTAGGGGATAAAGCTGCCGTTGTTGAAGGTAATCCACAACAAGTATTTATGCAACTTATGATGTTGGCTATGCGTGATCTTCAATCAATTATGGGGATACAAGGTAGACGTAAAGAAGAAATTGAAGAACTTGCTGAAAACCTTGTAACGTCACATTTCAACCTAGACAAATCGCCATGGAATAAACGTGTTAGATTAGAAGCAACATTAACTTCTGGTCCAATGGGTGCTGCCGAAGGGATGCGTACATCATCGGAACAATTTTCACAAGAAGAGGTTATTACTGCCTTCAAAAATGCCGAAAAACATAAAGAAGAAATTGCCGACTTCGCTCGTGAAGTAGAAGAATTGGGTGGTGAATTTGATTCCGAACAAGCTGAAAAAGTTTTTGGTAAAAAAATGGAAGATGATGCTCTACAATCTTTTGAAGGTGAACGTGGTAAAAGAAGAATGGTTAACACTATGATTCAAGGTGCTGCCTTCAGTATGGGTCACCTATATAAAACATTAACAGATGAAATTAACGCTATTGATCCTAGATTAATGGAGTTATATAACATTTCGCAATCAATCATGGAACATCTATACTGGTTATACCCAGATATGGAACAAATGGCTGGTAGTGGTGGTGGACAATTAGGTCAATCGTCTTTTGAAGAACCGGAAGATGAAGGAGGACCATTTGTTATTAAAGCAAAAGCCCCAACATTACCATTATTAGTTCATGAACTAGTTAAAGGTTTGTTTGACTTCATGGCGTGGGATAGTTTACCAGAAAATGAAAAACAAGCACAAATGGTATTGGGTGCTGAAGATACTCTACCTGGAGAAATATGGGATTCATTATTAGGACCAGTGTTATGGTCAAAATTCCAAAATATTATCCCAGCAAACGTTTTTGAGGACGATAAACGTCATATCCAACTTTATCTATTTAATAGATTCAGTAGATTATCGGCGGAAGATATGAAAAAATTAACCGATTCAATCCTTCGTGGTGATTCTTATTCACAAGAAATGATTAAACGAATGATCGGTGAAATTGAAGAATACCTTAAAAACCAGCCAGAAGAAGAAGATGAAGATAAGTGGGATGATGATATGAGTTGGATGGGTGAAGATTAATCCATATTAAAAATATAACAATTAAACCCTCCATAATAAATGGGGGGTTTTTTATTTCATATAATTCAATATTTATTAATAAAGGATAATAAAATGAGTTTATCAAAAGAACAAATAGTATTGGAATATGTAAAGTGTATGCGTGATACCCCATACGCTTTAAGTGCGTATCTACAAACATACGATAATACAGTGTCAAAATACGTACCATTAGAGTTATTCCCTGACCAGATAACATTACTTCAAGATTATGAAGATTATAATGAAAATATCGCATTAAAATATAGACAGGCGGGTGTATCAACGGTAACCTCCGCATGGATATCAAAAAAACTGGCGTTCGCAAAAAAAGAAAAACCAGAAAAAATACTTATCATTGCCAACAAATTGGATACATCCGTTGAAATGGCAAACAAAATACGTGCGTTCGTAACCCAATGGCCAGCATGGATGAATGTTGGAATTGACCCAAACAAAAAATCAACAAAACATTATAAGTTAATAAATGGTTGTGAAGTTAAAGCCGTGGCAACATCAAAAGATGCCTTAAGGGGTTTTACACCAACAATACTTGTATTCGATGAAGCTGCCTTCATTGATGCGGATAGTGATTTCTGGTCGGCGTGTATGGCCTCCCTATCAACGGGGGGTAAAGTGATTGTGGTATCAACACCCAATGGTAATGACCCAATATATTATGAAATATATGATCAAGCATTACGTGGAATGAATGACTTCAAAATCACGGAAATGTATTGGTATAGGGATCCTAGATATACTAAAGATCTATACTTCGTTAAAACGGATGATATCATACATTACCTATTAAATAAAGAAGATTATACTAATGATAAATTCATTAGTTGGAATAGTATCGAATTTAAGGATCGAGACTTCAACGAAGCGAAAAAACTAATTGAGGAAGGTTATAAACCATGTTCAGATTGGCTTGAACGAATGGTTAAAAAACTTAAATACGACAAAAGAAAAGTATCCCAGGAACTTGAATGTAATTTTTTGGGGTCTGGTGATAACGTATTTGACTCAAGATTAATGAGTAAAATTAAAGAAAACTACCTTAAAGAACCCGAAAATAAAATGTTGGGAGGTCAATTATGGATATGGAAGGAACCAATTGTTGGTCATAGGTATATACTCGGGGGCGACATTTCAAGGGGGGATAGTGAAGATTTTAGTGCATTTCAGATAATAGATTTTGAAACTAGAGAACAAGTAGCCGAATTCGTTGGAAAACTACCCCCCGATAATATGGCTGAAGTTTGTTATAAATGGGCAAACATGTATTCGGCGTATATTGTCATTGATATCACCGGAGGAATGGGCGTAGCAACCTCTAGAAAACTACAAGAACTTGGTTATAGGGATTTATATGTTGATGGTGAGGATATTGCCAATTCCTGGAAGTATAACCCAAAAGCCATGGATAAGATACCAGGGTTAAACTTCAACAATAAACGTGTGCAAATTATTGCGGCGTTTGAAGAAGCGATACGTCATGATTTTAAGATATATAGTAGTAGGTTATACAATGAAATGGATACGTTCGTATATATCAATGGACGACCAGATCACCAAAAAGGTAGGCACGATGATATGCTTATGTCAATTGCCATGTGTCTATACGTGGCAGAATTATCATTTAGTAAATTAACTAAAGTTACCGAACAAGCAAAAGCAATGTTGGAATCTTGGTCGGTAAATAATAACGATGCGTCAAGACAAAATTTAGATTTTAACCCAAATGTACCATCATATGGTAATGGACAAAATCCATATGGTCAACAACAAATAACTAGGGATGACTACCAGAAATATGGGTGGTTATTTGGTAGACGATAATATTTATTAATTAAAAAAATATACTTATAATTAACTTATGGAACAAGATAAAAATTTAACGGTATGGCAACGACTGACCAAGGCATTTGGTCCCAATTCATTACTGAACCAGGATTACCCAACATATAAGTTTGACAAAACTGAACTATTAAAAACCACGTCAAAACAAGAATACGAACGTGAAAAACTTCAAGCACAACAAACCTATTTCCTAGGGAATCAATGGGCGAAGATTGAAACTAACCTATATTCCCAAGCAGTATATTATGAACCAACAAGATTGGCAACATTCTTCGATCTGGAATCAATGGAGTTTTGTTTGCATGGTGATACAAAAATCGCAACACCAGATGGGTTTATCACAATTAAAGAACTTGCGGATAAAGGTAGGGATAACGAATTTATCGTTTATTCATATGATCACAATGAAAAACGTGTAATACCAGCAAAAGCAAGAAATGCTCACTACACTAGGGATGAAATGACCTATAAAATAACATTTGACGATGGTAATCATATCATCGCAACATGGGAACATCAATTGATGATGCGTGATGGTTCGTTTGAACGTGTTATGAACCTAAAACCTGGTGATTCAATGATGCCTTTTTATAGAAAATCATTTTATGATAAAGATAAATATCATTGGGTGTATAGTTGTAATAGTAAAGTTGGTCATCATGGGTGGGTGTCCGAACATAATTTAATAGCCGAGTGGTTTTACAGACCACTTGAATCTAATGAAGTTGTTCATCATCGTGATTTTAACGGGAAAAATAATAACCCAGAGAATCTACTTATTATGGATAAGTTTGAACACCAATCGTATCACGCGAAAATTAATAACGAAAAATTATGGGGTAATCCTGAATATCGTGAAAAAATGAAGATTGTTGCTCGTTCAAAAAAGAATTTTAGTTGGGATGGACGTAGAGCAAAAGAAAATAATCCTGTGTATTTTAGTATTCCTTTTGATAACATCATCGAAACCGCAAGACAACATAAAACATTAAAAAAGACAGCGGTCGCTTTAGGTGTATCACATGTAAAAATTCAACGGGACATTGTTAATGCCGGTTATAAAGATTGGTCGACATTCTTGGAAGCGTATAAAATTGAGAAATCTAAATACTCCACAGCTAAAGCGAAGGGGGATCAATTAGCAATTAACCATAAAATCGTATCAATTGAACCATTTGGTGTTGTACCAGTTTATGATATAACAGTACCTGGATATAAAAATTTCGCAACAGACACCATATTTTCACATAACACTCCGGAAATATCCGCAGCATTGGACATTTATTCCGAAGAATCGACAACGGTTGATGAAAACGGTTTCATGTTACAAATATATTCCGAATCAAAACGTATTAAGTCGGTATTAGCCGATTTATTCAACAATTCATTAGATATTAATACAAATCTACCAATGTGGATTCGTAATATGACCAAATATGGTGATAACTTCGTTTATCTTAAATTAGATCCAGAAAAAGGTATTATCGGTTGTACTCAATTACCAAACATTGAAATTGAACGGTTTGAACGTGGAATGGCAGCCAAAAGTATTAATACCGACGAACCAATTGAAAATAAAGGTCTTAGATTCAAGTGGAAGGCTAAAGATATGGAGTTTAATACTTGGGAAATTGCCCACTTTAGATTATTGGGGGATGACCGAAAATTGCCATATGGCACGTCAATGTTAGAGAAGGCTAGACGTGTGTGGAAACAATTGTGTGTTAGTGAAAATACAAAAGTTTGGACAATCGATGGTTATAAGATGATTAAAGATATTAAATCGGGTGAGATAATTTATTCATATGATTTTAATAATAACGAATTAATTTCAACGAAGGTTAAAGATTGTTGGCAAAGTGGCGTTAAAAAAACATTTAATGTTAGAACAAGATACAATTCAATTGATATAACAGATGATCATCAAGTACTTGTTTATTGTGATGGTGATTTTGAATATAAGACGTTAAATGAAATAAAAATCGATGAAGATAACTTAGTAATACCTTCACTTGATAATGTATCATTTGAAAAGATTATTGACATAACTGAAAATGATGATGAACCAGTTTGGGACTTGGAGGTTGAATCTGAATTACATAATTTTATCGCAAATGGTTCAGTTGTACACAATTGTTTAGCTGAGGACGCCATGTTAATCTACCGAACTAGTAGAGCACCTGAACGTAGAGTATTTAAGGTTTTTGTTGGTAATATGGATGATAAAGATGTTGAACCATATGTACAACGTGTTGCAAATAAGTTCAAACGAGACCAAGTGGTTGATTCGGCAACAGGGAATGTTGATATGCGTTTTAACCAAATGGCGGTAGATCAAGACTACTTTATTCCAGTTCGTGACCCAACGTCGCCATCACCAATTGAAACTCTACCAGGGGCTTGTATTGCTTTAGATACGAGAATTCCATTATTGGATGGTAGAGTGTTAGAATTACAACAAATAATCGAAGAATGGGATAACGGAAATCGTGATTTATGGGTTTATTCTTGTAACCCTGAAACTGGTGAATTAGCACCAGGTATGATAACATGGGCGGGGACTACTCGTAAAGATGCTGAAGTTATTAAAATCACATTGGATAATGGGGAATCAATTACCACAACCCCAGACCATAAGTGGGTTCATAGAACAAAAGGATTTGTTGAAGCACAAGATTTAGTTGTTGGTGATTCATTAATGCCGTTTTATAAACGTAATGAACGTATTAGTAAAAAAAGTAATGAATATGAACAAGTTTGGGATACTGAAAAACAAGAATGGGTATTCACACATAGATTTGTGGTTGACCATCTAGATCAATTTGGTGTTATTGGTGAAATGATTCATGAAGAAAAATTCGTTAACAACACTAAACAAGTTAGACACCATAAGGATTTTAATAGATTTAATAATAATCCATCAAATATTGTGTGGATGAATAATCAAGATCACTTTAAATACCATCAAGCGGTGATTAACGAGGTTATTAATAATAGTCCTAATAAAATTGAAATCATTAAAAAAAGAGGTGAACGAATTAGTGAGGTTAAATCCACAATTGAGTTTAAGGAAAATTTTTCTAAAATTTCAAAACAAATGTGGGAAGTTAATGAATATAAAGAAAAAGTTTTTTCTAAAAAACAAACTCTAACATTCACTGAAGAACTTTACCAAATGTTTTTTGATATGTTCAATAAAACTGGTCGTGCCGACTTAGCTTTAATTGAATTAAACAATTCAACCGATTTTATGAACGAGTTTGTGAACACAAACTTAGAAATTAGAAGTTCATTAACCAATCTTGAAAAATTCACACACAACCATCTTGAAAAGATGTTAAAAGAACGTGGATTCAAAAACTACAGAGATTGGTCAAAAACAACCGCGAATGAAATAGGTTATAAAAATTTACGTGCGTGGAGATATTATATTGTAAAAGAAAACAAAACAGAATCTGAAATTCTTTATAACCACAAAATTGTTGCGATTGAGTACTTAAATGATAGAATGGACACCGGAACAATAACGGTAGATGGGGATGAATTATACCATAATTTCCACACTTTTGCTGTCGAATCGGGGGTTTTCATTAAAAATAGCAACCTTGGAGAAATTTCAGATATTGAATATATTCAGAAAAAATTATTAACGGCGTTACGTGTTCCAAAAGCCTTTTTAGGGTTTGAAGAACCAGTTGGTGGTGGTAAAGATTTATCATTAATGGATATCCGTTTTGCTAGAACAATTAATAAAATTCAGAAGTGTGCATTAGCGGAATTAAATAAGATCGCAATCATACATTTATTCCTATTAGGTTTTGAAGATGAATTACGTTCATTTACTCTAAATCTAACAAATCCCTCATCACAAGCGGATTTATTAAAAATTGATGTTTGGAAGGAAAAAATGTTATTGTATAAAGACGCGGTTACACCTTTACAAGACACTTTTGCACCGGTGTCGGCATCTTGGGCTAAAAAACATATATTAGGTTTTTCAGATGAAGAAATTAAATTAGATTTACAACAACAACGTATTGAACGGGCGGTAGCTGCCGAGTTAACTAATACTGCGACCATTATAACACACACTGGATTATTTGATAATATCGATAAGTTATATGGGACAAAAACTGGTAGTACACAATCCGTAACAGCAACTCCCCCACCACCGCCAGGAGGAGAACCATCTGGTATAGGTAGTGATATGGGATTACCTCCAATGCCTCCTATACCAGGACCAGAAGTTGGTGGTGAAGCGGGTGTAACTCCTGAAGGTAAAACTAGGGATAATTTATCCATATTATTAGAAAATGATAATCTATTTGAGGAGGATCAATACATTGATTTGTCAAAAGCGAGAAATTCTTTAGGTGATATTGAACAACAATTGAACAAACTTTTGAATGATTGATATTTATAATAAAAAAGTAAATATGAAATTCGGGTTATTAAAAACAAAAATTGAACATATATTAAACGAGTCTTATGGAAATGACTCGTTTAAGAATGAAATAAAGAAGTTTAACCAATATGTTTTGGGTAATAGAAACATTGCTAAACTTTTTTATTTATACGATGAACTGTCGTCTAATAAAGGGTTAAATGAACATGTCGCTAACGACTTTATTCATGGATCAATAACTTTTTATGAAAACACTATTAATAAGATTGAAGATAAAGATATCTTAACTATTAAGAAATGGGTTAATCATGTTAATGTGACGAATAATTATGATATGATTGATAATTTATTTAATGGAAGTGTCTTAAATATCGAGGGACGTATTATCGCTAAGAATGTGATTAGAGAATCATTGACTAAACCAGGTGAAACTGAGAAACAAGTTATTAATTTACCTGTTTCAACAATGGTTAATATCGCTAATAAGACTATTACTAAATATTACGAGGGGTTAAATGAATCCGATAAAAAAGAATTTAACTTAATTTTCGAATCAAGTGATGAAGATCTTAAAGTTAAGTTCGAACCACTTAAGGAAGGTATTCTAACCAAACTTAATACCATTAAAGAAAAATCCGAGGGTGATATGATTGATACAATTAATGAATCAATAGAAAAAGTTAAGTCTGAAGAATATTCTAAAATAACATACTTCAAACTTAAAAACTTATCGGAAGAAATTTAATCTTCTTTTTTGTTATAGATTTTATTAACGTGTTTGGCTTTGCTGAGCACGTTTCTTTTTTTTACGGAAGGTTTAATAAATTCTTTACCTTCATTTAATTTAGTCATTTGTCTAGTTTTAATTATTTTAGACTTATATTGTTTTAATGCTCGTTCAATATTTTTATCATTCCCCACCTTAACTATCAGCATACTAATTACTTATTAAATTTTATTTTTTTGACTATAACTATAAATATGTTTATATTATTAAAAAATAAACATTGTAGACTATGAAATATAATGAAAAAAGGAAAAACCTCAAAAATAACTGGATATGAAATTTCAAAAATAACATATGGAACCGTTGATTCGGTTTTGTTAAAATCACTTTATCTAAATATTCAAACTTGGATCGAACCAAAATATGAAAATGAAAATTGGACTAGGGTTGCGTTGAACTTAAGTAGAGAAATAAAACATTCAATATTGGAATCCTTAAATTCCGATATTTTTAAATCCAACTATATCGTTGACTTGGACTTAAGACCAAGTGGAATTCAAGTCGGTAAAAAATCATTTATGAATCTTGAAATAAATTTCTACCTCAACGAACCATCCACCGAATTTAAATCCGTCGGTTTACAATCTGAATTAATGAAAATAACGGATTCAATTCATAAAAACAATTTTTATCAAAATAAGTACTTCACCTTCCATTTAACAAAAAACAAAAAATATGAAAGACGAACTGAAACAACGAATGATCCAAAATTTTTAGAAGTATTGTTAACCAGTTAGTGACATGTGCTTAACGATCGTAAATATATGGAGTGATTTTATCACTCTTTTTTTTGGTTATAGAAACTTATTTCTTATATTTGTTGTTATAAAATGTCAAATTATAAGACCATAATTGAGAGAGTGACCCAACTAGAGAGACTCAAAGAGATTAATTATGATTTGATATTTTATAACGTCCGATGATAAACAATCGTTTTAATGTTGTTTATCATTTGTTATGTACAGTACGGATTATTAACAGATAAATTTAAAAATATGAAAAAAATTAAAACAAATTACGCAAATAAAATGGTAGATGGTAAATTTTATGGTGTTATTAATGTTGAAAACGCACCAATAATAAAACATTTATCGTCAGAAGAAATAGCAGAAGGGAAGCAAGGATATATATTAGCACCATATATTTTAGGTGAACATACGGAAGAAAGTTCAAAACAATATGATATGTTTATGAAAGAGTATCATAAAAAACATAAATATTGTCCTAAATGTGGATGTGAACAACATACAACTACACTTGTTGGGTATATTCTTAATTGGGATAAAAAAGATGAATACAAAGATTTGAATAGATGTGTTTGTACTAAATGTGGGGATAACCATTCAGCACATGATAGAGTATCTTCAATCGAAGAACTATCGTAGTATTGTACATAACGTCCGATGATAAACAATCGTTTTAATGTTGTTTATCATTTGTTATATTTAGGTTTATTTTTGTTTTACAATTAAAAAAAAGAAGATTATGATTTGGCTATTTAAAATTGATGAAGTATTTTGGGGTGATAAACCAAAAGTTAATGAACACTATATGTTTCCAGATGTTGATAATATAGAATTTGATATAACTTTATATGATATATCACTTTATATGGCTACAGCTAATTATTTTTTACTGAATGATACAAATCCTAATAAAATATATTCCTTGCAGTATTCAGGAACAAATAGTAATCCTAGTAGATTATCAGTAGGTAAAAATACTGATTATTATAATGTTGTAAGTAACTATTATATAGACAAATCAAATTATATAGACAAATCAAAACAAAAATAAACTTGAATATAACTATTATATATACGAACCTTTTTGTAAATCATTAATTATAAATAAGTTACATAATGAAAAATCAAAAAATTATAAAGATTTGTGAGGAAAAGTTTATATATCTGAACTACTCAATACTAACTAGGAAAAATTATTTATCACATATTAAATGTTTTCTAGAAAGTTTAAATGATAAACAAATAATACATTGTAACTCAAATGATTTTCAATCTTACTTAGATAACTATAGTTTTACCTCGGTATCTCAACAAAATCATGTCAAAATATATTCAAAAAATATATAGATCCTAACGGACATATACATACATTAAAACATTCATGTTTTACAAATTTATTAGAAAATGGGACAGATCTTCGTATAATACAAAAAATTGCCGGTCACTCATCATCTAAAACTACTGAAATATATACTCATGTTTCAAACCAATTATTAAAGAAAATTAATCTTCCAATTTAATAGATATATCATAGAACTCATAAAAACAATTTGTATCAAAATAAATATCCCCTCCCCCCTTCCCCCATTTAACAAAAATAAACAAGAAATTAAACAAATGGAATTAGCTTAATATTTATTAATAAAAAAAACATGAGCTTAAAGATATTAAGACCAAATGAAATAGGAAAAGGAATATTAATTGAGGAGGACGCTGGGTTCATATCCCCAACTAGTGACGATAACAAATATATCATGGAATCAAGAAATTCTATGGATCATTCAAAACCTTTTGAGTTTTACGCGGTTCTACAAAAATATAATACCCCAAATAGAAATGGTAGAGTATATCCTGAACGTATATTAAAACGTGAAGCGGATAACTATAAAAAAATGATTGAAAAAGGTATTTCACTGTCCGAATTAAATCACCCAGAATCTTCTTTAATTGATCTTGATCGTGTGTCACATATCATTACGGAAGTGTGGTGGGATGGGAATATCTTAATGGGTAAATTAAAACTATTAACGAGTCCTGGATTCCATGAAAGAGGTATCGTGTCAACTAAAGGTGATATGGCAGCAAACTACCTACGTCAAGGTGTAACCCTAGGAATATCATCTAGAGGTGTGGGTTCACTGAAAAAGGTGGGGGAACAAAATGAAGTACAAGACGATTTCGAATTAATTTGTTTTGATTTAGTGTCATCACCATCAACACCTGGTGCGTATCTATTTCTTAACCCAGAAGATAGGCAAAAATTTGACGAAAATATTGAAGAAGAACAAGTAGATCGATTAAGTAATGATAACAAATCCCTTGACTTAATGAAAAAATTAAATCATTATTTGGGAAATAGATAATTATTATGGAACAAGGAGAAAAATATTTTGTGGCGAAAATCTGTTCAGACTTATTGGACACTGAATCAGGTAAAGTAAAAAAAATGCGTGAAGAAAAATTGGTTTTAGGTTATTCACCAACCGATGTTGAAACAAAAGTTACTAAACTTTATGAAAATTATACAATGGACTGGAGAATCACCGGCATTGTAGAAAGTAAAATTGATGAAGTAATTGAGTAAACAATAAAATAATTTAATTAACAATAAGGAGGGTTTTTACCCTCCTTTTTTATTTTATAATAAAATAAATTATTCATTTCCTGACTTTTTCTAAACTACTACATATTTATCAATAAAATAAATTTTAGAAAATGAGTAAAGAAAAATCTTTGGTAGAAGAAGCACTAATCCAAATGAAGAATTTGGAAGAAACGGTTGCTGAGAACGCAAAAGGAATACTTGCATCTACAATGAAGCAAGAAATCAAAGACCTAGTAAAAGAATCTCTAACTGAACAAGATGAAGAAGATGAGATTGAAATGGATGTTGACATGGACAACGAAGACGAAATGGAGGATGAATCTGACGAAATGGAAGGTGATTTTGACATGGAAGATGAGGAAGACATGGATATTGATATGGACGACGAAATGGAGGACATGGAAGAACCAGTTATTGACTTAACGGGGGAAGAAGACACTGACAATATTCTTAAAGTGTTTGAATTACTTGGTCCAAACGATAAAATCGTAGTTAAAAAAGATGAGTCTGGGAATATCAATATTAAAGACAACGAAACTAACAAAGAATATATGGTTGTTGGTGAATCTGAAGAAGATATGTACGACGATAAAGATCTTATGGAATTTGAATCTGATGAAGATTATTCAGACGAAGATGTTAAAAGTATCGTAGACAAAGTATTCGCTAATGAAGACGCAAATGAATCTGAAATCGTTTATGAAATTGAAATGGACGATGAGGAGTTTGAAGATGACGATAATGAAGGTGAAGAGTTGGACTTAGACCAAGTTATGGAATCATTCAAAGCTAAAGGTGTTGGAATGGGTAAAGCGGATAAATTCAAATATTCATCAAAACCAAATCAAGGTCAAGGTTTCAAAACTAAGATGAAAGAAGCACCAAAATCTGTTGGAACTGGAAAAGCTAAGTTTGAATACTCAGAAGGTGAAAACCTAGATGGTGAATTCAAACCAGTTAAAAAATCCGTTAAGAAAACTGAGACAAAAGAAAGTTCTAGAACTTTAGGTGCTGGTAGTAGAGTAGGTAGAAAAGGAGGACTTCCTAAACCAAAAGCTGGTTCTAAATTTAACACAGCTTTAGAAGAAGGTCAAAACGAAAAAGAATTAACACTTCTTCGTGAGAAAAATGAGGAATATAGAAAAGCACTTAATGTATTTAGAGATAAATTAAATGAAGTGGCGATATTTAACTCAAATCTTGCTTACGCTACACGTTTGTTCACTGAACACACTACAACTAAACATGAAAAGATCAATATCTTAAAAAGATTTGATAATGTTGAAACATTAAAAGAATCTAAAAATTTGTATCACGCAATTAAAGATGAATTGAAAGGTTCAACAAATACAACCTCAATTAATGAGTCAGTTGAGAGAGCTATTGCTAACACACCAGCAACAGGTTCTGCAGCTAATTTAATTGAATCAAAAACTTATGAAAATCCACAATTCTTAAGAATGAAGGATCTTATGGGTAAACTTAAATAAAAATAAACTTAAAAACAAATAAAAAATAAAATGGGAGCATTATTAGAATCAGGTCTTGTTGGTAACATCGGATTAAAACACCTTAAAGTTATCAAAGAAGATACTATTAACAAATGGGACAAATTAGGATTCTTAGACGGTCTTAAAGGTCACTTAAAAGAAAACGTAGCACAATTATACGAAAACCAAGCATCTTACTTAATTAACGAAGCAACTTCAGAAGGTTCTAACGGAGCTTTTGAAACTGTTGTTTTCCCAATCGTAAGACGTGTTTTCTCTAAATTGTTAGCTAACGAAATCGTTTCTGTACAAGCTATGAACTTACCAATCGGTAAATTGTTCTACTTCGTACCTAAAATTCAAGGTTATGATACAAACAACCAACACTTCTCACCAATCGGTGCTGGAGGAGCTGTAGGTGATGGTTATGGTGCCGCAGGATTTGCTAAAAACTTATATGATTTATTCTACGAAGGTTCTGAACCAGGAATGGATCCAGCTGGTCTTTTTGATTATTCTAAAGGACAATGGTCTGCAATCACTTCTAGTACTACCGTACAACGTTGGAATAATGGTCAATTAGAAAACTATACTGGAACTGCGTTAAATGGTACTAACCAACGTAAATTAATCGTTAAATTAAGTAACTTCGCTAATTCTGGTGCTGGTAAATTAATCGGACCAGATGGTAATGAAATGGATACTGAAGCTTTCTTATCTGATTTACATATCATCGCTGGTGCAGGTATCAATGTTGCTTCTACACCATGTGCATTAGGAACAGGATCTTTATTGTTTAGAGTAGTAACTCAACAATATGGTAAAGGTATCGTAAAATATGGTAGTCAAGCGTCAACTTCTTTCCCTTCTACAGGAAATGGTGGTTCTTACAACAATGTATGTGATGCTGAAGGAAGTATCTATTTAGAAGTTGATTTATCTTGTCCAGTATGTGCTGAGTGTGGTAACGATACTTTAGATGGTTACACAGGTGCAACAATCAATGGTTTAACTGCAGCTACAGCATTTACAGCTGTTTACAGAAGATATGCTGATTTAGAATTTGAAGATAAAATTGGTGAAGTTTCTTTTGATTTGGATTCTGTTACAGTTTCTGTTACTGAAAGAAAATTAAGAGCTCAATGGTCTCCAGAATTAGCTCAAGACGTTGCGGCATTCCATAATATCGATGCTGAAGCTGAATTAACAGCGTTATTGTCTGAGCAAGTTGCTGCAGAAATTGACCGTGAAATTTTACGTGACTTACGTAAAGGTGCTGCTTGGTCTTTAAGATGGGATTACAATGGATGGAGAAGAGTTAATGGTTTAACTACTTCTTATACTCAAAAAGATTGGAACCAAACATTGATTACAGCTATTAATCAATTGTCAGCACAAATCCACAAATCTACTTTAAGAGGTGGTGCTAACTGGATCGTAGTTTCTTCTGAAGTATCTGCTATTTTTGATGATTTAGAATACTTCCACGTATCTAACGCTTCACCAGAGCAAGACCAATACAACATGGGTATTGAAAGAGTTGGAACATTAGCTGGTCGTTACCAAGTATTCCGTGATCCTTACTTCCCAGCAAACACTGTATTGTTAGGACACAAAGGAACATCTTTATTGGATACTGGTTACATCTATGCTCCATATGTTCCATTACAATTAACACCAACAATGTACAATCCATTTAACTTTACACCAATTAAAGGTATAATGACAAGGTACGCGAAAAAGATGGTTAACTCAAGATTTTACGCGAAAATTACTGTTGACGGTGTTCGTACATTTGATATTAAAGAATTGAGATAATCGATTATTTAATTATACTTAAAAAGGTCAGAGAAATCTGACCTTTTTTTTTTCTTATTGATTTTTTTGTTTATATTTGTTATATGGAATCAGAAAAAATAATAGAAATTATTGACCTATACACTAATAAAAGTATGGGTACACATGCTTTAGCAAAGATGTTTAGTGTTGGCCATAAGAAAATTAGTACACTATTAAAGGAGAATAATGTTCCGATTAGATCAAAAGGTGGTCAAATTAAGAATGATGTTGACATATCTAAAAATAAAGTAATACAATATGATTCAACACGTTATGGTTTGAAATGTAAATTAACTGGTAAAATTATTAAAGACGTAAATAATTTATCGGGCGAAATAACTAGACATATAATTCAAACTCAACCCGAAGTTGAAATTCCTAAAAATAATTACCAAAGAAAAAAATACGAAAATCAAACAGGTAAAAAATGGTATGAACACTATTTTGAAATCATTGAATTAGAAACTAAAAATATTAGAAAATGTTCATTATGTGATTGGACAACTACCGACATTGAAAATAATACTGGTTGTTTTGAACTACATGTTAAAAATACACATGGTAAATCTATTTATGAGTATTTGGTTGAATTCCCAACTGAAATCCATCTTCATAAACAAGTTTATGACAAACAAAATAAATTAAATTCGGAAGATTCTCATGTTGTTTGTGAAATTTGTGGGGAGAAAATGGTAGGTTTAACTAATACTCATTTATTGTTTCAACATAATATGACAATTAGTGAATATAAATTACGATACCCAAACTCAAGAATTGTATCTGAAAAAACATCTGAAAAATTAACTAAACAAATTATTGAGATAAATAAAACAATAACCCCAACCTGGACTTCTAAGGGTGAAGTTGAATTACGTGAATATATTGAATCATTAGGGTTTGACACTGTTAAAGGGAAAAATAGAAAATCATTGGAAGGTAAAGAAATTGATATAATTATTCCAGAATTAAAAATATGTTTCGAATATAATGGTTTATATTTCCATACTGAGGATATGGGGAAAAATTCAACGTATCACTTAAATAAAACAATCGATTGTCATAAATTAGGTTATAAACTTTATCACGTGTTTGAGGATGAATGGATGACAAATAAAGAAATTACTAAATGTAAAATAAAACATTTATTAGGTAAAGGTGACGGGATTAAAATTGGTGGTCGACAAATTGATATAAAATTAATTGATAACGAGACAAAAAAAGAATTTTTGAACCAATACCACATACAAGGAAATGATAAATCAAGTATATGTTATGGTGGTTATTTTAAGGGCGGATTAGTTGGTGTCATGACCTTCAATGGGAAACGGAATATGACTAAAACCAATGAAGGGGAGTTCGAATTAACTAGATTTGCAACAAATCATAAATATATCATAAGCGGTTTAGCCTCAAAAATGATCACCAAATTCATTAAAGAATACACCCCAAAAAGTATTATTAGTTTTGCTGATCGTAGATGGACAATTGATGGGGATGATAATCTATACACTAAATTAGGTTTTAGTTTAGTTAAAGTATTACAACCAGAATATTTTTATTATTCTTCAAAATATAATAGATACAAAAGATTTCACAAATTCGTATTTGGTAAAAACAATATGAGGAAGAAATACCCCCATCTTGACTTCAGTAAAAGTGAAAGTGTGTTAACTAAAGAATTGGGTTTTAGTAAAATTTGGAATTGTGGGTTATATAAGTATGAATTGTTAATTCAAAAAGATTAAACAAAAAAATCCATATAACCCATCATATTAATGGGTGATATGGATTTTAATATATAAACCAATTATATTAGTAAACTAGTACACAACGATCCATTCTAATTTGTGCTGTGATTGTTGCTAACTTATCGTCACCATAACCTAATGAATTAAAGTTAACGTCTTTTAACCAAGACCCTTCAAGAATCCATTTTTCAACTACAACACCAGTAGGATCTAACATTTCTAGATCAACATTTCTTTTATATCCTACAGCATAACCCATACGACCAGTTACTGATTCAGCACATAAACGTACCCACTCCATTAACGCTTGAGAAGCGGATGGTCCGATTGGGTCACGGAATGTTACGTTAATTTCGCCCCAAGTAAAACGACCAGCAACATAAGTTGATGTGTTTAGGAATTGAATTTCAGTTGAACCGATTGTAATATGAGGTCTAGCTGCCGATTCTACGAACCATTCATTAATTCCTAAATCCGAAGGGAATCTAAGGATAAATCGGTTATTACGTTTTGGTTCATACGGAACAGGCATTTTCATTAATAAATCCGCCATAATTTATTTTTTTTTAATTTTTTATTGTTACATTTATAAAAGAATGAAATATTCATTCGTTACTTATAAATAGTACATATTATAAAAAAAATATGGATTTAATTGAATTTTTTGATTAAAAATTATAAGCCTCTTAAAATATACGATTGTGGTAATTTGTTGTATAGATTAAATTTGGTTAACGATTTACAATAATTATTCTTGTTGGGTTGATGGTTCAACCCCCATTTCTATTTTTGTTAAAGTTCTAATTGCTTTTGATATTACTTCGGATTCGCCTAGTGTGAATATGTTTGCTTCATGTGCGTATTTTACTGCGTGGATTAGAACATGTATTGAGGTATCTTTTGTTAACGAATCTAGTATTATATCGATATGGTCTTGATTGTGTAGTGGTATTGCGTTGAATAATTTTCCGTATAATTTATCTTCCATTTTGGGTAATGTTTGTATTTATAATTATAGAAAAGAATATGGATAAAATCAATATAGATGAATGGGTTGAGTGGTACTGGTAATAAACCAAAAATGACTTCGTATAAGAAGTCATTGAAGGAATCGGATATTGATATATTGGTTGAACGAATATTAAGGCTTCTTTAGAAGTTTTTCATGAATTGATTTTAGGGAGTTATGTATTTGTCCCATAATTTCATTTTCGAATTGTTGTCTAATATGTTCGGTCTTATTATCGTACATATGGTTGATTTTATCGATTTCCCGTTGATTTAAGACAACATCATAATGGTATACATGGTTTGTTATGGATAAGTGATTATCATAGATTATAATAAAGAGATCCGCTTCTTCATTTTTGATATATCTTTTTCCGGATAGTGGAGCGATAAGGAATTTTGAGTTATCGTGGTTAATTAATCTTCGACATATGGATAGACTTGTTTTTTTTGTGTCGTCCATAACTTCTAGGTGATTAAACATTCTATAACGCATATTTAATTCCCATTTAACATATAATCGTTTTAATAAACGTTTGAAGAATTTTTTCATGACCATTGGGGTTTTTGTATATCCAAATTTAATAAAAAAAGTTTAATTGAGTATATGAATTTTAATTTTTTTTATTCAACCCCCGTTATTTTTTAATTAAATGGGTTTCTGAATGATTCTTCCTTAAAGTAATCGATTGGTAGGTCGGTTATACCTAGATTGGTACTAACATAATGTTCCAAGATTTCAATAATTTCGTTATCGTCATAATCTAAAACGTTTTCAAAATATGTCCAAATTCTATCGTAGTTTAGTCGATAATGACCGATTCCATCTTCTTCATCTTCAATACGATAAATTAATATTAGATTGTTGTCGTCATCAAAATATCCGACATATTCGTCGTTTTCAATTCGTTTCAACTTCTTGTAGTTATCCAAATAGGATTCTGGGTTTTCGCTGTAAGCGTTTTTAATTAATTCTTTTCCAAATAAATCAATCGCTTGAGTAACCCCAATTTTTTGAATTGTCAGTTTGATTTTTTTTGTTAAGGATTCGTTTTGTTGTTCGGTGATAATGATTTTCATAATTATTTTTTAACCCATTTACCCCCCTGGGAGTTATAACGTTTAACAGCACCACCATTACAGTACGCACTAGGGCAAACTTTATAACGTGATTTCGCCCAGTTTAAGGCGTTATCCCATAAACGTTTGTTTGTTGGTGTATTCTTCTTTTTTGCTTCATCTAATATAACATCTTCACCTTTAACTTCATTCATAATAAAGTCAAAAACTTGGTCCATATTATTTTTTGCTTCGGCGATATGGTCTTGAGCCCAATCATGTCCATCCTCTAGGATGTTTGTGATTTCAGTTTCGTTCATTTCAAGAAGTATTTCACATTGTCTTTTGATTTGTTCAATATTCTGAAAAAACATATAACGTGAAGAGTACTCCTCTTGCAAAACTTTTTTTATGATATTACGTATATAATCCATTTTGTCCGCCTAGTTGAATAGTGTTTAATTGAATAACATCCTCCCCATTTTCATTCGAATATGTTGCGTGTGGAGGAACAATTGTTTGAGTATTACCTGAACAATCTATTTTAAATACCAAAACTATATAAAATTTATCTAAAGTTATAAATTAATTATTTAATATTAATATATTAACTTTAGATTTTATATTATTATGGCTAAAACAATTAAACTTATCATCTAATTGCCT